ATGGATACAGGCGTCACGGCTTGGCCTCCTTGGCTCTTTTCCATCTTTCCAGAGCTTCATCTCTCGTTAGACTGTTGAATAAAGAATCTCCGCACTCCTCAAGAGTTTCAACGTAGTCCTCCAGCCGCTTGATGCGATTATTTGCTTTTTCTAATTCTTTTTCAAGAATATATGCTTTATTTTCTGCAATTGCTTCATTGACTATAACTGCATTAAGCTCATACTCAAGCTTGCATGAGTGATTCAGCATGAATCTAAGCGGTTCTGCCGAATCTACTGCATCTTTCATAGCTTCTTCCCAAGCTGCGTGTGTTCTTGGGGCTTTTATCGCGTCAATACCCATGTTGGTTCACCAGTCTGAATCCAAAACCCAGAAAAGTCAAGGTAAAATGCCAATAACCTTCTTTGTCATTTATATAATAAATTTCTGTCGGAAAACTCATTTTAAATCCAAAAAAGGATTGATCAGTCCATTCATTGAATCTATTGACTCTGCCTATGCTTGGGAGGTCCAGTTCAATAAATAAAAATCTGAAATTTTTTTCGTCTTTTATGATGTTTATTTTCATTTTAATGTTAATTTACGAGAAGGGCAAAATTTAAGAAATGGGCAATCTGTAGCCCAACCGTCACAAGTCAAACACTCTCCGTTGTGGTCGAAGCTTTTGGGCTTATGGCAAGGCCATTCGTGCAAGTTTCCAAGAATTTCAATAGTTGCCAACTTCCAATAATCCCATTGATAACCTTTTTCATTATTCCAATCTACAGGCAGTATTTCTTCTTTGAAACCTGCGGGGCCAAAATCAAATATTCCTCTAATAACATCACCTTCATAAATATCTTTACCATACTTATCTTTCATTCCAGTATACTGCTGGATTGGATATTTGTCATTAGTTAAATATCTATCAGAATAATCAAAGTCATTAAGCCCAAAATATACATATTTACTAAACTCTGGTATATATACTCGGTATTTTAGTTCTCTCATATTATTTTAATAGTTCTGGATTTTCAAAGATATTGCCAATCACTTCGCAATCAGATTGAATTGCATTACCTCTAAACTTTGTATTTTGATTTTTAGCGGGTATTGTTTTATATCCAGCATATAAAATATCATCAGAATACTCTTTATATACAACTATTCCAATATACTCATATCCAATTTTATCGCCCCAATCTTCAAAATGATGTTCTTTAATGATATCACCCTCAAATATAAGATAGTTATTCTCATCTCTCACTCCAGTATATTGCTGAACAACATATCTTTTTTTATCTCTTAAACATTCGCACAATGGTATAGGACATTGCCAGCCACGATCAGGTTCGTAAAAATGAAATTCGTCATCTTGATTTAGATAAAATTTCTTTTCAAGATCCCAGACTCTAAATTTTAGTTCTCTCATACTTCTTTATGTTCGAATACATTGCCGACAACTTTCATAATATTAAAACTTGCACAATCATTGTCAATCACTTTAAAGAACCAATTTGATTTTATTTCTTTTAGTTTGTATTTTCGGTCCCAATATATTTCATACAATCCACAATGATTATCTTTGACATCTTTGGCTTTATCATTTGCTGCTGTATGTAGTTCAACTATGTCGCCGCAATAAATTTCTTTGCCGTCTTTGTCTTTCAGTCCTGTATATTCTTGCGGCTCACTTACGCCGCCAGCGATACCTTGAGGCACTCCTTCGTACACATCAAAGTAAATAAAATAATTAGAAACAAAAGAATAGATTCTAAATTTTAGTTCTCTCATACTTTATATAATAATTTGCCGCACTTTTTGCACCACCATCCCTTGCTCCTGCCTACATCATAGAGCGCAGAATGGCATTCGTCAAACGAAGAATGCTCGCATCTGCGAGTTTCCCAGAACCACCATTTGAGCCATTTAAGGAATGAGGGCATCGTCATGAGTAGTAGCGACTATTTTTGGATAATATTGCTGAACGATGTGACTTAAATTCCAGAGTTCTTTGAAATCACTATCATCGGTAACAACGCACCCAAAAGATCCGCCATAATAAATTACAGGGACATTACCTTTTTGTTTGTATCTGGCAGTAAAGTAAAGGATGTCATTCTCAAATATTCTATTCCCATTTACATCATCAAGACCAGTATATTCTTCAATGATATGTTCGTTGCGATTAAAGCATCCAGTTAAATGAGCAACTCCCTCTACACCGTAGAGAGAGCCAGTCATAATATGCTTTTTTTCCTTTATACTCCAGATTCTATAGATGAATTCGCGACTCATATCTTTATATCTTTCTTTAATCGCTTAAGATGAGCAATCGCTTGATCTACATAAGATTCTGCTAGTTCAGGATTAGATTTCGCAAACTTCTTGAAACTATCATCATAGTTATTCAAATTAGTCACTTCATTCCCTGCATGAACATAAACTGTAAAATCATCAGCGTGACGAGATGGCTGGACTTCTATGTAGTTTGCATAACCATGAAACGAAACAGAAGTAACGCCACGATTTCTATATGCTTCGTCAATACCCTCAAACAAAGCTTCGGCGAATTCTTTAGGATACTTTCTAAATGTACCCAAAGCATCATTATGAATAGTAATTGTAGTAAGATATCCCATATTTTTATTTTTTATAATGCACTGCATTGGTGCAGTTACCTTTATGGGTCAGATTCCATCCATGACCATTGTATTGCTGTATATATTGGCAGTTATCTATTACTTTTATGGTATTATTCCTCTTTCCAATAAGGATCCAAGAATAAATAACTAAACCAATAATAGCAATAAATATTGCGCCCCAAACTATATCTTCTGTATGTCTGTATCTCATAGATTAATATCTGTCAATATGATTTCCTGTAAATATTATATGCCAGCAATATTCAAAAACTCTACTTGAAATGCCAGAAGGTTCTTCTGTAGTCATAATCCATTCTAGCCAATTTTTGTAGGATTGTAGGCCATGCTTCAATACAGCTTCTTTCTTAACATAAAAACAACTGGCTGGCCTATATTTGATATCTAATGGATTTATTGAAAGATTTATTTCTTTTTCGATTATATGTTTGTTTCTTTGAAGAAAAGGCACAACTTCTTCATGCAAAACCCATAAAGACTCTCCATTGCGAGGAGATGCAATTAAATTAATATTATAGTAATCGTAAGAGAAAACCTCTTCGTCATTCAAATAATTATCAACATCTACATTATGCCAAGAACATCTATGGCCATGCAAAAAGACACAAATTTCTGGCAAAGAATCATAATTTTTGACTATAAATTCTAAGTAACAAGAAACCTCATGTCCTTTATTGGGGGCAGTGTTTTCGGGTATTGTTTTTTTAGATATTATTTGGAACGGGAACTGTAGATTATTAACCCAAGAAACATCTTCATTGTAATGAGCGATTACTACTCTTACGTTGTTTGTTTTTGACATAAAAAAGTATTATTCGATGTTGGTTTAAGGGATTCGACAAAGATAATTACGATCTAAACTAGTATAAATCAACCCACTCACTCTCCAAAAACATCTTATTGCAATTAACATATCTTCAGCATTTGTGAGCTTGCTGACATCGAATAAAATCATTGCCCATTGTTGACTCAGTGTAAAGCGACTCAAAACAAGATCGCTTGGGCGCACTGTATGTTTTTTGCAGATCAGGTCGCTCAATTGCTTGATATACCGGATATTTCCAGTTACCCCAAGCTACGTCTTAGTGACGACTGCCCTCATTGCTGCAAATTAAATACTAAGTAAGTTAGGGGACTTGAACCCGCATCATGCCCTCTTCAGGCACTTTACCATACGTCTGATCAAGACACTTACTTAGTAAAATTTATACAGCTTAAGTCATGACTCCTAAGCTGTAACTTTTCCTCAGAACCCCGTCCGTAACAGATTCTCCAAGCTTCTGTTATCATGGGTTAGCTCTTGGAAGCCGGGTGGGCCGTCTTGGAAAAGAAAATGTAAAAGAACAAAAAGTGGTCCCGCTGGCGAGTTCGACCTCGCAATCCAAAAGGCGACGCTTTTTAAGAGCGTTGTGTATACATTCCACCACAGCGGGATTAAAGAACACTTCAATATGGCTCTGCCTTGAAATTTGTCAAGGGAAAAAATTGGAATTTGAATTTTCGAGTTTACTAGTGTATACTATATTATATGCTTTTAATTTCAATAGAACAAATGTTATCTTCTAAATATTCTGATATGATACCTGTCAAGTGCGACTATTGCCAACAAAATTTTCAGAAAATGCAGAAATATATAAAATCTAATTTAAAACTGCGCTCTTGCAAGAATCATTTTTGCTCTAATGCTTGTAGCCGCAAAGCGCAAGATAAAAAAAAAGAAGTGATATGTAAACAATGTAATAAAATATTTTTAAAAAAGAGATGCCAATTAGTTAAAAGTCCTGTATCTTTTTGCTCCTCTTCATGCGCTGCGACTTATAATAATACCCATAAAACTCATGGATGCAGAAGATCTAAATTAGAGATATACTTTGAACAAGTGCTGCCAACCAAATACCCAGATTTAGAATTTCATTTTAATCGCAAAGATACAATCAATTCTGAGCTAGATATTTATATTCCTAAATTAAAACTTGCTTTTGAACTTAATGGCATTTTCCATTACGAACCGATCTATGGAGTAGATAAATTAAATCAAACTCAAAACAATGATCGTCGCAAATTTCAAGCTTGTTTAGAGCAAGGCATCGAATTATGTATTATTGATACATCTAGTCTTAATTATTTTAAACCAGACAAGGCTCAAAAATACTTAGATATTATAGTGAATATAATTAATTCGAAATTGTAAAAGAACATATTAAAAATTTTGGTGGTCCCAGCGAGACTTGAACTCGCAACCCCTCCCTTATAAAGAGAACGCTCTAACCAAATATTGAGCTATAGGACCATCAAAAACTTTTCGCCGGTCCTGAGATTTTTAATCAAAGGTGCCTATTTATCGGATATTCTCCGGGCGTAAATTGGTGGGCCAAACCGGACTTGAACCGATAACCAAGGAATTATGAGTTCCCTGCTCTAACCAATTGAGCTACTGGCCCACTAAAGAACAAAAAGAGTAAAGTGTAATTCCAATTACTTCGAATTTTACCCTATATCGCTCTAAGATAAATTCTACTTCTTTACTCAAATTAATTGAGCGGGAAGGAAACTATTTCCTTAATTACATCTAACACACATTAGACATAATTGACTCCGCCGCTCAAAATTTAAAAGAACTGAAAAAATTGGTGCGTCCGGTGGAATTCGAATCCACAACCAACAGCTTAACTTACCACTTCAGCTTTCGCTGACCGTTTCCGTTGTGGTCTGGACTTTATCATCATCATTACAGATGTCAAGCGTAAAGTCTCTGAGGATCCTATCTAAATCTAAAAATTCATTTATATGATGAACTTTAAACTTTTGAAGATTCTTGCTTTCTTTATACCTGATAACAAAGGAATTTTTATTTTTGCAAGCTAATTTAGCTGGAATAAAAAGCACCTTATCTTGATCAGGAAGATACACGCTAAAAATATCAATGTCGCTAACCTTGTAAAGGTATCTATATCCATTAGGACCAGATTTCCTTAAAGAAAGTGCAGCAATTCCATTTTTTTCTTTAGCATACTTAACTTGAATTTTTATTAACCTACTATTATATTCGACTATCATATCTATTTTAGAATAGTCGCCAATTTCAGAAAAGACATTATATCCAAGTTTATGTATCTCTTTTAAAGTAGCAGAGAATCCAAGATTACCTTTCTGTTTGCTATGTGTTATCATATATTATATTATACACATAAACTAGCAGATTACTAATCTTTTAGTTTCCTGCGGATTGCCCAATCTTAAACATTTTTACTTTTTCAAGTAGTTTAAGCTCTAAGGGGTTTCCCGCATACGGCTTGATTCATTTCATATATTTCTATATGAACGCTCTTATTACCTAAGGCTGCTGCTCTACCGTTGAGCTACGAACGCATTTTAAAGAACAAGTGCAATTTCATCGGATTTTTTCCAACCCACTGCACTTCCAACGTCTACACTATGGACTGGATTTTCAGAAAGTCAAGGGCAAGAGGAAAAATTTTTTTGAGAGGCTCATCTTTTCAAATATAATAAACAAATGGAAGAAAAGGGCGAAAAAATTAAACAACTTAGATCTCAAGGCAAGTCTTACCGACAAATCCAAGCAGAAATAAAATGCTCTAGGAGTTTAATCTCTTATTATTTAAATCCAGAAGGAAAAACTAAAAATTCCGAAAGAAAAAATAAAAATCGCTTCCGTTTAAAAAAAGAATATAAAGATAGCTCTGGCGCGAAATGTCAGTTTTGTGGATATGATAAATGCCAAAATGCTTTACATTTTCACCATATAGATCCTAAAACAAAAAAATTTGCAGTATCAGACGCAATCTCTAATGGCTATCCCAAAGAAGAAATAGAAGCAGAAATAAAAAAATGCGTGTTAGTCTGTGCAAATTGCCACACAGAAATACACGCAAATTTAATTAAACTTGATGAAAATGGAGCCTCCATTCAGACTTGAACTGAACTCTGAGGTTTACAAAACCCCTGCATCCCCTTGTATGCTTTGGAGGCCCGAAATTACTGTTTAATAATTCTTCCGCCAACAATATTACTCTTCTTGAAGCATTTAAAACTATTATCGTCATTAAGGTCATGGCCTTTGACATAATACTTATCCTCTTCAAGAATGTCTACTTTACGCCAGTCTGTCTTGCCATCGTCTTTCTTATAAACAAACTCTACAATATTTGGAGATCTTACTTCAACTGCAATAAGATCCTGTGAATAGTCTCGGTCTTCTAAGTTTCTGATAGCAACTGTTTTAATTGCAGAGTGAGCAAATATAATAAAATCAACCATAACCTCGGCAGGATCGCGGTGTTTGGGTTTAAAAGTTTCTAGGAATTTTTTTAGAGCAGTTTTGCTTGGGACATAAACTTCCAAGAGTGGAGAGTCGTAATAGTTTTCTGAGTTAGTGATGAATTGGATTTGCGCTTTCATGTTATTATTCTGGTAAAAATTTTTCTACAATTAAAAACAAAGCCAAATTAACAACTACCCCAGCCAGCATGCCATAAAAAAATGAAACAATTAGGCCAGCCGCGACAGTCGATAAAATTGCAATATTATAAATCTTCATAAAAATGGCAGGGGATAAGGGAATCGAACCCCTACAAAGAGCTTCAAAGACTCCTGCACTACCATTATGCAAATCCCCAGTTGGAGCGAGTAGAGGGAATCGAACCCTCCTAGCAAGTTTGGAAAACTCGGACTTTACCACTAAGCTATACTCGCAATAACTTACTTTTTCTTTTCTTTCTTCTTCTTTTCTTCTTCTCTTATTTTATGGTCTTGCATCATTTTATCCAATTTTTTATAAGCACTTTCTTTGTCAAGGCAAGTGTATCCATCTGTGCCCCAAGCATTTGAACTAGGATAAAATTCACTAGCAGGGTACATCTGCCCACCAATAGCATAACCATTATGGGATTGAATTTTTATTACTTCATAATGCTTCTTTTCTGGAGTAGCATCATAATACCTCTCATAAATAGCAAAATCACCTTCTCTGTGGATTTGCTTGTGGTTGTAGTTCTTGCTTGTGAATGCTTTTTCTATCTTTTTCATGCGTTTTCTGAAGAGTAGCGGTGAATTGCTTCTTGGCACCACTTGAGAGGATTGCCAGAGAACTTATTCCATCCAATATGACCCAATTTTATAGTTGGGTCAATCAAAACTTTTCCACCAAGCTCGCGCCAAATGGAACAAAAACCCCAATCTTCGCTTTCATAAATGCCATTATGAACTCCAGATCTAAAGAAATTATAAAAAGTATCTAGTTGACCATAGCCATCTATGTCGTTTTTATATTTTAATTCAGGCTTAGAAGCGGCTATCTTTATAAAAACTTCTCTCTTAATCATCAAGAAGCCAGTAGGAAGATAAGTTGTTTCAATCAATCCATTTTCATTGAAATGAATTTCTCCACCAAATGGATAATCAACAATCTCTTCGTTGTTAAAGACTCTATTCAAAACATAATACTTTTTGGGATAGACTCCAGCAATTACTTCTTTATTATGCCTAAGCAACTTAATGACAGACTCTGGCTCAAATTCTATATCAGAATCTATAAATAGTAAGTGAGAGCAATCTGAATCAAGAAAATGCGCTGCCGCAGCATTCCTAGCTCTTGGAATCAAACTCTCAAATACAATAGGAAACAAACAATAATCAATGTTCTTGTCCCTCAAGTGATGGGTCAACTTGATAAGGCTGATCATGAATTCAGTATTTGCCATGTGGTTATAGCAAATAACTGGTATAAAAAGTTTTTCTTTCACTTGTTGTTCTTTGATAGTTGTAGAATTTGATCAAGACTTTCTTTCACTCTGATGCCGCCAGCACTACCATTATTAGTATAAATAATAGTGTGGACTTTGCTTGGCTCTATAGAAGTTACATCATCTAAATTAATAAGAATAGGAATATAATCCTTTCCATTGTCGTGAGTCAAGTCGAGTGCGTGGACTTTAATTAGGTGTGCCATATTATTTATTCAACATTTTGAGGATCGCAAGATCTTTGCCTTTTAATTCAACATCCCAAAAAATATCTGAACTATAGGCCCTAGGAAGTCCGGTTGCGTAATCGGCGTGTTTCCTAGAACCTTCGATGCCTTCGCTATAATGGAATACAGGAGTTGTTTTCCAAGTCTCATAAGCCATGTCCATAGCTTCACGCTCAGGAACATTATGATGACAAAAGGAATGATGCAAGTTATCAAAAGTAACAGGAATGTTAGCTCTCTGATAATAAAACTTGTGGAGATTAGCGATGCTCCAAATTCCTTCTTTGTTGTCATTGACTTCTAGTACCAACCTATTCTTAACATTATCTGGCAGTTTGTCAAAGTTTTTAAGGAAGGAAGAAGAAATAGCTTCTGGATCGCCGTCTTGGCGGCAATGGATGTTAAGAGGAGCCTCGTAAGACTGAGGAAGTCCGATGAGGTCGAACAATTCAGCGTGAGAAGCAAGATCTCTGGTGCTGTTGGCAATGACCTCTTCCTTGGGGCTAGTCAAGCTAATGTATTCCGAAGGATGCGCTGAGATTTTTAATCCCGTCTCCTTGACGGCTTTAGCGATGGAAGACAAGGACTCAAAGATGGCCGCAGCATTAGGCAAGTCTTGAAGCTTGACATCGACTGAGGGGTGGTTGATGACTGGGGTAAGATCAGAAGAAAGCCTGTAGCTACTGAATCCGCTTGCCTTGCAGTAGCGAATAACCTTCTCGGTGACAAGAAAATTATTCAGAATACGAGCCGAAAGAACTTCTAAGGCTTGCTGGCGCGGAAGCGCAGAAAACCTAGAGAAAGTCATCGTTTGGAATTTATGGCCCTCTTCTTGAAGACGCAGAGAAATGCAGCAAAGCCCCAGTCGCATGGATGAAATATGGGTCAGCTTGCGCCAAAGTCAAGGGAATCGTTGAGATTGTATGTAATTTTTTTTACAACGAAGACTTTTTCTTTTTCAGATTTATTTAATTCTTGACATTTATTCTTGGCTTCTTGCTGCTCCTCGTAGAGGCCAAGATTTATGCAAACTATGGGAACCTTAGAGCTTCTGCCATCAATTTGCACTTCTGTTATCTTAGCGATGCAAAAAGATTTTTTAAGAGAAGCTTTCCTTAATTTAAGCATTAATTTAGACAAAGGCTTATCTTCTCCTATATCTATGCCAAAATCTTGCTTTACCATCTCCCTCTGAACTTCAGCTAAGTTATAATAACCGGCATTAGATAAAACCTTATAAGCTAAAGAAATGAAAACATGGCCGGGAAGATCTTTGTCTTCTAGTCTAATAAGTAAGCCTATTTCTTTGCCAGAATTTAAAGCCCACTCTACGGCTCTAGTAGAAGCTTCAAAAATAGTTTCTTCGATGGAGTTGAGTTCCTCCATCTCTATTTTCTTCTTCCAATCTGCGCTATAGGCTACATACTTTTTCACAAGTATAATTACACTATCGGAAGTCCTCTAGCTTGATGCCTTTTCCTCTGTGTGGTTTATTAGCCTTTTTCTTGCGTTTTAAATCAAGGTTTTCAAAATCTCTCTGATCTGATGGACGCTTTTTAGAAAACTTATCTTGCTTCATATTAATTTCCTTGATTAGCAAAGTCTTCTACATCAAACAAGAAACGCTTAAACTGCTTGAAGTCTTCTCTATCGGCTTCTTCAATTGAATTTTCATCTACATCTTTGATGAAATAAGATATAGAACTAACCCAATAAGATGGAATAACTAAACTTTTACCATCAAAAACAAGGTCATCGTTTTTGACAACAACCTTTGTTTGCGTCTTACCTTTGATGTACAACTCTTTCTGCATACTTTTATTATAGAGTTGTAACAGTCTATTTCAAAAAAAATCCCTACTCTCCCTTTTTAAAAGTTTCTAAGAGATCTTTTACGGAAATTAACATCTTATCAAGAGTAGCTACTCTATTCGCATAAAGCAACTCTGTCTTCTGCTGCTCTGAAATTATTAGTTTTTCAAGTTGCTTGATTTTTTTATAAGTTTCTGTGGGTTTTGTTCTTTCGAATTCATTAACATTCATATTGAGAAAAGTAAAATTTTATTTCTTCTAGGAAGTTTTTGCTAGTAAACAAATCAATTATATAACAAGCGTGGCAGGGAATTGTTGTGTATTTTTTAAAATCTAATCTCAGCCTAAAATTTGGCTTGCTCAAATTGGAGATAATATCTGCATAAACTTTATCAGATCTAAAATAATTATAACAAAATAATATCTCAAATTTATTTGAGTAGTCTATAAGCTCAAGAGGTTTAATGTACTTTTTATAGATATCGCCTTTAACTTTTTCGATTTCGAAATGTCCAACTATATTATCTTTAAACTTATACACTACGTCTTCAGATAAATCCACTTGACCATTAACTACGACGGCTCTTCTGAACAAAGAGATGTTCGGCAAAATGCTTAACAAAGGTATAGCTCCAGAACTATCAGCAAGCGCAAATATATGTTTATGATTTTTTTCGCAAGATAATTTAGTTATGAATTCTTCGATCTCCGGTATTACAGAAAGATACCAATTATTAGGCTCGCTGTCTTTTACTATGAGAATATCGTAATCAGAAAAATTTTCTGAAAGAGTACGCTTCAATAAAAAATTATCGCCCAGTCCAGTAGCTGCCAAACTATTGAAATAAATCAAAAGCTTTTCTTTATCGTTGTTGTAAAACAAATAAGAAAAAGCCATTCAAATTTGAATTTTTGATTCTAGCTTGAAGATTAGCGTTTTTAGTTTTGATAGGCATTTAGTAGCTCCTTCTACGGTCTTTCTTAATACTTTATTATAATGTCTATAAATATATTTGTAACGCCAAGTTTGAACAAATTCATGTCTTAGCGTTAGTCTTTTCTTGAAATTTTCATCACTCTTTTTTCTCTTAGCATTGGTAGTAGCTTCAAAATTGAGCAATTTGATATCAGTTAACTTGCCACCGACAAAGGTTGCTCCGTACTGAATCCAATAATCATAATCAGTATTATTAGAATGTGAATAATCATAAAACTCAACAGTGCAAGTATTATTTAAAGGCTCAAGCCAAGTCTTGACCGTCTTTGCGTAGCCTGACTTTTCTAAAAAGCCTTTGCCGTTTGGATTTCCTTTCACCCATTCCATTTCTCGCTGCTCAAGGAATAATTGCCCATCTTTATCGATAATGTAAATATCTAAAGCGCACTCAAAGTCTTTAGTTTGAAAGCCAAATGAGCCAGTATAACCTTTAGGATCATCTGGCATTGGCAGCGGATATTGGCAGTCTACGCTGTTATACATTCCCATAGTATTATTTCTTTTTAAGAGTTGGCGTTTTTTTCTTCTTGCCCCACTTTATTTCATCGAAATTACTCTTGTAGGTTTTGCTAAAGCAATTTCTTGGCTTATCTCCTTTTCCTGCGCTCATAGTCCAGATAATGCTTTTATTGCAAATTCAATATCCAAAGTTATTTGCCTTGGCTTTAAGCCTGCTTCGTCCATTGTTCTGCCATCTTCTCCGGTGCGCCATTTGTTGAAAGCCAAAAGCCTCTCGACTACAGCTTCATTTGTCATTGGCAGACCAGAGGATAGATTTAATTTTAATGCCTTCTTTTGCGCCATAATTTGCTCCATAATTGTTCTTTTTCGCAAAAAAATCAAGAAGATCTTTCTTAATGTTTTCAGCGTCTTGCAGAGAAAAAGTTTTAGGAAGTTCTATTGTTAAGTTTATTCCTTTGGGAGTCGTTTGTGGAACGCTATCTTGGTTATTGTCTTGCATATGATTCGCTAATGTTTTATTATAGCTATCTATATAAGATTCAATATTCTTTTTTCCTACAGGGTTCATGCTATGAACTATGTATGGTGGATGTTTGATGTTTCTTTCAATGCAATAATTAACTAACCACACAGCGCAGTGATAGCCAGTTTTTTCTGTATATTTGCCATAATCAACGCCTCTGCCATTTAGTCCATCGCCATAATGGCAATCTGCTAAATCATGATCGTAGCAAATATACTTTGGTAAACCTCTCAGAGATATCAAATCTACAAATTCCTTGTAGTTCCGTACAACAGAGTAATGTTGATCTTTTGGAATAGCCGCCCAAGTAACTTGCGTAGGAACGCGGACATCATCAAGAAAAATATTATATTTACTTATCATAGTTCGAATGCGGCGATTGTATGCTCAAAAGGATTACCTTCTATATTCTTTACTAAACGCAACATCTCGGCGGCAATTTCTCTAATCTCCTTCTGAGCGTCAGGCTTATTACGCAGACTCAAGAAGTGATAGAAAGAACGCCAATTAAACATAACATCAGCTTGAATTTGAGAGTTGTAAGTCTTGAAATAACGAGCAGATTCCTTGGCTCGCTTGCGACCAAGAACAGGCTCAAGATCTTTTATAGCGGCATGATAAAGACGATTTCCTGCTTGAGTATACATCTCTAATACATCAGCCCAATTTTTACCGGGAAAATCAAGTTGGCTGTTCACATCAAGATTATTTGTAACTTCGATGTTTTTCCAATCATCAGGAATCAAATACTTGTCTTCTTTTATCTCTTTATACCTAGCAGATTCACCATTAACAGGTACACCGATACGATGCTTAAGGATATGAATATGACTAGCGATATCAGTATCCACCAAGAAATGAAGAGCAGACTTTTCGAAAGGAGTATGATGCCCCGCATCAGCGAGCATCTTAAGGAGCTTAGGAATTCTATTAATTTTATCTTCATTTAAATCTCTGCTTGTAGAAGTCCAAGCTGAACAGGCGTGAACTTGATCGCTGCCATAATAGCCAATTAACTGTACTTTATTGTCGTTTTTGTCGTTGATCATTTTTCTTTTTTATTTGATTGTGTATGCTTTTATTTATCTTACAATTGCAATCTTCCATTTCAGGGAAACCGGGGCCGATTAATTTTCCTTTTAAATCGTAGCAATAATGCCAACCTTCGCTGATTTCTTCAGTAGTTAACGCATCGTAGTCTGAGTTTTCCATGGGTCAACATTTGGTTTACTAATTTTGATAGTAGTATTAGATTCATTTTCTTTAACGTCTAGCCATTTAATTTCAAAGTCGCCTTTTTCATTTCCTGCCATTTGCATTTTTCTTTCGCCGACTTGGAAGATAAGGCTAGATACCACTAATGGAGTTTTTGGGCAAGAAGTTCCTAAACCAATGTTGCCATCCACATCCAATGTGAATGGTTTTGGGCTTTGAGTCAAGTCTTTTTTTTGCGGCTCTTCTTGGGCCTTGAGAACTGCCGGGGCAGCAGTTGCTGCCAAAAAGCCTCCAAATATAGTCTTGAAAAATCCTTTGCGATTCATACTCGTATTTTATTGATTTTCAGAAACTCGCCAATTAGTGTTACTTGGCGCACTGGTGCTAGTAGTATAAAACACTGTAGGATAGCTTGGGTAAACTGGATAACTTGGATATGTTGGATAAGGATAACTAGGTGAAGTTTTCGGCTCTACTATTCCTAGGATCTTATGTAGTTGATTGTAAATGCTATAAGCCTCTGTTTCGGTCAAAGAAAATTCTTGGCCTTGAATTTTTAAATTAAATGAATGTATAACGACAGGATCAGTATTCATACAAAAAGATTATAAATACTAAACAATGTTTTTACAAAGTTAATCGTGGATATTTACTCTTCTTATGTTGATCTCTTCATGCAAGCGAGCGCGAATAGCTTCAAGGGCCTCCTCTGGGGTTTTAAATTGATGACCGTATTTTAGATAGCTTCTCAAAGTGTCTTCTAAATTGCCAATGATGCAAAGCATATCTTTAGATTGATTTGCTATTTCGAATTCTCTTTGATCTTCGGGAAGATTAAATTCTAAAATGGCTTTCATGATCTGTAAAATTCTCCAGTTAATTGTTTGAATTTGGCGTCTCTACTTATGATAGCTTCTTCTACTGTGTTAAATAATCCAATATAAATATCTTTTCCATCTACTTGCATAGCGCAACGATATTTATTCAATTTCTTAACAAAAGAAATGTTTTTGTATCCGCTTGAGTTATTTTTTTGTTTTTTGCGATTAAATTGATTTTGAGATGCTGTCGCAAGCCTCAAATTTTGAGCGGAGTTGTTTAGCCCGTTTCCATCTATGTGGTCTATTTGTTTGTCTTGGAAATCTGTGGTATTATTGTAAATAGCAAATACAATTCTATGATTTGGGTATCTAATTTTATCAAGTTTTGAATGATAATACCCATTAGTTAAAATACATCCTGAAGGTTTATTAGAATTGTTTGTTTTCCATCTTTTATAAGCAGACTCATTTTTAAAATGATTAAGCGGCCTATCGGAAGACCATCGAAGACCGCATGGAATCAAAGGATCTAAAACGAAACATTCTTTCAAATAATTAAGATCTGGAAGAGGAAGGATGTGCATCTATGCGATTATGATTCAAAGCTCAAAAAAGTCAAGCCGCTTTTTGCAAGTGTAATGAATTTTAATGAAAAAGCTTTTGATTTTATTTATGGCATTATTGCTTTCTGGTTGTTTTTCGACTATCAAGCCAGCAAAGCAAATTGATGATAATCAAAAGATCATAGCTAAAGAAGAAAAGAAAGTAGATAATACTTTAGTAGAGATAGAAAAAAACGACAAGGGTAAAAGAATTCAAACCTCTGGCCTTTCTGTCGGCATACAACATTCTCTTAATCAAGTAACTAATGCTCCTGTCCAAGTAGATACAGCAAGGAAGTTAAATGAAAGAGTAATATCTATTGTCGGATCTCCTCACATTGATGAAATCAAAAGAATAAAAGCCACGGTAGACCTTTTAAATTCTGCCTTGGTTGAAGAACGTAAGAAAGGGGAAGAGTTATTAGCTCAACGCGACGACATAATAAATAAGTTGCAGAAAGAAAAATCAGAATTAAACCAAAAATACGACGATCAACTCTGGCAATTAACTGACAAAGCCAAAGAAGTCGCCAAAGAAGCTGATCAAAATAAAGCCGTATTAGATTCTATGAGCGGAATGTTCGGGTTGAATGCTGTATTTTGGGGGGTCAAGAAGTTTTTCTTTAGTGCATTAACTGCTATTGTAATTTTTGTAGTAATATTTATTATTTTAAGATTATTGGCTACTGTGAATCCTGTTGCCGCAGCAGCTTTTTCTATATTTGATATGATAGGATCAATGATGGTGTCGATTTTAAAAGGCTTGACTCCTAAAGCTTTTGAAATGAGCAAATTAGTTAGCGCAGATAAATTTGATGAATACAAATCTCCATTGGTAAAGATTGTCGATGTTGTCCAAAAATTTAAAGAAAAAGCTGAAGAAAATCCAGAAAAAGTTTTTACTATTAATCATGTCTTAGATGAACTTGATAGAGACATGGATAAGCCTGAAAAAGACTTGATCGATGACATTTTGAAAGACCTAAAATGGAAAAAATAATCCAATTTCTATCTACAAAAAAAAAGTGTAAATAGATATACTTATGTCAGAAGAATATCGCCAAAATAGTTATGATGCCGTCTTCTCAAGGATGGAAGCTAAACTAGATAAAATTTCTTCTGATATCTCTGAAATGAAAGAGCAGAGCAAAGAAGTGGAGAAAAGAGTGGCCGCGCTAGAATTTTTTAGATATTATCTAGCGGGCATTGTAGCAGCGGGAGGAGCAGTAGCTGGGTACTTCTCCTCCAAGATTATGAAAAGTTAATTATCGACTTACTTCTTCCCAGTCCATTGACGCGTAAATTTTGTCATCAGCAACTTTAGAGGCAACAGCTAAAGTCAATTCAAAAGGGGTAGAAGTGAAAGTATTTCTTTCTAATTGAAATTTAAAGAGAGCTTCTTTCAGAATATCCATTGCTACTTGGCCTTGAGCATTCGAGGTTAAATAGCCAGAAGCTAATATTCTGCCGCCTGAAAATGATGTTCCTGAGATGTTATATTGGACTGCTGAATTTTCACCAGCATCAACCCAATCGCCGCCAGTAGTAGTTCCAGAAGCAACTATTCTCCAATTGAATATTGCATTGTTTCCAGTGCCGAGAATACTAAGTGCAGTCAAAATAACGATTGCATCTAAAAATCCAGACTTTAATTTAAGAGAGATAACTGGATAATAAGTATTAGCGATAGGGCAATTCCTAGGGGCGTTTACGGCAAGCCCTATAGCTTGTTGCAACCCGCGAAGTTCATAACCGCCTTCTGAAATCACTGTAGAACAAATTTGCTTCAATGTGCTTGCCCCGGAAGTTGCGGCAGTATTTTTCATTTCGTAGCGAAGCGGCAACGATGCAGTAGTTATATAAGTTGAAGTGATTATATTTGCATGATGAAAAATGTGAGTTACAATAAATTTACCATCAATAACAAATCCGCAGCGAACGCTTCCTAGTCCAAGCCACTCAATGTCCATCCAAAAAATTTGAGCTTTTGAAATATTAAGAGTGATTCCTGATGGGTTAGCATAAGAAGAACTCATCTTATCTACATTCCAACCCGTGTCTGAAGCTCCATAAACACCGCCAAAACGGCTAATGCGTGTTTCTGTTATAGAGCCAGTAACTAATGAGCGTTCTACAAATGAAATATTAGTTCCATCTAATTCTAAATAAACGCCATTGCTTTCCCCATAATAACCAACTCTTTGTCTTAAACCTGTTTTCGCTGGCTCCATTACAAAGGTATTCATTATCAACAAAGATTTTCCCGGTTGATAAGAGCATACTTTTGTAGTTTCTCTTACGACTTCATCATTAATGCTGTTGCCGACTGTTAAATCAACTAAACCTTGATTGGCGTTAAAGGTTGCCGCTGCTGTTCCAGTAGTGTAAGTATTCCATAAGCCATTATCTTTGAATCTATGGCTAGAATCAAACATGGTCAATGGCTCAGAAGTTCTCTGGCGACCGAAAGCGTCTTTTTCGGTATTCCCAACGCTTCCCCCTGTGAAATCAGAGGCTTGAATTGGTCTATACTTGTCTAAAAGAGCGTCATAAATTGTATGACACCCAATATGCTCTGGATAATCTTGAGTAAAGCTGGACATACAACCTTACTTACACAAGATTTTAATCGAATTTGCTTTTTATTTTAGGATTGGGAATCAAGCTTTTCATTACTTCTAATCTAGTATTTTCAGAATAAGAAGTCCAATCCCTAATTTGTTCCCAAGTCCTGCTGCACCCTTCGCAGATTCCATCTTTCAACTTACAATATCTAATACAAGGAGTAGATATTTTTTTCATAATTTTTATTACACTTACTAATCGCCTTTTTCTATTCTATAGCTGTCTTCATCAAAGTGTTGAGTGCTAAATTCAAATAATTCAGTGTCTTCTAGGGCATGCATTTGATGTTTTAAGCCTACAGGTATATGAAAATGATCTCCTTTTCTAAGAAGAATACTATGAGAAAGATCTATCGTTTCATGCCATCCGTAATACAAAAGTAGTCTTCCGCTTTGGACATAGAAAGTCTCTTCTTTAATCTTGTGGTAATGCCAACTGCATTTGCGATCTTTAATAAAATAAAGCAACTTCCCGCAATACTTTTCATTATTAACGATCCATTTCTCAAAACCCCAGCCTTTGGGAACAACATGAAGTTTTTCGTACATTATTTTGCCTTTCTTAATGCTTTGTTATATTTAGTTACTTTTGTTTTAAGTAGTTGATTGTCTTTGTTGAGCTTTACATATTCATCATCAACTAAATGAATAAGATCTCCAATTTGAAAATCTTGGCCTTCTTTCAGTAGTTTGTAATTCTTTTCTTCCTTCTGAGAGATCTTCGTCATATTTATTGGTCTGTCGTCTTGCATTTAGCCTTTGTTATTAGAGCTTCAATATTTTGTATTGAACCAAAAGAATTATAAACATAATCAAACATCCAATCCTCAACTTGGGCGTCCATGTCTAATTCTTTGAGCATATTATTGTACAAAGTATGCTGCTCAATTTCTAGCTTCTTTACTTTTTCGCGGGTCTCTTTTATGAGCTTCCGCTGTTCTGGAGTAAATTTCATATCCAAAGCGCGTCATAATATTTAGCGAAAAGCATAAGGCCGTTTTCTTTTCTTGCGTACATTTCATTGCTTTTCTTCATGTACTCGTCCCAGCCATCTTTTTGTTCTACGGTTTTTTCAGAACTACTTCTAAAGATTCCTTTCTTCGGCATAAGTGCCTCTGGCATTTCGCACATCTCATCGCCTCTAATGGTGTATTCAAAAGCAAAGATCATTTCATCTAAAGCATGATTCCATTCTTTTACAGCAGCATTTTCTGCGTAGTCAGCCTCTTCACCTTTTAGAAGGTGATAATTATTAGGCAAAAAACAAGTAGGAATTCCAGTCTTGCCTTTGCTCTTGAAATATTTAAGTCTGGGAAGAATAAACTCAGCAATATTATGCCCCAAAGAAAATACATCATCATCAGAAACTCCATATCGAATCTTCTGATAAGTGCATTTCACACGCCACCTGATTGCGCTGGGCCAATTTCTGCATTTCCATCCCAATCTAAATGGGATAAGATCGAGCAAGAAATCTGCATACTTATTGTAAATATATCCATCATCAGAGAACATCTGTTCAAAAACCTTTTCGTTTTCTTCTGCGATCTTTCTCTGCCTAGCGACCTCTTCTGGAGATCTAAAATCAAATTCTAGTTGTTGTTTCATAAATTTTTGTAGTCTTTTATTTCAAATTTTCCATTTGTTATTGTTACCCATTGGCTCAAGTTGGTATCAATGCAATAGTTATTTGTATTTCTCCATTCAGTGATCTGAGCATTTTTACGATAGGTGTGGCCTACTATTTGACTCAATCCTTCAATTGGAGCAAACTCTCTATCAAAATCAAGCCAAGTTATGCCACCCTTGGGATATGGGCCTCCTCTTGCTCTGCCAGCCATGTAAAACCAATGCTCATCGCCAATCTTTAGTTTAATATTGGCTCTTTTCTCTTCGCTTTCAAGGAAAAAATTTATATCAGAAACATTTTCGGCTGTAGGGTCAATAAAATTGCCATGCAATCCAGCATGAGTACATAAATAATCATCTAGCCAAACGAACCATTTGAACTTGTCTGTTATTTGATTCTTATTTGGACCGAGTGTTCTGTTAATAACTTCGTGCTTGTCCTCTCCGTAACCACTACATATAGTATATTTATTGCTGGAAAGATACTGAGTGTCGTGATTGCCAAAAAGTGTAATGTTGTTCGAAGAAGACAAATACTGCATTAAATAATTAGCAGTGTCCTCATAGTCCTTTATATGGTCGCGGAAATGGCTATCAAACCAATCGCCCAAGCAAATATTGATATCTGCCGCTTCATGGTTAATAACCTTAACAAGCTTTTCTATTTCCTGATGGGGATCAGAAAAAATTAAAATCTTCTTTCCTTTGCTACTTATTTTCATTATGCTTTACGATTTCACCATTCTTGTCGCTATACCAAACTTCTCCGACATTAAACTGATTAATTAAACTTAAACAACCGGGGCATGGCTTGCTAATATTTAATTTGTTTTTCCTGTCAACTCTAAGGACTAACATTTTATAGTCTTTTAGGTCTTCTTTATCAACTTTTAAAATGCAATCAAGTTCTGCGTGAATTCCGACGTAGCCTTCGTGATACGGATGCTTGCTGATTTCTGGGTGGGTTCTTCTCTTGTTTATTCCTATCTTTTCTATAATATTTGATTTAATTAAAAAAGCTATGTGGCTGGTTCTTATTTCTCTATTGGCTGGGCAAAAAGAATGGGCTATTTCAATTGCTTTATTTAAAACTCCTTTCTTCACCCCCTAAATATGGCGAAAGATAAATAAAAAGTCAAGAAATTTCATGGAAAAAGTTGTTTTGATTTTTAATATTATTTCAGTAAATTGTTAATATGAATATTTTCTGCCATGCTACTTATGTAGGCACTACTGGATATAATGCTCACAGTCAAAATTTTTTCAGAAGCTTGAGCAGGTATCATGACTTGAAGATAAGAAATTTTACAGTAGGTCAAGACTGGAGAGGTATTCATATGACAGAAGAGGAGTGCCATGGAAAAGATGTAACAGAGCTTGATAAGAAATTGCTGGGACTTCAAACCCTTTGGAATTTAAATCACCAGTTGGAAGATTTTCCTCTTTATGGATTTAAAAAAGAAGAGTATAAATACGATTTAAATTTAATACTAGCAGAATGCAATCACTATTATTTTTATCATGATTATGTAGGGCCTAAAATTGCTTATACTGTTTGGGAAACAACTAGATATTTTGAGCCGTTTTTCGAAAAATTAAAAGAATACGATCAAGTTTGGGTTCCTACAAAATGGCAAGCTGATGTCACGATTAACCAAGGAATGGACCCTAAAAAGGTTAAAGTGGTCCCTGAAGGTGTAGATTCAAGTTTATTCTATCCAGAAGACGTAAAAGTAGCTGGAGGGAAATTCAGATTCTTGATTTTCGGAAGATGGGATGTCCGTAAAAGCACTGTCGAATTGATAAGGGCTTTTAAAAATGTATTTGAAAATAATCCAAAAGTTGAATTAGTTATTTCAGTAGAAGATAAATTTAATTTTGATGGGCTTGGATCTACAAAAGAAAGACTAAAGGAATATGGATTAATGTGCGATAACATTAGAATCTTAAATTTCCCAAGCCGAGAAGAGTACGCTAAATTTTTAAAAGCTGGTCACGTTTACTTATCTTGTTCTAGGTCTGAAGGATGGAACTTGCCTTTGATTGAAGCTATGGCCTGCGGGACTCCAAGCTTATATTCCGATTGTAGTGGGCAATTAGAATTTGCTTCTGGTAAAGGAATTCCAATCAAAGTTAAAGGAGAAATTCATACATCGAACTTTTATAAAAATGGAGAAACTTGCTCTGGCAATTGGTATGATCCAGACTTTAAAGACCTAGAAGACAAGATGATTGAAGTGTATAATAATTACGAATACTACAAGAAAAAAGCTCTTGAGGATTCTGTGATTATAAGAGAAAAATTTTCTTGGGATAACGCCGCTAAAAAGGCGTGTTCAATTTTAGACGACTTTACTTCAGCTAATAGGAAAAATCTACAACAAACAGACCCTCAAACTTGGGACGAAATTGTTGTAAGAAATACATATGAAAAGTATGTTTCTGTTGACCAAGGGGATACAGTTTTAGATTTGGGGTGCTCAAAGGGGTTTTTCTATTTCAAGCACAAAAATAAAAATATAAAGTATATTGGCGTAGATGCTAGTCAAGATTGTTTGAGTGATTTTTACAGCCATCTTAATGTTGAAGATAATCCTGTAATTTTAAATGCATTTATATCAAATGATAAAAAAGTCCATTATGTAAAACCGTTTTTTCATAATACTCCAGATAGACTTGTTTCATGCTTGTCTTTCGATAATTTGATGAGTTTAATTCCAGATAAGATTAACTTTTTAAAATTCGATATAGAAGGGGCTGAAAAATTAATCTTCGGGTGCGATAAATCAAGAAAACTAATAAAAGAAAAGGTCGAAAAATTTTCTGGAGAAGTGCATTTTAATACAAGCTTGTTCCAAAGGCAGGAAGTATATGATGCTATAAAGAAATTACAATCTGACCCCGATTTCGAAATAAGATTGCACAGTGTTGATGGGTTTCATATCGATAATAATTTTTGGAGAGAGCCGGATAGGTTTACCGAAATCATAATCTCTGGATCTGTGAAAAAAAATGGTAAAATTAAAACCTTTTCTTTCATTCCAAATAAATCAGAAGATAATAATGCAATAAATATTGTAAACGAATCGCCTTCTTTGGGCGACATAATTGCTTGGATGCCAATGGTGGATAAGTTCCAAAAAGAAAAAGGTTTGCCAGTAAATTTATTTACTCCGTTTGGAGAGCTTTTCCAATCACGATATCCAAATATAAACTTTGATTATTATAATAGACAGCCTCAAAATCAAGACAAGGTAATCCATTTAGGCACTTATGAGTTTATAGAGGGCAAGAGATGGAGCGAGTACAATTTGCAAGAAATGGCTGCTAAAATTTTAGGTATATCATTCCACGAAATCAAAGCAAAAATAGCAAAACCAAATGTTGTAAAAAATAATTTTGATAAGAAGTATGTTTGTATAGCTACTCAATCAACAGCCCAATTTAAGTATTGGAATAATCCATCTGGTTGGTCTCAAACTGTGGAGTATTTAAAGTCTCTTGGGTTAGAAGTGGTTTGCATAGATAAGCATCCTGTATTTGGGGTGGATGGATCAATGAATCAAATTCCACCGGGATGCATCGACAAGACTGGAGAGCATTCATTAGAAGATAGAATTAATGACATAATGCATTGCGAGTTTTTCATAGGACTAACTTCTGGATTGTCTTGGCTTGCTTGGGCATTAAATAAGCCAGTTGTATTTATCTCTGGTATATCTTTGCCTAGAACAGATTTTCATACTCCATATAGAGTAACAAATACTAACCAAAATATTTGCCATGGTTGCGCATCAGAGCCAGATTTTATATTTGATAAAAACGATTGGTTATTTTGCCCCAAGAAGAAGTCTTTTCAATGCACTAAAGAAATCTCTTTTGAAATGGTAAAAGACAAAATAGATCTATTGATATCGAATGAAAACATAGATCTAGATGTAAAGCTAATAAATGCTAAAATCAGTTTTTTGGAAAGCCCTCATATAGAAATATTTGAAACAAGATATCCAAGATATATGGTGCAGTTATTCCATTTCCATGATAATCAATGGGTGATATATCATGAAGAGCATAATGCTCCTCAAAATTACAATTTTAAATTCTTCGCTTCCAATAGACAAAAGTGGAAAGTTAGGATCTACGCTTTTGAAAATGAAAAAATAAAACTGGTTTTCCAAGAAACTTATGATGAAAAAAATAAAAACATCTTATTTAGATTCGACTCGGAATCTTCAGAAGTAGAAAAGATTTATTTGAAAAAGGTTCTCGAATTCGAAAAAGAAAATCAGTGCAGAGCTGTCGTGGCTTCAAAACATCATGAGAAGTTGAAAAAAGCTTTTCCTAATTTTGAGCGGATCTATCCATTCGGGACGAAATTTGGGAATATTTATGCGTCTTACGACATAAAGAGGCACGAAATAGAAACAAAAAAAACAAGCGTCTTCGGATCTGACAAGCTTTGGATGAACAGAGGAAGAGCTGACATCACAGTTGACCACCACGAAAATTGGGTAGAATACAAACAGGAAGACATATTTGACGATATAATTAACAATTTATGAGTAAAATAATAGGATTATCACCGACTGATGGACATGATGCTGGCGCGTGTTTGATTATAGACGGAAAAGTAGTCTATAGTTTGGAAGAAGAAAAGCTTACTGGAGTAAAAGCTTGCTTTAACCAAAATATATTTCCAACTAAGGCTGTTGCTTCAATTGAAGAGCGATATGGAGTGTCAATGGAAAATTGCGACCATATAGCGATAGCAAGACCTTTCTTATTTAAGAATTTCCCAGAAAAATATAGGAGGCAAGAAATAAGCTCTAAAATAAAAACATTTTCACATCATTTGTGCCACGCTTTAGGTGCTTACTATACGTCTGGTATGAGTGGCAAAGTGATTAGCTTATCGTTAGATGGCGCAGGTTTGAGAAGCAGAGGAAAAATCTATTTGTGCGAAAACAATTATTATGATTGTGTGCACTCAGCTTGGTATGGAGTAGCTTCTCCTTTGGCAAATTTATGGGGTTTTAGCGCGAATTGGATGGGGTGGAGAATCTTGAAGGATGAAGGGAAGATAGTTGGATTAGCTGGCCATGGGAAAGTCAATCAGAGAATATATGATTATTTTAGTCAATGCTTATATTATGAGGATTTGACTCATAAAAAAGTAGGTTGGCTTTCAACATTTTTTTTCATTTTAAACAAGTTATCTGATGAAGGCTGGTTCAGAGAAGAAGAAAAAAAAGCAGATTACGCTGCCACTTTGCAAAAATTTTCAGAAGACATGATTCTGAAAATGTTAGTGGATATGAAAGGCAGGTTCCCTGAGTACAAGAAGCTGTGCTTGTCTGGTGGTTTATTCGCCAATGTAAAATTAAATCAATTCATAAACGAGTCAGGATTATATGACGAAATATATATCCATCAAGCAATGGGAGATGCTGGTTTGTTTTTAGGAGCAGCATTAGTAAGAGCCTCTGAGCTTAATGAAATAAATAAACCGTTACATCCAGAACATGTTTATTGGGGAGAAAGTTTTGGAAGAGAAACTTGGCTTGAGTTGATGCGCACCAATCAAAATGTTCGCATAAAGGCTTTTAACATAAATCAAGTAGCAAATTTAATTAATGATGGGTATGTAATAGGGTTGTTCTTGGGTAAAACAGAATACGGGCCTAGAGCATTGGGCAACAGAAGTATAGTAGTGCGCCCAACAGATGCAGAAACGCATCAAAAATTAAACGCAAGATTGAAGAGAACTGAAATCATGCCTTTCGCGCCATCTGTTCTAGAAGAGTATGCTAGTTCCATCTTTGACTGCGAAAAGTCAAGATACACTTCAGAATTCATGACGCTATGTTATAGCACTAAACAAGATTGGATAGACAAAATACCCGCTGTTGTTCACAAGGTGGATAAGTCAGCAAGACCTCAATTAGTAAAAAGATCTGCTAATCAACTTTACTATGATATAATTGATGAGTATAGAAAAATTTCAGGGCTACCAATCGTTCTGAATACTTCTTTTAATGCCCATGGAGAGCCTATCAATAATTACCCGCACCAAGTGATCAAGCATTTACTAGACGGATCGGTAGATTTTATTGTCACAGAAGATTTTATATTTTCATTAGAATGAAAAAAGTATTTATTGTAGGCGGAACATCTGGATTTGGCCTTTCTTTGGCTAAGAAATTCGACCATGAGCATGAAGTGACTGTCTGCGGAAGAAAAAAATATCCTATATTTAATGGGATAGTATGCGATATGCTTGATATTTCAGAGGACATTTTCAAAGAGCACAACCCAGATATTATAATAAATAATGCTTTCGATAAGAATGATTACATAAAATCTTATCAAGGATCGTTAAATGTTCTAAGGTCGGCTTTTTCTTTTTTTAAGTCAAAGAGCGAGGGGACAATAATAAATGTCAATTCAATTTGCGGGCTTTATCCAGACTTAAAAGACCCGGACTATGCAGCAGCTAAATACGCTCTCAGGGGTTATTCGGATTCTATTTCCGCAGAAGCTTTCCAAAAAAATATCAAAATAATAAACCTCTATCCTAGGGCCATGGCTACCGGAATGAATTTCGGGCGACCAGATTTTAATGAGTTGATGGACCCAGATGAGATTGCTGAATTTGTGGTGATGATGACAAAGTGTCAATCTTTTTATATTAGTTCGATACAATTCGATAGAATAAAGAGATAATGAAAGCTGCGATTCTAATAGAAAAAAATAAACCGCTCCATGTAGATAGTATAAACCTGCCTAAGAAATTGTCATTTGGGCAAGTAAGGGTAAGGCTATTGACAAGTGGTTTGTGTGGAGCGCAGTTGCAAGAAATAGCTGGGCTAAAGAATAACGAAAAATATATGCCGCATCTGATAGGGCACGAAGGATGTGGAATAGTTGAAGATCTTGGTGAAAATGTTTCTAAAGTAAAAAAGGGTGATAAAGTAGTCATGCATTGGCGAAAAGGGGCTGGAATTGAGGCTGATTTTGCTAAATACACTTGGAATGAAAGAGAAATCTCTGGTGGAAAGGTCACGACTCTTGCTGAAGAAGTTGTGATTTCCGAAAATCGTGTCACAGCAGTAGACAAGGATATAAATAATGAATTTTGCGCTTTGCTCGGGTGTGGTCTTTCCACCGGATTTAGCGTAGTGAATAAAGACGCTAATATTAAATTCGGAGAGAGCGTATTGGTGATTGGGTGCGGAGGAGTTGGTCTTAGTTGTGTGCAAGCCGCAAAACTTTCATTGGCTTCAGAAGTCGTAGGAATAGACATCAATGAAAAGAAAAGGCAAATGGTTGAAAACTTGGGAGCTGCTTTTTATAGTCCGGTTGATGTAGAAAAGATAGTAGAATCAAAAACAAAGTTTGATTGCATCATAGACACTACTGGTATTTTAAGTTTTGTATCTAGATTTATACCTATGTTGTCTGAGCAAGGTAGATGTATTCTTGTTTCTCAACCAAAGCCGGGATCGCAAATAATGATATCTGATCCTATTAAATTCTTTTCTTCTAATGGGCAAACTATTAGGTCTACTCAAGCTGGAAACTTTGATCCAGACATAGACATTCCAAGATATATAAAACTTTATAAAAACGGACAAATAAACATAAAATCTCTAGTGACTGATCGCTACGATATCTTCAATGTCAATGAGGCTATTACTAAATTGAAGTCTGGAGAATCTGGAAGAATCATTATCAATTTTTAAAATGAATTACGCCACAAAGCAAGATTTAATTAACTTCGAAAACTCAATCATTGATCTCTACAAAGATTGCAAGTTGCCTTTCTTGTTCCACTTATCTGGTGGCAACGAAGAGCAGCTAATAGAAATCTTCAAGGATATCAAAGATGGAGACTATGTAATCTCTAATCACAGAAATCATTATCACGCTCTTCTCGCTGGAATCCCGGCAGAAGAGTTGCGCCAAAGAATCTTAGATGGCAGAAGCATGTTTATTTATGACAGGAAGCGCAATTTCTTTACGTCAGCAATCATTGGCGGTACTCCAGCTATTGCAGCAGGAATCGCTCTTGCTCTCAAGCGCAAGGGGTCTTCTCAAAAGGTGTGGTGCTTCGTTGGTGACGGCACGGAAGATTCTGGGCATCTTTTTGAGGCGGCAAGATATGTTTCTGGTTTTGATTTGCCATGCAAGTTTATTGTAGAAGATAATAATAGATCTGTTTGCACACCAAAGAATGAAAGATGGGGTCAATCTGTATTGCCTCCGATGCCTCCTTGTGTAGAAAGATATCGATACGACATCACTTATCCTCACGCAAGAATTGACGAGAACATTGATCTAAAGAAAACAAAGCAAAAAACTGATGCTGAATATTTTCCGCATTTGCTTCCAGAAGAGATGCCGTCTTTTGATATTGATCCAAATATTTCATTTAAGAATGCTGTTACTGAAGCCATGACGGAGATTGGAAAAGCAAATTCTGTATTTATTGGATATAATGTCAAACATGGAAATGCAATGGGCAATCTTGTTAATGTAGATAATAGTCAAAAGATTGAAACTCCTGTTGCGGAAAATCTCATGGCTGGACTTGCAATCGGAATGTCTTTTGAAGGATTCAAGCCTGTTGTTTATTATGAACGTCACGATTTCATGTTAGTAGCAGCAGATGCAATTATTAATCACGCTAATCATATCGAGAGAATTTCTCATGGGGAATATGAGTGTCCAGTAATATTTAGAACAGTTGTGGCTGATAGTGGCCCGTTCTATTCTGGGCCAACTCATTCTCAAAACTTTACAGAGGGCTTTAGAAACATGGTGTCATTTCCTGTCTATGTTCCAAATACTGGACCAGAAGTATTAGAAGCTTATAAAAAAGCTCTTTACTCTTCAAGGCCATCTATGATCGTCGAGAGAAAAAGTAAATTCTAATGAAAAAGAAAATTTTAGTCATAGGCGATAGCTGTAGAGATGTTCATGTTTATTGCTCTTGCAATAGAATGAGTCCAGATAAGCCTGTGCCGATATTGCAGATTATCGATCAAAATGATAATCCCGGAATGGCTAAGAATGTTTATCGGAACATTAAGTCTCTAGAAAACTCTTGCGATATAGTCACAAATCCTAACTGGTCTAATATAACTAAAACAAGATATGTACATAAGAGTACAAATCATATGTTCTTTAGATTAGATTCTGCCGAAAACATAAAGAGATTCAATATAGAAAAGATGAGTTATGATTATGATCACATAGTAATATCTGATTATAATAAAGGTTTTTTAACAGAAGAAGATGTTTTAACTATCTCGTCTAATCATAATTCAGTATTTCTTGATAGCAAAAGAATATTGGGAGACTGGGCTACAAAGGTAAGGTTCGTAAAGATTAATAATTTTGAATACGATAGATCAAAGCATTGTATCCCAAGCGTTCTTAAAGATAGAATAATTAAAACAGCAGGAGAAGATGGTTGTTATTATTTAGGTAAAAACTATCCAGTGGCACAGCAAGAAGTAATAGATGTGTCTGGTGCTGGCGATTCTTTCTTGGCAGGATTAGTAGTAGAATTCAGTAAAACTAATGATATAGAAAAAGCAATTCTTTTTGCTAACGAATGTGCTAGTAAGGTTGTGGGCCAAAAAGGAGTAGGAATTATATGATCTATTGAACAAAATAGAGTGTAATCTATGGCATGGCTGTATACAACATAATTGTCAATCAGGGAGAGAACTACGATTTAACAGCTACCCTGACTGATACAAGCGGGACTCCAATTAACATAAGTGGGTATTCTTTAAGAGGAAAAATAAGATACTCATATGGTTCAACTGGAGTCCTTGTTGACTTAGAGCCTACAGTAGTAAGTGCTACTGGAGGGGTAATTAATTTCACATTAAGCCCTTCAGAAACCGCAGCGCTTCCAATAACAGTTGCAGTTTATGATATAGAAAGATATGTATCAGGCCAAGCTCCTGAGAATACTGTATCAAGAGTATTGCAAGGAACAGTCACAGTAACCCCAGAAGTAACTTACTAATATGCCAGACATAGTAATAGTAAATCCAAAGCCATCAATTAACGTAGAAGTTACAGCTCCGCCAAGCGATATAGAAAGCGCTATAGTTGTAAGCGCTGGGTTGCCCGGTCCTGCTGGATCATCTGGCACTTCTGGAACTTCTGGTTCATCTGGAAGCTCAGGCACTTCTGGTTCAGGCGGATCTTCTGGCTCTAGTGGAAGCTCTGGCACTTCAGGATCTGGCGGGTCTTCTGGTACAAGCGGCTCATCTGGAACATCTGGGTCTGGAGGATCGTCGGGAACTTCTGGGTCAGGTGGTTCGTCTGGTACAAGTGGAACATCTGGCACATCTGGATCTTCTGGAACATCTGGATCAAGCGGATCTTCAGGAACAAGCGGAACTTCTGGATCAGGAGGGTCTTCTGGAACCTCGGGATCTTCTGGCACTTCTGGATCAGGAGGATCGTCTGGCACAAGTGGTACATCTGGAACAAGCGGCACTTCAGGAACTTCGGGGACTTCTGGGACAAGTGGTTCTGGAGGATCTTCAGGCACATCGGGAACTTCAGGCTCATCAGGGTCTTCTGGCACTTCTGGCTCTTCAGGAGTGGACGGAGCTAATACTTACAGATATTTACTAACAAATAATGCAGTTTTAGCAAATGGTGAATTTAAAGTAGTTGCTGGAAATGGATCTTTGTCTTCTATTACTTCTGCTATATTTAATGAATATGATTCTGGCGGAAGTTTATTAGACTCTTGGTTTGAAGGATTAAGAACTTGGGTTGAATTAAGATACGAGAAAGCAATATTCCAATTAGTAAACACGGCAGATATTCATAATAGAGTAGAGCTTTTTGTTGCTAGTGTTATTCGTAATGGAGATGATACTTGGGCTGTAAATTTAAATTTCTTAGCTGGCCATGGAAATATAGAACTAAATAGCACTTATGCTGTTTCTTGGGTTCTTTGCGGCGCAGATGGATCTTCTGGAACCTCTGGGTCTTCAGGAACATCTGGGTCATCTGGAACTTCTGGATCATCTGGAACATCAGGTTCTGGAGGATCTTCAGGAACTTCTGGGACGTCTGGATCATCTGGTACTTCTGGATCTGGCGGATCATCAGGAACATCAGGCTCTGGAGGCTCTTCTGGCACTTCGGGAACTTCTGGTTCTAGTGGATCTTCTGGTACAAGCGGAACTTCTGGTACAAGTGGCACTTCTGGTATAGATGGAACTAGCGGAACATCTGGTTCATCTGGAACTTCTGGATCTGGTGGTTCTTCAGGCACTTCAGGATCTTCTGGAACATCAGGTTCTGGAGGTTCCTCTGGCACAAGCGGAACTTCTGGTACAAGTGGCACTTCTGGGACTTCAGGATCTTCTGGAACTAGTGGATCAGGAGGCTCCTCTGGAACTTCTGGCTCAAGCGGAAGCTCAGGAAGCTCTGGGACTTCTGGCTCTGGTGGCTCATCTGGAACCAGTGGATCTAGTGGAACAAGTGGTTCTTCTGGAACTAGCGGGACATCGGGTACTAGTGGAACATCTGGAATAGATGGAACTAGCGGAACATCTGGCTCTTCTGGAACATCAGGTTCTGGAGGAAGTTCTGGAACTAGCGGGACATCTGGTTCATCTGGAACCTCTGGGTCTTCTGGAACTAGTGGGTCAGGAGGCTCCTCTGGAACTTCTGGCTCAAGCGGAAGCTCAGGAAGCTCTGGGACTTCTGGTTCTGGCGGATCATCAGGAACATCTGGTTCAAGCGGCGCTTCTGGCACAAGCGGAAGCTCTGGATCTAGTGGAGATAAATATAGAGCAACTTCAGAAACTTCATTTACTTTAGGAAATGCTGGTACTTTAAATATTGGACCTAATTATGGTTATAGCGTTGCTCAATCTATTATTGTTGTATATAATGGATCTAATTTCCAAGAGTGCGAAGTTATCTCTTATAATGCTGCAACTGGAGATTTATCTTTTGGCGCACCAATAAGAACTGTAGGATCTGGAACTTATTCTAGCTGGTTAATAAACTTAGACGGCGCAAGCGGTGGCGATGGATCTTCTGGCACCAGCGGAAGCTCTGGGTCTTCTGGAACTTCGGGGTCTGGCGGTTCATCTGGTACATCTGGAACATCAGGAAGCTCTGGTACATCTGGCTCTGGGGGTTCTTCTGGAACAAGCGGAACATCAGGAACTTCAGGGTCTGGTGGGTCATCAGGCACTTCTGGTTCTAGTGGAACATCAGGGTCAGGAGGTTCTTCTGGAACTAGCGGATCATCTGGTACATCTGGATCAGGTGGTTCATCTGGAACTAGTGGATCTTCAGGGACTTCTGGTTCATCTGGATCTAGCGGGTCTTCTGGATCAAGCGGCATAGATGGCGTATCAGGAGGCGCTGTCTATTACTTTAATGAATCTGTAACACAAACGCCATACAAGGAATTTTCTATAACTCCAAGCGCAGCAGCAGAACAAAGTGTATCTGCTACGATTGCAAGTGGCGTCACAGAAACTATTCAATCATATTTAACAGCTACAAATCTACCCAATGTAACAGCGATACCAGCGGGTATTTGGGCATTTTTCTTACATGCATATAAACAAGATGCTAACGCTTCATTTAATATATTTTGTGAAGTTTATAAAAGATCTTCTGGGGGAGTTGAAACTTTATTATTTACAACAGATCCTGTTGCGGTAACAAGTAATTCTCCCACACCATCAATGGTGAACTCCGATACATATCAATCGGGTTATTCATTAAATTTAACAGACAAAATACTTGTTAAAGTTCGTGCAACAAATACAGACAATCAATCAAATAGTATAACATTTGTAACAGAAGGTACAACACACTATTCATTTGCGCAGACAACATTGGGAATAGTCAGTGGAACAAGTGGTTCAAGTGGAACATCTGGGTCTTCTGGCACTTCAGGAAGCAGTGGGTCTTCTGGGACTTCAGGTTCCGGTGGGTCATCAGGAACTTCTGGATCAAGTGGGACTTCTGGATCTGGAGGTTCTTCTGGAACAAGCGGAACATCAGGAACTTCAGGGTCTGGTGGGTCATCAGGCTCTTCTGGTTCTAGTGGAACATCAGGGTCAGGAGGTTCTTCTGGAACTAGCGGATCATCTGGCACATCTGGATCAGGTGGTTCATCTGGAACTAGTGGATCTTCAGGGACTTCTGGCTCTGCTGGAAGCTCTGGCACTTCTGGTTCTGCGGGAACTTCTGGCAGCTCAGGTTCTACTGGAGGAACAGGAGGAACTGGTGGCACAGGTGGAATAGGGTCTACAGGATCTATTGGTAGCACTGGTGGCACTGGCGGAACAGGTGGAACTGGTGCTAGAGGAGCTTCAGATTGGACTCCTAACTTTCAAGGAGTTGTATATGGAGCAGATAGTTCGACTTTCTTAAAAACTTCAGGAGCTAATGCTTGGGATAGTCAAGTTTACTCTACTCAAGGATATGTAAGAGGCGTATACTGCACAGCAAAAGCAACAAGCACTAATGTTATTGCGATGTTTAGTTTGAATTCTGATCCCACTGGAGACGCTTCGTATACTTCATTGGATTATGCTTGGTATTTAGATAATAATTTATCGATATGGGAAAACAATGTTGCGGTACTTACTGGAATAGCTTATACTGCAAGCACAGTTTTAGCAATTACTTATGATGGAGCCAATGTAAGATACTGGAAAGATGGGGTAATACAAAGAACTGTTGCTAGAGGACTTGGAAATGCTCTTTATTTTGATTCTAGTTTTTATTCTGCGAATTCTCAAGGAATAACAAATGTAGCATTCGGGCCTATGGGTGAAGCTGGCAGCAGCGGCTCCTCTGGCTCCTCTGGTTCTTCTGGAAGCTCTGGTACTTCCGGATCGGGTGGGTCTTCTGGAACAAGCGGCTCTTCAGGAACTTCGGGATCGTCTGGTACATCTGGTTCTACTGGCGGAACTGGAGGGACAGGCGGTACAGGTGGGACAGGGGGCATTGGGTCAACTGGGTCTCAAGGTATTCAAGGTTCTTTCGGGTCTCTAGGTTCTGTTGGTTCAAGAGGATCAACTGGTTCTCAGGGAGGAACTGGAGGAACAGGTGGTACTGGAGGAATAGGCTCCACAGGTTCACAAGGAATACAAGGATTTCAGGGCGGCACTGGCGGAACCGGCGGAACCGGCGGGACAGGAGGAACTGGCGGAATTGGGTCTCAAGGATCTAGCGCAAGCTTGTCTGGCTCATCTGGATATGTCGCTAAATTTAATTCTGCAACAACTTTAACAAATTCTAACATATATGATAATGGAACTAATATTGGAATAGGTACAACTAGCCCAAGTTGGTTATTAACAGCTTATGCCGCGAGCGCCCCTCAATTTGCTATATCAAATGCGACAAGGTCTTTCGTATTAACAAATAATGCTGGTGATGGTTTATTGTCTTTTAATTATAGCTCTGCTAATAGATTACAATTTGACACAACAAATCAATGGTTTAATGCTGGAAATCTTGGAGTAGGAACAACCACACCATCTGGAAAAATACATGCGGTTTCTGCTGTATCTGGGGATACATTAATAAGAGCAGATGGGACAAATGGTGGATTATTTTCTATTATAGATGATCTTTCTGATTCTTTGATGTCTGTAAATACTATTGCTGGTTTACCAGTATTTGAAGTATTTGCTAATAATACAATTAAAGCCGGACAATTTAATAGCGGAGATTTTACTATTAGCGGCAACAAGGTTGGAATAGGCCAGCCAAATCCTCAATATAAGTTAGATGTAAGTGGAAATATTAGATTCACTGGAATATCGACTGGAACTAGCAACAACGTTCTGGTTATAGAAGCAGATGGGCAAGTAAGAACAAAAATAAATGCTTCAAGCTCTGGAAGCTCTGGGACTTCTGGTTCAATGGGCTCTCAAGGCGGGACAGGTGGCACTGGAGGAACCGGCGGAACTGGTGGTATTGGATCAACTGGGTCTCAAGGAATTCAAGGGTCGCAAGGAGGCACAGGCGGCACTGGTGGCACTGGTGGGATTGGCTCTACAGGGTCTCAAGGAGGCACTGGTGGCACTGGAGGAATAGGATCTACAGGGTCTCAAGGAGGCACTGGTGGCACTGGAGGAATAGGATCTACAGGGTCTCAAGGAGGCACTGGCGGCACTGGAGGAATAGGGTCTACAGGATCTCAAGGAGGCACAGGCGGTACTGGCGGAACAGGAGCAAGAGGCGCTTCGGATTGGACTCCTAATTTTGGTGGAGGAGTTACTTATGGAGCAGATAGCACGTCATTTGTAAAAGCTTCTGGAAATGCAAATACTTGGGATGGACACCTTTATTCCACTCAAAGTTATACTAGAGGTGTTTACTGCTCAATGCGATCTAATACTACTGGAGTATATGTAATGATTGGATTAAACACTGATCCAACATTAGATGCTTCATATACTAGTATTGACTATGCTTGGTATTTTGTCGGAGATGGAACGTTAAGAATTTATGAAAATGGATCAGATATTGGTCAATCCGGTTCTTATACAACAAGTACAGTATGTTCTATAACTTATGATGGATTTAATATAAGATATTGGAAAGATGGAGTAGTTCAAAGGACAGTTTCAAGAGCTGTAGGAAGTCCTTTATATTTAGATGCAAGTTTTTATACTATATCTTCTACATTGGGATTAACAAACGTAGCTTTCGGGCCAATGGGTGAGTCTGGAAGCGCCGGGTCTGCTGGCGCTACAGGAGGCACTGGAGGCATTGGTTCTACTGGAGCCACAGGTGGAACTGGTGGGACCGGAGGTACTGGCGGGATAGGTTCAACTGGATCTCAAGGTATCCAAGGTTCTCAAGGTGGAACAGGAGGCACTGGAGGAATAGGTTCGACTGGATCTCAAGGCATACAAGGATCTCAAGGCGGAACAGGCGGAACAGGCGGAACTGGTGGAATTGGTTCTACAGGATCTATAGGCTCTACTGGGTCTGCTGGCCGAAACGCGTTTACTACAACTACGGCGGCATTTACCATGCCAGCGGTTTCCTCAACTGTTGTAGTGAGCGTAGGAAATACTGACTGGATGCAAGTAAGTCAAATTATATATATAGAAAACGCTGGATACTTTTCAATTAATTCTTGGAGTAGCACTACTTCAGTTACTTTAACAAATGTTGGATACACTGGGAACGCCGCACAAAATACAGTCATATCTACTGCTAGAAGAGTGGGTCCAGCAGGGCTCATTGGAGTTACTGGTTCTCAAGGAGGCACAGGAGGCACAGGTGGCACTGGAGGAACCGGCGGCTTGGGGTCTACCGGATCTCAAGGCATTCAAGGCTCGCAAGGGGGAACAGGAGGAACAGGGGGAACTGGTGGCACTGGCGGATTAGGCTCCACTGGGTCTCAAGGAGCTGGAGCTACTATAACAAACAACGTAGACAACTATGTTGTTACAGCTACTGGTTCAGGATTAAATGGTGAAGCGAATCTAACATTTAATGGTAATAAATTAGGAGTAGCTGGATCTATAATGGGCAAAGGAACATCTTATATTCTTGCTGCTAATGGAGCTATACCATTTGATTTGAACTACGGAAATGTTTTTGTTGTGCAAATGAATAGTGGCGTTAGCGCTACTTCTGTATCATTTTCCAGTAGAGGATCGGCTACAGGAAATGCTGAAACTGTAATAGCAGTAATTAAATATCTTGGAAGTAATGCGATTGCTTGGACAGGATCTGGAATATACTGGCCCGGAGGTATAAATCCTACATTAACTAATGTGAATGGAAGATGCGATGTTTTTGCTTTCACTTCTATTAGTTATAATAGCGGATGGTTTGGATCTATAATAGCTCAAAACTTAGATAGCACAGGATTTACTATATGATTTTTATAGGATCTGGATTAACAAACTCTTGGGGATTGCCATATATTAATCCAAATTTTGGCACAAGTGGATCAAGCGGATCAAGCGGAACAGGAGGCACTGGAGGAACCGGAGGTACTGGGGGTACTGGAGGGGGATCTGCCGTCAACTTTACCCAAATAAGATTCGAGGGCGGATCTTCTACAAGCGGAACGCCGGGGGCAAGTAATTGTATTTATGAAATCTATTTGTTTGTAAATGGGCAAGTAGAGTTGAGGTTGGGGAACTGGGCAAATACTGGAGGAATATCTGGGCATTATAGCGCCACAGGATCTGGAGTCTCATTCTCGCCAACAGCGAATACTACTTATGTTTGGAATGCTGCGATAACTGCTACTACATTTTATTCTAGCTATCAATATATAAATGGAGCGTTAAGCGCATCCGGATCAACAGCTCCATCGTTGGGGGCCTCTTCTACAGGAACTTGGCCTCCAAGCGGTTGGACAAGTTTACAAAATGGAAGCGTAGACGACAGCTTTGTAAATGTTCCAATAACTTCAACTACTTTTTTCGGCACAGCTAGAACAATTGCGTATGTTGGAAGCAATGCTTACATCACATTCGGATCAGGATCTAACGCCTATTTTAGTTTAGGTACTACAAATCCGGGGCTTGATAAATTTATGTTTAACGCGGCAGATAGAAGCTATCAAAGAGTAGCATATAGAACAGGATCTAAATAATATGCCAGCACCAACAATACGATATGATTTTACTCAAGGATATGGAGCAAGCGCTTTAACAGCGTTTAACACTTCAATTCCTGATTTGAGTGGAAATGGAAACAACGGAACTGTCAATAATATGACGGCGGATGCTAATTGGCTTGGATCTTTTAGGTGCGGAATGTTAGATATAAATAACACAACAAATACTAGCGGCAAAACAATACAATGCGCAAATATTACTCATCAAAATGACTACTCTATTCATATAGGAATACAAACTGGTCCAAGCGGGGCAATGGTTGGTTTTCCATGTATTATAGCTGGAGCTTACGCTTCTAGCACTCATGACTGGTGGATTGGATGGAATGATACTTTTGGCCCTATGCGATATTCAAGAAATGGAGTCGCTGTTTTATCAAGCTCTTCTTATGGTAATATAGCAAATACTTTTTATATGGTTGCAGTAACTAATGATTTTACCGGCGGTGGCGCAGGATCAATATTTAAAATTTATAGAGCAAATGGAACAGATGGGGGAACAGCAACTGGAGGCCCATATGCAGCCTCAACAGCGGGAAGAGTGGGAATCTGCAAATATGGAGGATTCACGGATAACTATCAATCAGCAATTCGTTTAGGTCATTTTATGTTTTGGAATGGATCTAGATTAACGGCAGCAGAACACGATGATATAGCAAGAAGATATTATTTAAAATACAACTTTACAGCTTTAGTTTAAATTATGAACCAATATTATTACATGAAATGGGACGACGCATCTCAGTCGTACATAATGCAGTATGGCCCGACTTTCTTGCCAGAAAACTTTGGAGAAACTTCTGGCTTTGCAAATGTCGCAATAAATTCTCCAGACTTAATGTTTGATTTAAGCTGGACTGGTTTAGCGGGCTATGCTTTTTGGAAATTTATAGATTCAACTAAGCCAATTTGTGGGGTTAATCAGAAAATAAAATCTCAAATTTCATTAGACCAAAATCTTAAGGTCGTCAATATACAGTATTTTCTTGCTGACTTAGATTCTGCAGATATAGAAACATTAGATAAAATTTTTATTGCAAACGTTACTCCAATAAGAGACCAGTATTTGAAAATGACTGATTTCACTCAAATCCCTGACGTGCCAATTTCTCAAGACGCAAGAACAGATTTTGCTGTATTTAGACAACAGTTAAGAGATTTGTTTAATGTAGAAGATCTTTCTACAGTAACTTGGCCTATTATTCCTACATCTGCGCCGAATATTTCTATACCGCCTTTTCCTCATATGCCAAAATATAACCCAGATCAGACTATTTTTGTGTAATTATAACATATGAAGGTTGTTGACATAGCTCAAGAAATATATTTTGATTTAAATAGCCCAAGCGATTTAAGTATCGCGGCTATAGCTTTTTGGGTTAGAGCGAATGTCGGGGCGCTTAATAGTTATCTTTTTTCTAATTTTGTAGTTGATGAAACAACCTATGAGATAGTTGACGCAGACAACACAACAGTTCAAATAGATATTAATGCTGTAGCAATCCTAAAAAAGATGTACATAATACACAGATATGCTGTAATCATTAGATCTAAATTGACTTCTACAGATTCCGATGATGTTATAGAAGTAACTCACAATGACACAAAGGTCAGAAAACTAGATAAAAATCAACTGATAAAAACAGTAAGCGCCGAAAAGAAACAAGAGGAAGAATCCCTAAAGTTGCTAATCAGCGCCTACAGAGGCAAAAAGTTTGTTCCCGGCCAAGTTGTTGGAGACGATATTGTTGCTGGAGCTTTTCCAGACAATTATCCATACATCAGATCAGGAAGAACTTATGGCTATACTGCTTATTAATATTCTGCGTTGTCTTCTAGAATTTTAGAGATTTGATTTATCTCAAATTTAATCTTTTGCTTCAAAGACTTAAGCTCTGCAACGACATCTAGTGTTTGCTTTTTTGTTTTGCAAGATCGCAGCTTCTCCAAGAGTCTTTCGGCCTCCGCTTCATAGAACTCAGAGGTTTTAATAAGCATATCTAAATTGTCCATAAAAAAAGGGGGAGCTTTCGCTCCCCCAGTTGTTTTAGCGACTACGGCGAGTTGCTCGCTTGGTCAAGCTTTGAGGATCTGATGCAGCAGAAAAGCCGAATGCGTTACGAGGCATACGCTTAGCATCGGTTCGATGCTGATTGATCTTAACAGCCTTCTGAACATCAGTTACCGCAAATGTTCCTGCGGCAGACTCTGTAACCGTAATAGTGTACTTATTCATAGCAACTATATTGTTGCGGCGATATAAAAAAAGTCAAATTATTTTATAGGAATTACATTAACTTTTTCTTGTTCTTTTTTAGGAACGATTATCTTTAGAACACCATCTTCAAGATGAGCAATAGATTCAGAAACGACAGCAGAGTTTGGCAGCTTGTATTCTGCTGAGAATGGGGTTCTCTTGTTTCCTTGTTTTGGAGAAATGGTGACGCAAACAACATTTCCTTTAGAAGTAACAGTTATTTCATTCTTTGAAAAGCCCGGAGTGTCAAGCTCTAATTTGAACGCCTCTTCTGTTTCTTTCCACAAGTCTAATGTTAGGTAGCTGTTGAGTTCTTTAGTCAATTGAGTTGATGATTTAAGTGTGTAATACATAGGTATCTCATTCAAGCAGAGGCCGTGCCACTATATTTTCTTTAGTTTTTCTATGTTTTTACGAATCTTTTGAGACTTGCTGAGACGCTTTGTCTCTTTAGGTGGGTCAACAAGGAACGAGTCTCTGATAAGAATAAATAATTCAACAACTGATTCTCTTGAGAAGTGGCTGTTTTCAGGAGCGACAGGAGAAGTATCTTGCCATTCAATAACAAAATCAGCAAGAGCTTCTAGCTTTGGGGTGTGTGTCGCCTCTTCATTATTAACTGGAATAGAATAAGATTTCTTGAAAGTAAAAGTTTCTTCTAGTTGATACTTCTTGACATGAATTAAGATGCCTTTATTTTTTTTAATCCAAGCAACCTCGTCGTGTTCATATTGAGCGTGACGAACATCTGGGATGCAAATTATTCTATCGGACTCAATTTTTGGTAGACTAGAAATTTTTTTAGCTAGTTTTCCAATCCAATGAGTTCCTTTAGATTCTTCACGTTTTACTTTAGCATAAAAAACTAAGAAATCTCTAATAAGAGCCTTCTCTTCTCTTGAGCATAGTATTGGATTTATATTATACATAGACTTTAAGGCTTCGCGGCACTCCTCCTTCAATTCGTCGGCCAAAGCCATGCGCTCAAATGCATATCCAGAGCCTTCAAATAAAACTCTTAGCATATTGCACAAAGAGTCTTTGCCGTCTCCTGCTAGTCCTGATATTCCTATTATTTTGTTCATTTTAAAAATACGCTCCAATCAACATGGTTTTTGAAATCAATAGCATCACTTGCTAATCTCGGGGCCATTGGCTTTGGCTTTCTAATAAGTTTTAGCCCAGCTTCTTCTGGTGTTTTGCTTCCCTTTTTAGAATTTATATCCTTGTGGCAAAGAACCATATTCTCCCAAGTGTTCGGGCCTCCTCTTGATTTTGGAAAAGGATGGTCTATATTTGCTTCTTCTGGTTTTAATTTTTTACCACTGTATTGGCAAATACCTTGGTCTCTAAGCCAAATATTGTTTCTAGTAGGACGAAATGTTTTTACGGGTACTTCAGAGTATTTAGACGAAGCAATGATAGTCGGTACTCTTATAGACATCTTGCTTGTGCGAATTTCTAAGTCGCACTTTCTGACAGGAAGAGTTAGCCACTCGTCCCATTTGACGGCTTGAATATCTTCTATGTCAGAAAAATTTAAAGATCCATCTTCATTTTTCTTATAGATGACATTTAATGCCACACAATTGGGATGCACCAATTCACTGAAAGCATCTCTTACAGATTTAACCCCAATTGGTTGCCACCTTTTGTTGAGGCACAAGCAAATAATTTTATCCTCTATGCCCATGACTTATCAAGTATAGAATTTTTTTTGATTAAGTCAAGATTTTTCTAGACTTTTTTAAAGTTACGATTAAGATAAAAATGATGAACAAGACATCTAAGACTAAGACATCTACTAAGAAGGCATCAAAGCCTGCAACAACTACAGCAACGAAGAAGGCGGTTAAGAAGACTGGTAACACTGGTAACGTAGGCAAGCCAGCGCCACCGGGAAGTTCAGGAAGCTCTGGCTCCTCGAAGAAGAAGTAAAACAACACGGCGCGGCTAAAAACCGCGCCTTTTTTATTAATAAATTATGAAACTTTCGTCAGAAGAATCTTCCCAATCTAGAGACTCAGATGCCTTTGCTTTTCTTTTGAATTGGCTATAGCAAACAGCGGCTCTTTGTTTTTGTTGCGGGAAATCCTTGTTCATGGTAGGATCGCCCATACATTTTGATACAAATTCGCTTTGCTTTTCGTTTTTTCTAGGCTTTGGAAGTGGCATATAACAAACATTACACTTAATTTAGAGACCTAATATCAAAAATATCAACAGCCACTAAAGTATTGCCATTAGAAACTAAGAACGTATATTCATCTTTAACAGCAGAAACTTCTCCTACCCATTCGCCATCTGGGTCTAAAACGCGAACAGTCTTTCCTACAAGTCTTGAGTTAATGTCAAGTTTTGTTTCTTTCATTTGATTTTTATTTTTTTATCTATATTGGGAAATGAAATGTAAATATCTGAGTAAGCTGAATTAGGATCTAGAATAACTCCTAGAACTTTCAAAGCATCTTCTGAAAAAGAACTTGCTCTTTCTAAATATTTTTGCTCATAAGATTCTACGCTTGGTTTATTTGAGCAATTACAATTAGACAATCCATCTAAGCAAAAAGACAAACAGTCAACTAACTCTTTTGATTTGGCCACTTCTGTTGGGCTTGATGAAATAGCCCTACAAAATTCTATAAGTCCTTTAATTTCTAGCTCCATAGTCAAACATAATGTCTATCATCTTATACAATATTACATACACAAAATAAACAAAAAGGACAAATTGAATTTTTGATGCAATTAAACACATCCAAAATCCCAAACAATAAGGGCAGCTTAACAGCTTAATAAAAAAGTTATCGCTATTATAGCTTAAGAAATCAAGATAATTTGACTTTTTATTATTTTGGATCTTGAAGCACTTATACTCTATAAGCTTTGAAAATGAAATAAGACGGAAAATCTTGCCATATTCGACAAGAAATTCCGTTTTATACAACAAAAATGATAAAGCCGCGCAAGATGCGGCTTGTATAAAATTAGCCTGTATGTCCATATCCGCCTTCTCCGCGCTTGGTTGCAGGAAGAGTTTGGGTGTTTACGAAGTTGACAGAGGCGCAAGGCTCAATGATTATTTGAGCAATTTTATCTCCAACCTTCACTTCGAAGTCTATATTTGCATCAGTATTGTACAAAATTACACCTATGTCTCCACGGTAATCAGAGTCAATTACTCCAGCTAGTACATCAATGCCATTCTTGTAAGCTAAGCCGGACCTTGGAGCGATTCTTCCATAGTAGTTCATTGGAATGGCCAAGCTTACATTGGTTTTAATAAGCTTTCTTCCAAGTCTTGGCACAACAACAGCTTCTGCTGCATACAAATCATAACCAGCCGAAAATTGAGTTCCTTGAGTCGGAGTTTTGGCCAAATCGCTAAGCAACTTGATGTGTATATCCATGCCAGTATTATTGGGGCACTATAAAAAAAGTCAACATAAAGTTTGATTTTTATTGATCCTTTACCATATTAAGGTATGAACATTATTGAATGTTATCAGCTCCTCAACGAATACTTCAACAATCATACCTGTTTTAATGTAAAGAAGAATAGAAAAGAAGTTATTCTTGTCTCGGACGATGAGGACTCTGAAAACGCTGCTCTTATTTGCGCATTGAAAGAAATGGAAAAGGCAAACGTGCTTCGTTCTTGCTCTTTGAATGGCGAAGACTACTGGGTCTTGGTAAAGCCTCTTGAGTCATTTTCTCAAACAATCGAAGTTAGCGGTTTGGTTGCTGCTGGGATCGCATCTGTAATAAATGATATGTGTCAAGCTCTTGGAAGCGATTCTGAAAAATGTGATGTTCTTAATATTTCTGAGAAAGATTTAAAGAATCTTATTTATATCGCTTCAAAGGCTTCACCGGATTCATTGAAGAAATGATTTGACTTTTCGGAAAAAGCATCTAAAACTGTGTGCAGTCTGTTGTGCAGAGGTAGCCGAGCGAAACCACGCTCACTTAAGGATAGACTCCTTATTTTAAAAATCTTAAATGATCAACAAGCCCGTCAAAAGACAATAGGAAATTGGAAGAAATTCCAGCGTGCGTTCGGGAGAGGCCGCGTCGTAAATGAGTCCTATTTAAAACTGCTAGAAACTTCGTTCCTCTCAAAGGAAAAGGCGATGGTAGCGTCTGAAAAAAAGTCACTGCGTAAACAACAGACTGAAATAGCCAAAGGTAGTCGATAGCTAAACGGACTTGCTAAAGCCGGAGATGCGATGACTGATTCGGGTACTTTTGGGGTGAATAATACTTAGATATAAGAGTCTAAGTTGACCTGCTATTGCTTCGTAGCCAACTCAAGGAAAAGCTATAAGGCGATGGTAGAAAGGAAAGTCTCTGTGGAAACACAGAGCATCAAGGATAAAGTTTATGACAAAATTAAAATCTATACAAGATTCTGATATTTCTTTAGTCAAGAAGATTAAAGAGTTTAACTGCAACGACAGTTTCGAAAAATTATCTAGTTCTTATGATAATTTTTATTTTTCAATAGCCAGAAGATATTCTCAGGCTTTGACTAAAATGGGGATGAGCAAAGAAGAGATTAAGTCTGAAAAAGACTTTATTCTTTATAAAGCAGTTCAGTCTTTCGATGCGAAGCAGAAAACGAAGTTTTCAACTTGGTTCTGTAATTGCGCTAGGTATCATTTCCTGAATTATATAAATTCTAACAAGAAGTATGTTTTAAATGAAGGATTTGGAATAGATACTTTTGTTAACAAGGATATTTTATCTACTACTGATAAAAACACAGAAATGTATGACTATCTTTCTTCTCTCCTGTCTTCTTTCAAGGATCAGAGAATAAATGAAGTTTATAGGCTTAGATACTTTTCTAACTCATCTAAGTTAACTACTTGGAATAAAATAGCAAAGAAACTCAACATCAGCACTCAAACAGCCATTAATCTTCATGAAAAAGCAAGGTCTTTCTTGAAGAATAAAATTGTAAGTAAAAATTCTTTCGATTTAGTTTGACATTTTGTTTTTAGAGACGATAATGAGTCGGCATGAATGCTACTAAGACTGAAAATAAGTGGGACAACCGCGAACTGGGTGCCTTGTGGATGAAAGTCAGCAAGGACAAATCACAGAAGTATATGACTGGTCATATTAATTCCTCTCTTGAGGGAAAGATTGATATTGTTATCTTCTCAAACAAGGAGAAGAAGTCTGACAAGTCTCCGGACTTTCGGATTTACGCTTCTGATCGTGCTGAAAATAAGCAAAAGGAATTGGCTGGCACAGCCGCTCCAGCGTCATCTAAAAAGACGCAATCAACGTCTGAGGACGATGATGGGGTTCTATAATAAAAAGTAGAAAATCTTTTTCACCTACCTATAACAATAGGTAGGTTTTTTTATGCACTTTGCTGTTCAAGTTCCTCTAAATTCTTTAAGTTTTGGGCAAGTAAGTTTTAACTTGCTATATGAGTTCTTTAAAATGGGACTCAATCCTTCTATATTTAAAGCTTCTGAACATCAAATAGACTTCTCTGCCTATGACTTTGAGCAAGAATTTGTAGATTGGATTATTAGAAATCATAACGATGCTTTTTTAAAGCACAATAGAAATATTCCTATTATTAGAGTTTGGCACATTAATGATTCAATTAGATCATATTCTAACAAGCAAGTGCTTTTGACATTCCATGAAACTGATCAACTTACTCCAATTGAATCAAATATTTTAAAGAGCAGCGATGTTTGTGTTACTTCTCAATACACTAAGGATGTTTTTGCAAATTCTGGAATTCAATCAACTGTGGTTCCACTAGGATTTGATTCTAAGCACTTCAAAATAACAAATAAAAAGTATTTTGATGATGGTAGAATTACTTTCAATGTATGTGGTAAATTCGAAAAGAGAAAACACCATGCAAAAATAATCAAAGCTTGGATTAAAAAGTTTGGAAAGGACAAGAGGTATTCTTTGCAGTGCGCAATTAATAACGCTTTTTATCAAGATCCAGCAGAGCTAAAGTCTATATATTCTAATATACTAGATGGAAAGCCTATATTTAATGTAACGTTTTTATCTACCATGCCTAAAAATGCTACATATAATAACTTTCTTAATTCTGCTGATATTATTTTAGCTATGTCTGGAGCGGAAGGCTGGGGCTTGCCGGAATTCCAATCTGTCGGCCTTGGTAAACACGCTGTTGTTTTAAATGCCACTTCTTACAAAGAGTGGGCGAACGAAAGCAATGCCATTTTGGTCCAACCAAGATCAAAGATCGAAGTTTACGATGGCAAGTTTTTCTCTAAAGGAACCCCATTTAATCAAGGCAATATTTTTGATTTTTCTGAAGACGAATTTATTGCTGGCTGCGAAGAGGCAATCAGAAGAGTCGAGAAAGACAGAATCAACCATCAAGGGCTAAAAATACAAGAACAATTCAAGTATTCCACTACAGCAAACAAGCTGCTATCTTTAATTTAATATGCCAATTTATCTTTTTAAGAACCCTAAGACAGGTAAGATTATTTCTGTGTTTCAGGGCATGAACGACGATCACACCTATTCCGAGGAAGGAATTAAGTATGAAAGAGTTTTTACTATACCTAATGCTCAAATAGACACAGAATTTGATTTAGACTCATCGTCAAAATTTGTAGAAAAGACAGGTAAGATGAAAGGTACTCTTGGAGAAATCTGGGATTATTCTCAAGAGCTTAGTGACAAAAGAGCCGCAAAACACGATGGAGTTGATCCGTTGCGTCAAAAAGCTGAAGAGAAATACTCCAAGAAAAGAAGAGGTATGAAATATAAGAGCAAGGTAAATCCTTCAGAAGTTCCTAACATTCAACTTGACTAATTCCATTTTCCTCTAATACTGTGTAAATCATCTTACCTCTTTTTACCTATGAGCATACTATCTAAAGAATTCATTTCCAAATATAAAAATAAACAACCAAACTGGGGCTTCAATGGTTTGGGTTATATAGTCTACAAGAGAACCTACGCCAGACTAAAGGAGGATGGCAACACTGAAGAGTGGCATGAAACGGTAGAGCGATGCGTCAATGGCGCTCAGAAAATCGGCGCTGGATACACTGAGCAAGAAGCTGAAAGAATTTACGATTATATCTTTAACTTAAAGTGCAATCTTGCTGGCCGAATGCTTTGGCAGCTTGGCACTTCCACTGTAGACCGCTTTGGGGCTAACTCTCTTCTCAACTGCTGGGCTGTTGCAATGAGAGAGCCTAATGCGTTTTTGTTTCTTTTTGAGAACTTGATGCTTGGAGGTGGAGTGGGTTATAGCATTCGCAGAGAAGATGTCCATGAGCTTCCAAAGATCAAGAAAAGTGTAAAGGTTATTCATGAAGGATCTAAAGACGCTGACTACATTGTTCCTGATAAACGCGAAGGTTGGGTTAATTTGCTTTCGAAAGTATTGGACGCTTTTTACGTTACAGGTAAATCTTTTTCTTATTCGACGATTCTCATCAGAGGGTACGGCGAGCCAATCAAGGGATTTGGGGGCAAAGCTTCTGGTCCACAAGTCCTTATTGATGGAATCGATAAGATCACAAAACTCTTTCAGTCAAGAGAAGGTAAAAAACTTCGTTCAATTGATGTTCTTGACGTTTGCAACATCATTGGTAGCGTTGTTGTTGCTGGTAATGTGCGTAGAAGTGCTGAAATTGCTCTAGGCGATCCAGACGACATTCTATATCTCCGCGCTAAGAACTGGGGAACCGGAAATGTTCCAAATTGGCGAGCTATGAGCAATAATACTATCTATGCAGATAGTTATGATCATGTGCTTGACGAAATCTGGAAAAACGGCTACGAGATAAATCAAGATAGCGGCTATGCAAATGGAGAGCCTTATGGTTTCTTTAATTTGCCATTGTCTCAGAAGTTTGGTCGAATCAAGGACGGACCTATCTCAGACAACTCAATGTATCCTACTGAAGTTGATAACTGCGAGATGACAAATCCTTGCGCTGAGATTAGTCTTTCTAACTATGAGTGCTGCAATCTTTGCGAGCTTTATCTAAACAATATCACATCAAAGGAAGAGCTAATTGATTGCGCGACTCTTCTATATAAGACTCAAAAAGCTATTGCCTCTCTTCCATTCATTCATGAAGAAACTAATAAGATCGTTCACAAGAATATGCGCCTCGGCCTTGGCGTCACTGGCGTATGTCAGTCTTTGGATAAGCTTGATTGGCTTGATGATTGTTATGTCGCTCTTCGTAATTTTGATAGGACTTGGAGCAAGCAGCGCGGTTGGCCTGAAAGCATTAAGCTCACGACTGTCAAGCCTAGTGGTACGCTGAGTCTATTGGGTGGAGCAACCCCCGGCGTTCATCCAGCATTCAGCAAGTATTACATGCGCACTGTTCGTATGTCTAGCTCTGATGCTCTAGTGCAAATTTGCAAGGATATGGGATACCATGTAGAATTCCTTGTTAATTTCGATGGAACAGAAAATAGAGATACTGTTGTAGTTTATTTCCCTTGCCAAACTCCAGAGGGGTCAATTCTCGCAAAGGACATGGACGTTCTTAAGCAGCTAGATATGGTTAAGAAGCTCCAAACAGACTGGTCAGACAATGCGGTTTCTGTCACCGCTTACTACAAGCCAGAAGAGCTTGACTCGTTGAAGACTTGGCTAAAAGATAACTACGAACATAATGTCAAGAGCGTAAGCTTCCTTTTGTTCAAGAATCACGGCTTCAAGCAAGCTCCATATCAAGAGATTGATGAGGAGACTTATCTTTCGGCTATCGCAAAGGTTAAACCCATGTCTTCTTTGATTATCAATAGTTCAGATATGCTTGATATGGCTGAATGCTCTACAGGCGCTTGCCCGATTCGCTAATTACATAAATATTTACAAAATTGGGGCCTAATTTTATGGAATTTTCCATAGTTAGGCCCTAATACATTTTAACTATATGAAATTTTACGTCAGAGGCGGGATCGGCGATTTTTTGCAATGCTCTTGGTTTATCGCTAATAATAAAACTAAAGAGTTTATTGTCCATACACATTTTAAGCAAGCTGAATCTTTCTTTAAAAGTTTAGGCGCTGAAAATTCTTCTTTTTACTATTTTAATAATATAGAAGAGCACGATGCTCAGATTGATAAAATTATTGAGAACCATGGAGAAAACTCAACTACAAATATCAGAGAGTGTCCTAGAGCGTTTTATTCCGATATTAATTTTTCCCAAGAAAGCAAAGAGAACGCGAAATCTTTTGTAGAAAAATTTCAAAACAATAATCCTGTAATAGGAATTCACCCTTTCGGCAGCAGTTTCTCTTACGATACTTATTCCAAATTTAATCTTCCGCCTAAATATATTCCGTCTGATGTAATTAATAACGTAATCTCTGATGAGTTTAATTATGTAATTTTTGGCTCCGCTTCAGAGCTTGAAAATTACGGAGTTAATCAATCTAAAAATGTAGCTCATACAAATATGAATGTAGAGTCATGTTTAGAGCTTGTCAAACTATGCCATAAATTCATTGGCACCGACAGTGGTTTTAAAACAATGTCTAGCATGAGCAGGATTGCCACTATTTGCGTTTTAGGTGATTTCGATGACAAAACTAGAGATCAATATTTTATAAATCAGTATGAGAAAGACGGAGTAATTAAAGTCTTCCGCTTAAAGAATATGAAAGAGCAGAGAGACGATTTAATTAAATTTCTAAAAATCTAAGTATGAAATTTTCTCTTTTCTTAAATTCCAGAAAAAGACCAGAGCTTTTAAAAAATTTTTTAAGTTCTGTATATAATACGACTAACAATAAAAATGATATAGAAATTATTGTTAGGTATGATGAAGACGACGATCTCACTCACGCTATAGTTAACAATAACTTTGGGCTTGATGTCAGATTTATCAGAGGTCCAAGGCCATCTAATTTAATAACATCATATAACGAAATGGTCAAAACAGCAAATGGCCAAAATTTATTTGTATGTAATGACGATATATCTATTCTTACTAAAAATTGGGATGTCATAGCTTCTGAAAAAATTTCTAAATACTTATCTGTAAATGATATAACAGATCAAATCTACTACTGCTGGACAACTTGTAATAGTGCAGACAGAGATGTCGTCTCTGGATATTGCTCTTTCCCAATAATATCTAAAAAATCTACAGAAGTATTAGGATTTTTTATGTATGAGGAATTCAAAACTCTAGGCGCAGACAATTCAATATACAGATTGTACAAATCAATCAAAAGAGTAATCGATGTCAAAGAGATAGAAATCGATCATATTTTACATAAAACAATAGAAGCCGTAATCTCTCCTGATGAAGTCGCAATAGAATACAGGAAAAAGTTTTTTGATAATCCTATAAATCCAGCTACTTTTGATATATCTAAAGAGGCAAAGATATTAAATAAATATATTTATGATTCCACTCAATCTAAGTACTTCGAGTAATTGTAAGATAAAAGATCTTTTTATTATTCAACCAGAATGCTTTTCTGATTACAGAGGAGAAAATTTCGAAGGTTATAATGAAAATCTTTACAATAAAATTTTTTGCTCAAGCGAAAGCTGGACTAAAGGAAATAATAAATTCATAGTAGATAGCTTCTCTAAATCTAGAAAAAACGTTCTTAGAGGATTCCATGGTGACGTGTTCACATGGAAGCTCATAGAATGTCTTAAAGGATCTATATATTTTGCTGTTATAGATTTAAGAAAAGACTCCGAAACTTTTGGCGTTCATCAAACGTTTACTCTTACAGAACACAATAAACATCAAATTCTTGTTCCAAATGGATGTGTAAACGCTCATTTTTGCTTGACTGAAGAATGTTTATTCCATTATAAATTTACTCACGAATATGTATCGCAAAAAGACCAAATTCACGTTAAATGGAATGATCCAAAATATAATGTTTTTTGGCCGATAGCAGATCCAATATTGTCTTGCAGAGACAAATAATTGTTTTCTTAAAACGTATCCAATATAATCTTTTTAATAGTATGAAAATTTTAATTACTGGTGGCGCTGGTTACTTAGGCACTATTCTAGTCGAGCAACTTCTAGCAAATGCTTCCGGTCTAGGAATTGAAAAAGTTGTTGTTTATGATAATTTAATGTACAAGCAAGAAGGCTTGTTCCCATTCTTATCTAATCCCAAACTTGAATTTGTATATGGCGACGTAAGAGATAGAGCCAAGCTTTCTAAATATGTACAAGAAGCAGATTACATTTATCCTCTTGCCGGAATAGTGGGCTTTCCTGCTTGCGATAGAGATAAAATTCTAGCGGTAGACGTAAATGCTAATCAAATTGATTTCATATGCTCAACTTCCAGAAGCGATGCTAGAATAATTCTTCCCAACACAAATAGTGGATATGGAGTTGGAGAAAATGATACCTTTTGTACTGAAAAAACAAAGCTAAACCCAATTTCTACCTATGGGGTCACAAAATGCGCTGGAGAAAAATACGCTTTAGATTCTGGCAAAGCTATTTCTTTGAGATTGGCAACTGTTTTTGGAACCTCATATAGATTCAGAAAAGATCTTCTTGTCAATGATTTTGTATTAAAAGCTTTAACTGATAAGTATATTGTTCTTTTCGAATCGCATTTTAAGAGAAACTATATTCATATTAGAGATGTAGCTGGCGCTTTCATTAAGATGCTTGTCGAGTTTGACAGTCATAAAGGCGAGGTTTTTAACGTCGGTCTTTCTTCAGCCAATCTAAGCAAACTAGAGTTATGCGAAAAGATCAAAGAACAAGTTCCCAATTTTGTTATTAAAACAGATAATTTTAGCGCCGATTTAGACAAGCGAAATTATATTGTTAGCAACGATAAGCTTGAAGCTACAGGATGGAAGCCTCAGTATTCTTTAGAGTATGGAATTAAAGAGCTAATTAAAGCCTACTCAGTATTTCTTCATTCTAATACTAAGCATACCAATCTATAAAAAATGAAAAAAAAAGTCTTATTCGTAACAGAAAAATTCTGCGATGGAACTCCAGACCTTGGTTTAACCAATAATTTCCATAATTTATTTAATTCATTTAGTATTGATTTTGGAAGTCAATACAACTGGAATACTATTCATCTAGATGAGGCGTATGTTGTATATGGAAACCACGTTGACAATTTCCTAGTAGATTACTGCAAAAAATGGGAAATAAATATTATAATTTATTCACTTCTAGGAGAATCTCCTCTTAACCCATCTCTTGAAACTTTTAAGAAAATCAAAGATCTTGGAATTTATCAATCTATTATGTGGCCTGATACTGGCCCAGATTGGGGATTCAAAACCATAGAAGAAATAGCAGATAGAGTAAGTTTACATGTTTCTTGGGATAATCCCACTTTCTTTTCCGATTTAAACTGTTTCTACAGAAATAATCATATAGATTTATGGGTTCCTCAAGATATTTCTTTATTCTATCCGCAAGAAAAGCAAGATTTGGATGTTAGTTTCATTGGAAGCCCAAGATACTATGATCGCCATGCTATTTTACAAAAATTAATTTCTTCTGGTATAAGTCTTTCTATTAGAGGCGGCCAAAGAGAGGAAATGTTGAGCGCCGAAGATTATGCCTCACTTATTAGAAGAAGCAAAATTAATCTTAATTTCTCTCTAAGCCCAGCTAATTTTTTCCAAACTAAAGGAAGAGTATTCGAAACACTAGCTTGCAAAACACTCCTACTTGAATTTAAGAACCCCTCAACAAGCAGATTGTTTACTCCTGGTTATGATTATGTTGAATTTTCTACAATGGAAGAACTAATCGGAGCAATCAAATACTATTCTGAAAATGAAGAAGAAAGAAAAAAAATAGCCCAACAAGGATACAACACATACAAAGAAAAATATTCTTCTAAAATTTTCTGGGAAAATATTTTGAATCGAGCCAAAGCATTTCTGAAATAATGCATAGCATGGATGTTTTATTTATTTCTCCGGGGAATTCTTCTGGAATATATCAAGAATTATCTAATACCTATGCCTCCATAGAACCACCTACATGGGCATTACTTTTGGCTCAGTCTTGTAGATCGTTTGGTTATTCTGTTGGTATTTTAGATATTAACGCTGAAAAATTGTCAGATGAAGAATGTTTAAATAGAATTATAAAATCAAATCCAAGGCTTATTTGTTTTGTGGTTTATGGACAGAATGTTAATGCTGGTTCCGTTAATATGTCTGGAGCCACCAAAACATCTAAATTTCTAAAAAATAATAATATAAATATTCCAATATCTTACGTTGGATCATATATCCAGGCTTTGCCCATAAAGACACTTTCAGATGAGCCATCCATAGACTTTGGATTTACAAATGAGGCTGTTTATGCTTTAAGAAATATTTTAAAGCTTAAAGATTTTTCTGATCTTTCTAAAATTAATGGTATAGTTTGGAGAAAAAATGGATCAATTGTTATCAATCCTCCAGAGTCAATTGTGCCAAATGATAAAATGGATTCCGATCTTCCCGGCTATGCTTGGGATCTTCTTCCTTATAAAGAAAAACCTCTTGATTTATACAGATCTCCATTATGGCATTCTGAATACGATTTAAATAAAAGAAGCCCATATGCCGCAATACAAACTTCTATAGGGTGTCAATTTTCATGCAATTTTTGCATGATCAATATAGTAAATAGAAATGACAATGATGAAATAGGAGTGGCCAGTAAATATAGTGGAATGAGATATTGGAGTCCAGAATTTATAATCAAAGAATTCGACAAATTATATTCAATGGGAGTCAGAACCATAAAAATAACTGACGAAATGTTTTTATTAAATAAAAAATACTATCTGCCTCTTTGCGAAATGATAAGAGACAGAGGATATGGTAAAGATTTAATAATGTGGGCCTATTCTCGTATAGATACCGTGCGCAATCCAGAACTTTTATCTATAGTAAAATCTGCTGGCATAAAATGGTTAGCATTAGGCATAGAAAGCGCAGATAAAATTGTCAGACTAGAAGTGTCTAAAGGCAAATTTGAAGATGTAGATATAAAAAGAGTAGTAGATCAAGTGCAAAACTCAGGCATAGAAGTTATGGCTAATTATATCTTTGGCCTTCCCGGGGACACGCTAGAAAGCATGAGAAAAACATTAGATTTTTCTAAAGAATTATGCACCGCTGGATGGAATGCCTATGGAGCGATGGCTTTGCCTGGAAGTCAATTATATAAAGATGCGCTTAATAATAATTTAGAACTTCCTAAGTCTTACGAAGGATATTCATTTCATTCATATGAAACTCTTCCTTTAGGAAATAAAAATCTAAGCCCTACTGAAGTTTTAAAATTTAGAGATATGGCATGCTTAGAGTATCATTCCAACCCAGATTTCTTGCGAAAAATAAATGATAAGTTTGGAAAAAAAGCGGTAGAAAATATAAAAGAAATGCTGGAGATAAAATTAAAAAGAAAAATTTACGAATCATGATCTCACAACTAACGAAAGAAGATCTTTTATCTTTTGAAGAGTTAATCGCTTCTGATTTTAACGCTGGTAAAATAAAGGCTCCAGTACATCTTTATAATGGAAATGAGGAGTCTATGATTTCTATTTTTAAAGATATAAACCCTCAAGATTGGGTTCTGTGCTCTTGGAGAAGTCACTATCAATGTTTACTAAAGGGTGTGCCTCAAGAACAAGTAAGAAAAAGTATACTAGAAGGTAAATCAATATCTCTTTGTTTTCCTGAGTATAAAGTATTTTCGTCAGCTATAGTTACTGGAATATTGCCGATAGCAGTTGGACTTGGCCTATCTGCCAAGATGGATAAGAGCGATCAATGGGTTTATTGTTTTGTCGGAGACATGACTTCAGAAACCGGATCTTTTGAAGAGTGTTATAAATATGTTAGAAATCATGACCTTCCAGTTAAATTTATCATAGAAGATAATGGCAAATCTGTTTGCACTGACACTCGCAAGACATGGAATACTGTTCGATTGACTAGAGAAGGTCTAATTAACAAGAATCTCTATTATTATAAATACGAAACAAAATGGCCTCATGCCGGTGCAGGGCAAAGAGTTCAATTTTAATATGAAATATTTCGATGAATTAAAAAGGTCAATGGATTATTTAGCGTCCCATCCAGACACTTTATTTATTGGTCAGGCAGTTGAGTATGCTGGCACTGCTATGACTAATACCTTAAAAGACGTACCTAACAATAAAAAGCTAGAACTTCCCGTGTGCGAAGATTTGCAAGCCGGTATGACAAATGGTCTTGCATTAGCTGGTAAAATCCCAGTTAGTATTTATCCAAGATGGAACTTCTTTTTACTAGCTACAAATCAAGTCGTTAGTCATTTGGACAAGATTCCAATGATTTCTGATTTTAAAACTAAAGCAATTATTAGAACTGGTATTGGCTCAGAAAGACCGCTGCATCCACAACATCAACATGTAGGAGATTTTACCGATGCGTTTAGATTGATGCTTAAAAATGTAGAAGTTATTAGATTAGATGAGCCAGAAGATATTTTTCCAGCATATGAGAAAGCTCTTACAAGAAAAGACGGCAAGTCTACTATCTTAGTTGAATGGGGAGATTACTATAGCGAAAAATAATGAATATTTATAGACCAGAACTATCGATTTTGATGCCAGCGATAAGAGCAGAAAACTGGCCAAAAGTATATCAATCAATTCAAAGCTCAACAAAAAGGACTTTTGAATTAATAATTATATCTCCATATGACTTGCCTAATGAAGTAAAGTCTTATAAAAATATAAAAATTATAAAAGATTGGGGAAGCCCGACTAGAGCAAGCCAAATTGGAGTAATGTCCATAGAAGGAAAATATGTTTTTCCGACTCATTCTGATGATTCTCTTTTTATTCCTGATGCCATAGATAAAAATTTAGATCTTTTGATAAGCAAAGGAGATAGCAGTAAAAATGCTGTAGTAGCCAAGTACTCAGAAAGCTCTAATTATTCTCATCCAGAAAGATATCAAAATGATGATTATTATAAATTGATTAATGCTTATCAAACTAATCCACAAGTAGTAGATAAAGATTGGTGGATTTATAATACTGTTTTTTTACATTCTAGTTATTTTCTAGAAATGGGAGGATTTGATTGCAGATTCCAAGCTTGCCCATATAGTCATGCAGATTTAGCTATCAGATGCCAAAGCGATGGATGCAAGACTTATATGAGTGACCATCCAATTATAATGTGCGATCACGGCCAAGACGATCATGGTCCGATAGAAATTAGCCAAGTCTATGAAGACGCTCCTATTTTCAGAGATAAATACTCAAGAATAATAGATCCATCAAAAAATAGAATAGATCTAATGAATTGGAAAAACGCCCCTTCAATTTGGAAGCATAGATTTCAATGAAACTATCTATATTTTTGCCAAGTATCAGGACTTTCTATTTAAATCAATTATATGAAAGCGCTTTAAAATCTTGTAAAAAACACGATTTTGAATTTGTCATAGCTGGACCTTTTGACTTGCCTAATGAGTTAAAAAACAAAGCTAATGTTAAATTTATAAAAACATACTCTCATCCTACTAAATCTGCGCACATGGCGGCTTTAGAATGCTCTGGAGAATTGATTTACCATACAACAGACGATGTTTTATTTATTGAAAACGCCATAGATGAAGCTATAGATTTATTTCAGCAGAAATGCAGATCTAATGATGTAGTCTCAATGAGATATGTAGAAAGCCTTAATCACGAAGTAAAAGAAGAGTTTCCCCTTCATTATTGGACAGTAGCCAACTCCTGCCCTGTTCCCACATTGAACCAAAACTGGAATATCAATGTACATTTCTTAATGAAAAAAGATTTATTTATTGAATACGGGGGTTTCGATTGTTGTTTCGAATATTTAACTCAAGCTGGAGCTGATCTGCTTATTAGATTACAAAAATATGGATCTATTGTTTATCACTCTGCTGGAAATGTGACTACTGCAGATTGGTCTGGAGGATCTAAAGGTTTAGAGCATAAACCAATACAAATAGCCCAAGAACAATTAGACACTCCTTTGTTCTGGAGTATATGGAATTATCAATACGCGAGCAGAAAAAATATAGATATAAATAACCATAAATTCTATCCAGAAAAATGGGAAAGAAGATTTGGTAATTCTAATCCATCATCATATAATGAATTATTAACATGAAATACAAGATTTCTGTAGTAGTCTCTGGCATAAGATCAGATAATTGGTTAAATATATATAATGATCTACGCCAACAACTAGGCGCATCTTTTCAGTTAATTTGTTGCGGCCCTAACTTTCCGCCCCCCGAACTAGCTTCTGTTATAAATTTTATTTATATTAGAGATTTTGGGTCTCCATCTAGATGTTTTCAACTTGCTTCAACAGTAGCGACTGGAAAGTATATCTTTTCACTTTCTGATGATTGTATTTTGGAACACGGTGCCTTAGCAGAATGCATAGAGATAATGGATAGTAAAAGCGAAAAAGATGGCATGATAATGATATACTCAGAAGGCCAAAGCTTTACAGGTAATCAACATACTATTCCACAATACTGGACATGTGATTATCATAGCGGTCTACATAAAAAATTAGTTAATAGAAATTGGAAAATAGCTCCCCAATTTATGTATACTTTAGAAAACTATAGGAGACTTGGCGGATTAGATTGCCGTTGGGAGCATATAAATATGAACACCCATGATCTCGCTTTTAGGGTTCAAAGAGATGGCGGCATTATGCATTATGCACCACGAAGAGTGGCAAGATTCGATTGGAAACCATGGGATCCCGTAAATAAAATTCCAGTTCAACTAGCTTACGAATTAAATGACGAGCCGTTGTTTAATAAAATTTACGATGGAGATGCCGAGCCAGATTTAGTTATAGACTACAACAACTGGACAAAAGCTAATCCATTTTGGGAAAGGACATTTAAATTTGAATAATCTAATTAAAGTTAATCTAGGTTGCAGAACAAAGCCTTTGCCTACCTATATAAATGTAGACATAGACCCAAGCAATCAATACGCAGATAGAATAGATAACGCATTTGAACTCAACACTTTCGATGATGAATCTATAGATTTAATTGAATCTGTTCATATGTTTGAGCACTTATCATATTCCGAAACAGATAAGGCTTTGGATGTATGGTTTAAAAAATTAAAAAAAGGAGGCAAACTAAGAATCTCTGTTCCAGACGCCTCCAAGACTTCGGCTCTGCTTTTAATGACTGGCGATAAAAATTTAGTTAAAAGCATGTTCATGGGATCGCAAAGAGACTCTTGGGATTTCCATAAAAATATTCACACTAAAGAATCTCTAACCAAGGAGCTTCTAAATGCAAAATTTTCTAATGTAAAAGAATGGGATTGGCGCACAACATGGCCTCATAATTATATCGATACATATGCGAGTGCTTATTTCCCCACGATGAAGAAAAATTTCATTCTAGATAATGGAAAAAGCGTAGATTTTGGAGGCATTCTCATGAGTTTAAATTTAGAATGCGATAAACTATGAAATATAAAAATGTTCTTATTACTGGTAAAACTGGATCAGTAGGCTCTAATCTAAATTTTGGAGTTGGATTTCCTTCTTCTTCTTATGATTTGCGCGTCCCATCTCAAGCCGAAAAACTCATCAAAGACGTTAATCCCGATGCCATAGTTCATTGTGCCGCTAAAGTTGGAGGATTAAAATATCACCTTGAAGAAAAGTATTCTTTGTTTTATGATAATGTAGCAATAAATACAAATATCATTCATGCCGCCAAAGAGGCTAAAGTAGAAAGAGTATTATCTTTCTTGTCTTCTTGCATTTTTTCTGACTCCGCCCCTTTGCCATATTGCGAAAAACATATCCATCATTCAGAACCGGCTGAAGTCCATTATCCATATGGATACGCTAAAAGAATGTTAGATGTCCAAAGCAAAATTTGTTATGAAAAATTTGGCTTAAAATACAACTGTATTGTTCCAACAAATATCTATGGAATAAATGATAACTATAATTCAGAAACTGGACATGTTGTCGCTGTATTAATTCATAGAGCGTTTCAATCCACTAAAACTGGAGAAAATTTTATAGTATGGGGAGACGGAAAACAACAGAGAGATTTTCTTTTTACTCAAGATATTGCAGATCTCACTCAATGGGCTTTGGAAAATTATTTCGATAAAGAACCTTTAATCTTTTCTAACAATATGCCCACTGAAATTGGATATGTCGCAGAATTAATAGCTAAGAAATTTGACATAGAAAAGAAACTAGTTTTTGACACCTCTAAACCAAGCGGTCAAAAAATTAGAAAATTAAGCGGTAATAAACTAGCATCTATTAACAATTTTAAATTTACGACAATCGAAGAAGGAATATCTAAATCTGTTGATTGGTTTGTAGAAAATTATCCCAACGTAAGACTATGAATATGAAGTGGCCATTGATGCATAATAACATTTCACGCTCAGATGCAAATGCTATTATTGATTTCTTATCTCAAGATCCTTTGCCGATTCTTACCAATGCTTCAAAAGTAAAAGAATTCGAAGCTAAATGGGGAGAGTGGCTTGGAACAAAATATAACGTAATGGTAAACTCAGGCAGCGCAGCTAATGAGTTATCTTTACTTTATCTCAAGTATAAGTTTCCTCAAGGAGGAGAAGTTATTGTGCCTCCAATGGCTTGGGTTTCAGATGTAGCAGCAGTTTTACAGAATGATTTCACTCCAGTATTTTGCGATATTAAGCTTAATAATCTAGCATTAGATATTGAAGATATTAAGCGTAAAATTACGAGCAGGACTAAGGCTATTCTATTGATTCATATTCTTGGATACAACGGTATTTCTGATGAGCTTATCCAGATTTGTAAGGAAAAAAATATTCTTCTAATCGAAGACGTTTGCGAGTCTCATGGCGCTACGTTTAATGGCAGAAAGGTCGGTACATTCGGCGACATTTCTAACTTTTCATTTTATTACGCTCACCACATGACCTCCATTGAGGGAGGAATGATTTGCACTGATAACCATGATATATATCAATTAATTAGAGCCTTTCGATCTCATGGAATGTTGAGGGAAACGACTGATGAAGATCTAAAAAAGAAAGTTCTCAACGAAAATCCAGATTTAAACAAGGATTTTGTTTTCTTGGAAGCAGCTCACAATTTCAGATCAACAGAAATCAATGCTGTATTAGCTTTAAATCAATTGCCTAATCTAGATAAGAACAATAAAATCAGAGCAGAAAATCTAGATATCTTTTTAGATAATTTAAATCCTGATAAGTTTTTTGTTGATTTTGATAGGACTGGTAATTCAAATTATGCTTTCACCTTAATTCTTAAGAAGCCTGATTGGGCATTAGCAATGAACGTGGAAACCGCTTTGCGCAATGCAGGAATTGAGTTTAGGCGCGGTTTATCTGGCGGAGGCAATCAGTTACGTCAGCCATATCTTAGAAGGATTTTCGGAAACAGTTATCTTAATTTTCCAGTTACTGATCATTGTCATAATTTCGGCTGGTATATTGGCAATTACCCAGAGCTTCCTAAAGAATACATTACCGAACTCACTTCTCTTGTCAATGATTTGCCTTCATGATTTTAGTAAAGTCTCCATTTAGAGTTTCGTTTTTTGGCGGATCTACTGATTATGCTGATTTTTATAGTCAGCATGGATCTTTTATATTTGGATGTACTATTAATAAATATGCTTATCTATCTATAAGAAATAAGCCTAAGATTTTATCTGAAGCAAGTACGATAAGCTATTCTAAATTCGAGCGAGTGAAAAGCCTTCTTGATATAGAAAATCCTTTAATTAGAGAAACTTTAAAATATTTTGGAATCAATGGGTCAATTGAATTTATTTCATTTTCAGACATTCCATCGCGCACTGGACTAGGCGGATCTTCTTCTTACTGCGTAGGTATGAGTCATTTGCTTAGAACTTTTTTAGGAAAAGAAATATCTAAAAAACAAATAGCTAAAGATGCTATAGAAATAGAAAGAAATATACTAAAAGAGAGCGGCGGAATACAAGATCAAATTTGGGCCGCTTATGGTGGATTGAACACAATAGAAATAAAAAAGAATGGAGATTTCTTTGTTAAGCCTTTATCTATAACAAACGAATTCAGAGATCATCTTCGAGATTCAATGGTGCTTATTTATTCGAATGAGCAAAGAGTTTCTGATAACGTCGCAAAATCTCACGAAAATAAAGATAAAACTCCTATTCTAAAGCTCGCTCACGAAGCGTATTCTCATCTTCTTTCTGAGGATATTAAGTCTATGGGCAAGCTAATGTATGACGCCTGGCTTGAGAAGTCTAAAATTTCAAGTCATGTTTCTACTAAATCTGTAGACTCTATAATATCTACATGCATGAATGCTGGAGCTTATGGGGCTAAACTACTTGGAGCAGGAGGGTGTGGTTTTGTTTTAATTCTATGCGATCCTAGCGTAAAGAAAAAGATATCTGAAATTTTTTCTGACAATATCCTAGAGTTTGATTTTGACTACAATGGAGCTTATACAATATTCAATAATTCCAATGAAATATCTTCTAGATGACTTGCATATCGGAATTGTATCTGGATATTTTAATCCAATACATTATGGACATATAGAGTATATAGATGGCGCTAAAAAGAATTGCGATTTTTTGATAGCTGTAGTTAATAGCGATTTACAAGTTTTTTTGAAAGGCTCTAAGCGATTCATGGACGAAGAGCATAGAAGAAAAATTGTTTCCAGTTTGAGATCTGTAGACCTTTCAATAATTTCACTCGATAAAGATAAAACTCAATGCGCTACTTTAAATAAAATTAGGCAATCTTTTCCTAAATCTAGAATCTCTTTTTTTAACAGCGGAGATAGAAAACAAGGCAATCTTGTTTCAGCGGAATCTCAGGCTTGCAAAGATAATAATATTTTTGAAATCGTATTGGATTTGCCTAAAATATATTCATCAAGCGATTTGCTTAAAACAAACCTATGACATTTAAAGAATACTATCAAATGTATCTGACTCTCCATAAGAATAAGTGGAACAGAAGACTTCACGTTCTTGGACAATTAGTTACTATTGCTTATTTTATTACTTGTGTTTATTTAGTATTTTGGAAGTCTTTACTTTTTTTGCCGATGTTCATAGCGCTGCCTTTCGTAGTGTATCCATTTGCGTGGAGTGGGCATTTTTTCATTGAGAAAAACAAACCAGCAGCTTTTAAAAACCCTCTTTGGGCTAAAGCTTCTGATTGGGTTATGTTGAAGGATATTTTACTCGGCAGAATTGAGTTCTAATGAAAATCATCGTCACAGGCATTCTTGGCCAAGATGGAGCGAATATGGCGGAATATTTGCTAAAAAATACTTCTGCTGAAATTTATGGGATGATTAGAAGAAGCTCTAATCCAAATTTTATAAATTGTACTAATTTTTTAAACGATCCTAGATTTAAATTTGTGTATGGAGATCTATCTGATAGCGTCAGTATTGACAACATAGTTAGAGAAATTCAACCAGATTATTTTATTAATTTTGGTGCTCAGAGTTTTGTAGGGTGTAGCTGGACTATACCATTGCAAACATTTGATACCAACGCTTCAGGAGTAGCTAGATGTCTCGAAGCTATAAGGAGATTCAAACCAGATTGTAGATTTTATTCTGCTGGATCTAGCGAGGAATTCGGAGACGTTGCAGCCATCCCTCAAGACATAAACCATCCAATCCGCCCAAGAAGCCCATATGGAGCTTCTAAAGCCGCCGCAAGGCACTTGGTGAAAGTTTATAGAGAATCTTACAATCTTTACGCTATCCACGGTATTTTATTTAATCATGAAGGCGTCAAGCGAGGCGAAGAGTTTGTTACTAGAAAAATAACAAAAGGCGTAGCCAGAATATATCATGCTATAAAAAACGGCAAAGTTTTCGACCCAATTAATTTAGGTAATCTAGACGCTAAAAGAGACTGGTCTGACTCCGAAGATTTTGTTGATGGAGTATGGAAAATGCTTAATCAAGATACGCCAAAAGATTATGTTCTTTCTAGCGACGAAACTCATTCTATCAGGGAGTTTGTAGAAATTGCTTTTAATGAGGCTGGTATAGATGGCATTTGGCATGGATCTGGAATAAATGAAGAGTATAGCGTATCAACAAAATATGCCATATCAAATGATCCAAGTTCTTCTATTTTAGTTAAAGTAAATGAAAAGTTTTATCGACCAGCAGAAGTAGATTTATTGATGGGAAATTCAATCCCTGCCAGACAAGAGCTTGGATGGTCTCCGAAAGTCGATTTCAAGAGCTTGGTGAAAAAAATGGTTGCCCACGACATCTCTTTGCTTGACAAATCCTCGTAACCACGCATAGTTGGAACGATGACTGCTAAAACGAAGAAACCAAGAAAGCTAAGCCAGCAGCAGCAGATTATTATTTTATTTCTTTCTGACACTAAATCTTGCAATTGGCCTAATGAGATGCGAATTGCAACCAAGTTGATAGAAGAATACGGTTTTGATTGGTTGATTAGCCTTAAGGGAAGGACAAAGGTCATCTCTCTTACTTGGTTTCTGGGAGACAATGGAAAAAATTTCTTAAACGATATCAAAAAATATCAATCTCTTTCTTTTGAAAAGGAAGAGATAGTTTTAGAAGATAATCCTGTCGCGCCTCCAACTGAGGTCGTTTTAAAACCCACATCTTTCAAGCAGTTTCTAAATATTTTCAACAATAAATAATATGGCAAGACCAAAAAAAGAAGTCCAAGAAGAAGCCGAGGTTTCAAATTCTTCAGGCAAGCTTAAGGTGCTGGATAGCATTCTTAATAGAAACAAAGACCACCACTACGCTTTTGACAATAATATTGATTATGTTGTAAGCAGCGGAAGCCTTACTTTGGATATCGAAATGGGCGGCGGAATCCATCCCGGTATCATCAGGTCTTCAGGAATTACTGAAGGCGGAAAAACCAGCAATGCTTTATCGTTTGCTCGTAATTTTCAGCTCTTGCATCCAGAAAAGGGTTGCATTATTTATATTAAATCTGAAGGGCGCTTGAGCGAAAACATGGTTGCAAGATCTGGCGTCAATACAGATCCAAGCAAGTGGCGAGTGATCCCAACGAACGACTACGAATTCGTTACCGACACTATGCGCGAACTCATCAAAGACAACGATGATGGAAATATTTATTTCTTTATTATCGACAGTCTAGACGCATTGGTTCCTAGAAACGATCTGGCGAAGTCCGCCACCGAAGCGAATAAAACTGCTGGAGCGGCATTGCTCACCTCTGATCTTTTGAGGAAGATGGCTGCGGCTTTCTCTTCTCGCGGACATGTTTGTTTTATTATTTCTCAGGTTAGATCTTCTATTAAGATCAATCCGTATGAGAAGGGCGATCCAAAGGTCACTAATGCCAGCGGCGGAAATGCTGCTCTCCACTATTCAGACTGGATTCTAGAATTCCAGCAGAGATGGAATAAGGATTTTATTTACGCTAACGCAAAGGGAGAAGGTAATCCAGTCGGGCATTGGTGCAAGATTGTCTTTAAGAAGACTCCTAACGAGAAGTCTGGCAGAGAAGTTCGCTATCCAATTAAGTATGGCCGCTCTAACGGATCAAGCGTTTGGGTCGAGTACGAGATTGTAGACCAGCTTTTGGCTTGGGAGTTCGCTCATGCCAAGGGAGCTTGGATTACCATCACTGACGAACTTATCAAAGAACTTGCCGATAACAGCCTTGAAATGCCAAAGCAGCATCAAGGAGAGGCCAATCTAAAGAACTTCCTAGAAGAGCATCAAGATATTACCAAGTATCTTTTCAATAAGTTTATTAGCGCTCTTAAGAAATGAAGCTTTTTAATGTATATGGAAAGGTTGTAAGCAAAAACGTCTCTCAATATTTGATAGATTGGGAGGCGGCTTCTCGATCCAAAGTACAATTTAATACCAAGCAATTTCTTAAACAGTACTGGAAAAATCATATTGTCTACGAAGAGTTTCCTGTTTTCGGATCTCGACTCAAAGTCGATATCGTTAACGCTACTCTAAGAATAGCTGTAGAGGTCCATGGAAAGCAGCACTCTGCTTATAATAAATTCTTTCATGGAGATTCGCGTCTAAACTATTTGAAGTCTATTAAGAGAGATGTCGCTAAAGAAAAGTGGCTTTCTTTAAATAAGTTTCAATTGGTGGAGATTTATGAAGATGAAGTAAAAAACCTAACAGAGCAGTTTTTCGTAGATAAATTTAACATCAAACTTTAATGGCGATATATTCACTACAGGTAGAAAAATACGTATTATCTGGACTAATCAGATTCCCAACTTCATTTGCTGACATTGAAGCTTTTATTAGCGACAGCGATTTCATCAATGAGGTTCATTATACTATTTTTTGCGTCTTTAAAGAGACCTTTAATAAGGGAGAGCAGATAGACAAAGTTCTGATATCCCAGAAGTGCCAGAATCTTGGCATAACATTTAAAGATCAGTCTATTGATATTTTCAATTATGTCAATAGTATTTGCCTTATTCCAACGTCTCAAGCTGGCTTGATTGAAGGTGCTAAGGAGCTTCTTAAACTCAGAATCCGCCGCGAGATAGAACAAACCGGAGACGAGATCAAAAAATTTGCTAATTCATGCGCCGAAAAGCCAATCGAAGAAATCATCAACGAATCAGATAAGATTTATAATAGCAAGATTTGTGTTTATGCTGCTGAAAATAATAAGCCTGAAGACATAACTGCTAATGTTATAGAAATTATCGAAGAACGCGGGAATAATCCGATCCAAGATACTGGCTTAATTAGCCCATATCAAAACTTTAATCGTCTTTATGGTGGTATTCGCCCCGGTAATATCTATGCTTGGGTAAGCCGCCCAAAGCACGGAAAATCAACGATCTTGAACGATCTAGCCATCAAGATCACCACGATAAACAAAGGCTGTCGAGCTTTGGTTCTAGACACTGAAATGTCTACTATAGACATGAAGTTCAGAATAGCATCTTCTTTGACTGGCATTCCAGTTTGGCATCTTGAGACTGGCAATTGGAAAAAGAATGTGAGCCTATTCCAGAAATTCGAAGAAAGCAAAAGCAAGATTAAGTCATTAAGCAACCAAGTAGATCACCTTCAGGTAGCTGGTAAACCTATTGAAGAAGTTGTATCTATCGTGAAGCGGTGGTATTTCTCTAAGGTAGGCAGAGGAAATCAATGTGTTATTGTATACGATTATATTAAGCTTACCGGCGAGTCTGATAAGAATAAACAAGAATATCAGTTGATTGGCGAAAAAGTCAACGCTTTGAAAGAGCTGTGCTCAGAATTGAATGTTCCAATCTTGACTGCTTGCCAACTTAACCGAAGCGCTGAAAACGGCGTTGATGATAGCAGCGCGATTTCTCAATCTGATCGGCTCCAATGGTTCGCGTCATTCGTTGCCATTTTTCGGCGCAAGAGCGTCGAAGAGATTGCTGATGATGGACCAGAGTTTGGGTCTCATAAGCTCATTCCTCTGGCCACGCGTTTCCAAGGCAAGGATTCCGCCGGTCATCATGATTTAGTTAGGATCAAAGAGGGCAAGAAGATAAAATACGCTCCTAATTATATAAGCTTCAATATTAATAACTTTAATGTTGAGGAGACTGGAACTTTAGAGGATGTTTTGTCTGCTAAAGCTTTGAGGCCCGAACTTGATGACTCTGGTGATGGCGAAGTTCTATGAACGATTGCGAATCAGTAAGACAGATACTAACAGATATCGGTTACACTCTGGCAGATCATGGCAGAGAATTCAGAACCAGACCTCTTTATAGAGATTCTGGTAACGATAATGTACTCAGGATTTGGAAGAATTCTGGGCAATGGGTTGACTTCAAAGAAAATATTAGTGGGTCTATAGAAGATTTAGTTAGGCTGACTCTTAAATTAAAGTCTATAGACGAAGCCAAAAAATGGATTTCTGAAAAAGGAATCAATACTTCTAATGAAGAAGAGCATCAGCAAAGAGTAACTACAACTCAAACCACTGTATTTGATAAGTCTTTATTGATCAAGCTTCTTAGAGACGATTCTTACTGGGGCAACAGAGGAATATCAAGCCAAACTCTTGCTCCTTTTCAGGGCGGCGTTGCAACCACTGGCAAGATGTTCAATCGATATGTATTCCCAATATTCAACTGCAAGGATGAAATAGTTGGCTTTGCTGGTAGAGATGTTTCTAAAATTAGCCTAGAAGGTCGCCCAAAATGGAAACTTATTGGTGATAAGAAAGAGTGGGCGTTCCCTCTTAAAGTTAACGCTAAAGACATTAAATCTTCCAAAGAAATAATTCTTGTAGAAAGCATAGGCGATATGCTTGCTCTAAGAGAAAATGGAATAAATAATTGTATAGTATCTTTTGGGTTGAATCTTTCGCCAAAGATTGTTTATTCTCTCATCGGGTACAATCCTAAGAAAATTGTAATTGCCTTTAATGACGACAGCTTCAATAATGCTGCTGGAAACATGGCTGCGGAATCTGCCAAGCAAAGACTTTTGAACTACTTTGATCCCAGTCAAGTAGAAATAAAACTGCCATTTGGAGCAAAAGATTTCGGTGAAATGCATTTAAAAGATAGATCTCTGATCAGTAACTGGTATAATTCAATACAATGAGCGCCGTAGAAAAAGTAAAGCTAAGTGCTAGTAAAATCAAAACTGCCGAAGGATGCAGTTGGCTTTACTATACTAAATATATTTTTAAGATGCCTGATATCTCCAACTCTGGGGCATCTAGAGGCACAATTTGCCACTTAATTTTTGAGCTTCTATTAACTGATAGGCATAAGAAGTATTTTGAAGATTTGTGCTCCGGTAAAGCTGGCGTAATTAAAAACCCAGCTATACATAAACTTATCTTAAAAAACGCCAAAAAGCTCAAGGTTGATGACGAGGAAAATCTGGAGATGATATACTCTATGATCCAGACTGGTCTTCAAAGTGATTTTTTCTGTTCTGGCGCTATACTTGTCGAGGCGGAGTCCGAGTTTAAACTAGAAGAAGAAGATTATATTATCAATGGTTTTATCGACAAGCTCGCTAAATTTAGTGATAACGAATACAAAATTTACGATTATAAGTCAAGCAAAGGAAAGTTCTCTAAAGAAGAGATTGATTTCAATTTGCAAAATTTAATGTACTCTTTGGCAGTTTTTAAGACCAAAGGTCATATTCCAGATGTTTCTTTTATTTTTCTTAAGTTTAAGAAGCAGCCAATCCAAGAAGCCCCTAAGCCAACTGCTGAACAATTGGAAGGTTTCAAAGCTTATTTAAGTTATGTAGCTGGATATATTTCTTCTTTTGATGAAAAGAAAGCTGTAGAAAATCTCGCAGCTAAATCTCCTAAAAAGAAATGGATGTGCGGCAGCGATGTCCCCGGTAAGTGGATATGCCCATCTAGGCTTCCAAATACTTTTTATGTTGGCGTAGACGAGAATGATAAATACGTTAAATCTTCTTTTGATAAGAACTCTTTGGTTAATGATCCCAAGGTAAAACTTATAAATAAAAAAGAATACAAAGGTTGCCCATTCTGGCGCAAAGATGAGTTGACTTTTTGATTGACTTCCAAACTTTCAGAGCCATACTAAGGCATGGAGTATTCAGCGATCCCGCTTTTTAAGTCCCATTATAGTCTTGGGAAGTCTGTTTTAACGCTTGCCAAGGCTGGATCTAGCGATGCAGATGAACCAAGTTCAATAATAGATATCTCTAAAAAGCTTGGTTTAGATAAAGTTTATCTTGTCGATGACTCTATCTCTGGATTTCTTGAGGCTTACAAGTCTTGCGAAGATGCCAAATTAGATTTAAGATTTGGTTTGCGATTGACTGTATGTGATGATATAGACAACAAGACTGCTGAATCCAAAGATAAGGAGCATAAAGTTATAGTTTTCATTAGGAATTCTGAAGGCTATCAAAATCTAATTAAAATTTCAACTAGTGCAAGCACCAGAGGATTTTATTATTATCCAAGAATAGACTGCAAGACTCTTAAAGAGTTATGGGATGAAAATAATCTTTGCTTGGGCATTCCATTTTATGACTCTTATGTCTTCAAGAATAATTTGACTTACAGCATTTGTATTCCTGATTTCAGCTTTTGCAAGCCTGTCTATTTTATAGAAGATAATAATTTGCCATTCGATGGTATTCTAAAGTCTAAAGTGGAAGAAATTACAACAGATAAGCTTCTAGCGGTTAAAGCTCAATCTGTTTATTATGAGAACAAAGAAGACTTTTTGGCTTATCTAACTTTCAGGTGCATTTCTGAGCGAACCACTTTGAACAAGCCTAATCTGGAACACTGCTCTTCAAACGAATTCTGCGCCGAATCATTCAAGGAAAAATATGGAAAATGAACTACTGAGATTTGACAAGTCTAAACGCCTTGTTTTTATCGACTGCGAAACCTTAAATCTTTGCCTTAACTTCTGCCAGAATCTTCCTTGGCAGGTTGCAATGCTTGATACTGTAGGCGGCAAGAAGATCGATGAGCGAGATTTCTTGATTAAGTGGGATACTAATCTTAAAATATCAGAAGATGCAAAACGAATCACAAGATACCCAGAGCAACTCATCGAAACAACTGGCAAGAAATTTGACGATGTGTTTGGCACTATTAGGGATTGGCTTGACTCTTCTGACTATATTATTGGTCACAATATTCTTGGCTTCGACCTCTATCTTATAAAAGAAATGTATTTGCTCAAAGGATTGCGAGCGAATCATTTAGTTAATAAGATCTTAGACACCAATTGCTTGGCTAAAGGAATTAAGTATGGTATTCCCAAGATGCCAAAAGAGTCTTTAATTGAATATCAATATAAGCTTCTCCATACTTATAAAAAAGGCATCAAGACAAATCTTACTGCTTTGGGCAAAGACTACAGCATAGATCACGACTACGATAATCTCCATAACGCCATCATCGACCTAGAACTAAACCTGAAAGTTTGGAACAAAATCAAATTCCAAGTTGAAATATGAACGACTTTAATTCTTTATTTTCTAATATTAAGTTGCCACTTTATGGCGTAAGACTTCCTGAGTTTCTGATAACTGAAGAAGACAAGAAAAACAATGGTTTCAAATCTAATTCCGACAAAGATAATTTTAACTTTCTTAGGCATTTATGCTTAGAAGGATTTAAGAATTTAACTTTAGTTAAAAACTCTTCTGAATATGATTCTTATGTAGAAAGAGCAAAATATGAGCTTTCTATCATAAAAGAACTTGGATATGTTGATTATATTCTTCTAGTTTGGCGTGTGGTAGATTTTTGCCGTAAAAATGATATTGCACTTGGATTGGGCAGAGGAAGTGCTGCTGGGAGCTTGATCCTTTTTCTTATAGGAGTCACTAAAATAGATCCAATAAAAAACGGCCTCTTTTTTGAAAGATTCATTTCTAAAACCAGATCAAAAAAACAAACGATTGATGGTGTTGATTACATAGATGGAAGTTTAGCCCCAGATGTCGATATCGATATCTGCTACTATAATCGGCATAAGGTAATTAAATATCTTGATCAACTATTCACTGGAAGAACCTCTAAGATTCTTACTCTGACCACTCTTAGCGGAAAACTGCTGATCAAAGAATGCGGCAAGATCATTGACGAGAAGCCAGAGTCAGAAATGAATGAAGTTAGCTCTTTGATACCAAAGACTTTCGGTCAAGTCATGGACCTAAAGGAGGCTAACGCAGAGGTTGAGCAGCTTAGGAAATGGTGCGAACAAAATCCTAGATCTTACAAGACCGCTCTAAAGCTAAGAAACCTAATCAAGAATAAGAGCGTCCACGCATCTGGAATGATGCTTTCGTACTACCCGATAGATCAAAGCTGCCCTGTCGAACTTACCAGCGATAAAGAACAGGTCTCCAGTTATGACATGAATTGGATTTCTGTATTTAATGTTAAGCTTGATCTTCTTGGTCTTAGAAGCGTTTCAATCGTTGACCGTGTTTGCAAGCTAGTTGGAATCAAAGTTTCTGACGTTGATTTTAATGATCCTATTGTTTATCAACAACTTCAAGACCTAAAGACTCCTCACGGATGTTTTCAAATCGAAGCTGACACTAACTTTAAGGTTTGCAGGAAAGTCAAACCCAAGAATCTTGAAGAGTTGAGCGGCGTCCTAGCGCTTGCTCGCCCGGGCGCGCTAGAGTTCGTAGAGCAATACGCCAATTTCACTAACAACAACGTCTACGAGCCAATCCATCCATTCTTCGACTCTGTTCTAAGCACAAGCGGAGGCGTTGCTCTATATCAAGAGCAGCTTATGAAAATGTCTAATAAAATAGGCTTTACATTAGATGAAGCAGAAGTTCTTCGCCGTATCGTAGGCAAAAAGAAGGTTGAAGAGGTCAAGAAATGGAAAGAGAAAATCTCTGATAAAATTAAAGAAAATAATATCGCTCCAGAGGTTGGCGATATTTTGTGGCGAATTCTTGAAAATTCAGCTAACTATTCATTCAATAAGTCTCACTCAATGAGCTATGCTGCGCTTGCGGCTTGCACTGTATATCTTAAATTCAAGCATCCTAAAGAGTTCTTCTTGGCTTTGCTTGAGATGACTAAGCATGAGCCAGCGCCACTAGAAGAAATATCCAAGATCCAAAAAGAGTTGCGTCACTTTGGGATATCTCTGCTTGGTCCTCATATTCTGAAATCTGAAACTGAATTCGCAATTCAGGGCAATGATATTCGCTTCGGACTTTCTTCAATCAAAGGAATTTCAGAAAAGACTATGGATAAGCTCAAACTATTTAAGAGCGAGCAATCTAGTAAATTTGAAGTATTCCAAGCTGCCAAGGAAGTTGGTCTATCTATTGGCGTTTTGTCAGCTTTGATTCAGGCTGGCGCTTTGGATGGTTTCTCCGCCTCAAGAAGCCGCGTTGTATTAGAGGCTCAGTTATGGAATGTATTGACTGAGAAGGAGAAATTTCTTGCCATGCAATATGGGCCAGAGTGCGAGAACGACTTGCTCAAGACTGTTAAGAAGCTTTCCGAGACCAAAAATGAAAACGGCAAGCTCTTAATAAAAGAAACAAGACTAGCAACCATTAAAAAGAAGTATGATCCATACTTGAAGATCTATCAGCAAAATAATAAATCTGAAAGCTTTGCCAACTGGTTCTATGAGAACAAGCTTCTTGGATATAGCTATGATAAGTCTCTTAATGCGATCTTCTCTCAAAAGATGCCAAATCTAATCACTACTTCACAAGCTCTTGAATGCTCTGACAATCAAGTCGTGTATGTAGTCGGTAAAGTCGATGACGCATCCGAATGGATCTCTAAAAATGAAAAGAAAACAAGAACATTTAAGATGATTGTGTCTGATGAATTTGGATCTATCCCGATCCTTACTTTTAACGATAAAATTGACTTTAATAAGTCTTGTAATAACGAAAAAATGCCAGAAAAGGATGACATCGTTATCGTTAAAGGCTCGAAAAAGAAAGACTGTTTATTTGGAGACACTATTGGAATTCAGACACTGAAAATATACACCAAATTGTCTGAATTAAAGGAAAAAAATCTTGACAATCCGGAGTAAAAATACCATTATAAATTGTATGCTTCAATTTTACAAACCGAATCCTAAGAACACTGGCTGTGGCTGCTCCTTTAAATATTCTGCTAAGGACGACTGCATCTTCGTAAACATGATCAAGCAAGCTAGTTGGGATGACCAAACTAAGCGTGGTTCATTCGCTGGCAATGCCCAGAATCCAAAAATGTCATGCTCCGTCAAGCTAAGCCTCACTGAGGCTTCTGATATCATTTCCGCTATTAGGCGCAATGGCGAAATTTCTGCGTTCCATGATTCGGCTAAGCAGGTTACTAGGATTAAGTTCTCTCCTTACATGCGCGGCACTAAGGAAGATCCATCAAAGATGGCCCAAGTTGGTTACTCTTTTTCAGTCTCAAAGGAGAGCAAGGAGAACTCTCAGGACAAGACCTCATTTTTAATTGGCTTTACATTCGGTGAGGGCGTCCGCCTTGAGTCCTTCTTCTGCTTTGCTCTAGCGAAAAGTTTTGAAAAGGCTTCGCTAGAACAAGATAATAGATCAGCCGCTACTCCTCAAGCAGCCCCTCCTAAAAAGGAAGAGGCTCCTAAGCAGGAGTCGTCGGATGACGATCTATGGTAAAAAAGAAAAAGATTCTTTATCACAGCGATTTTGCTCTGTCTAAGACTGGCTTTGGTAGAAATACCAAGGCCATTCTTTCTTATTTATATAAGACTGGTAAGTACGAGATTATCTCTCTTGGCGGCGGATTAACAAAAAATAACACAGAACTTGAAAGAACTCCTTGGAAAAGCTATGGATGTTACCCAACTTCCGGTCCAGAACTAGAAGAAGCCAATTCTCACCCAGATAAAGGAAGACTTTATTCTTATGGCGCTTTAGAGCTAGATAAAATTATTGAAAAAGAAAAACCAGATATCTATATTGGAGTCCAAGATTTTTGGGGAGTAGATTATGCGATAAATAAAACTTGGTTCAATAGACTAAATCATGTTTTGTGGGTTACTTTAGATTCTCTGCCTCTTTTGCCTTCCGCTGTTGCCGCTGCTCCTAAGATCAAGAATTATTGGGTTTGGTCTAATTTTGCTGAAAAAGAAATGCACAAGCTTGGACACACTCATGTTCAAACTGTCCATGGAGCTATTGATGTTTCAGAGTTCAAACCATTTTCAAAAGAAGAAAAAGCTGCTCTAAGAAAAAATAATGGCATAGACCAAGATAATTTTATTATAGGATTTGTTTTCAGAAATCAGTTGAGGAAGTCTGTTCCGAATCTTCTACAAGGATTTAAATCTTTCAAAAGTCAAAATCCAAATAGCAAACCTAAGCTTTTATTGCACACTCACTGGAAAGAAGGTTGGGGCATAGAAAAACTTTGCAAAGAAGTCGGAGTAGATATGCGCGACATCTTAACGACTTATATTTGTAAAAAATGCAGATCTTATCATGTTCGTAATTTCGAAGGGCATGATGCAGATTGCCATAGATGCAAAACTAAAGACTCTTGCGTGACTACCTCTACATCTCTTGGGACTACTGAAAAGCAGTTGAATGAAATTTATAACTTAATGGATGTTTATTGTCATCCATTTACAAGTGGTGGCCAAGAGATTCCCATTCAAGAAGCAAAGTTAACTGGATTAATTACTCTTGTTACTAATTATAGTTGCGGAGAGGAAATGTGCGAGCCTGAAGCCGCTTCTATTCCGTTGGCTTGGAGCGAGTATAGAGAGTTCGGCACAGAATTCATTAAAGCTTCTACTTGTCCAGTTTCTATAGCTAATAACCTTAAACTTGCCTATGAAATGCCAGATGATCAAAAAGCTAAGATGGGCAAGCAAGCTAGAAAATGGGTTATTGATAATTTTTCTGTTACTAGTGTTGGTGAAAAAATAGAAAAGTTTTTAGACTCTTGCGACTTTAAGGAGTATTCTTTGGAAAAAGATCCAGTAAAATCATGCAATCCAAACGCTGATATTCCAGAAGCAGAAGATAATATTCTTTGGTTAAAATCTCTATACTCTTTGATTTTATCTAAAGAAGTACTTGACGACGATGAAGGATTGCTGCATTGGATAGAAAAGATCAAAGCTGGGACTTCAAGACAAACTATCGATCAATATTTCAGAGAAGTAGCATACAAAGAAAACGATAAAAATAAAAGTTTTAAACTAGAAGATCTCTTCGGAGACACTAAGCCAGAGGATAGAATATTTGTTTCAATTAATTCTACTTTAGAGAATATATTTCTATCTACTAAAATCATATCAGCTATAAAAGAAAAGTATCCAGATAAGCATATCTTTGTTTCCTCTAATGAGAACAGCCAGCCAATTTTTTCTGGCAACACATTAATAAAGGAAGCCTTCGTGCAGACTAAGCAATTTTCAGATCCAGAGTTTTTGAAAAATAACTTTTACGAATCATATTGCTTAGATAATTTTTCTATTAATAATCATCATTCTGTTTTAATCAAATGAACTTGCTAAAATCTTTCAAAGCTACAACCGGCCTAGAGCCGGGCAAAGCGCATATTTACGAGAAAATTTTTCCACTTCCATTCGATGATTATATAGTTTTAGATACCCAATCATCAGACCCAAATAAAAATTACAATTTTTGGTTTAGAGTAATTGAGTTAATTGAGCCGCTCCTAAAGCAAGCAAATATAAATATTATTCATTTCATAGACGATAAAAAGTATCACTTTAAGCATGTCTATATCGATAATTCTGTTCACTTAGCCCAGAAAACTTATCTATTAAAAAGGGCGAAGCTTTTCTGTGGAGCTTCTAAAATTTATTCTTTGATATGCTCTGAGTATGGTGTTAAACAGTGTTATTTAAAATACGACTATTATTTAGAGAACACTCTAGAACAAGAGAACGTTATCGATTCAGATTGTAAGCGCAAAAACTTCGTAAATCCAACTGCTGCGCCCATAAATAATATTAGACCAGAAGAAATAGCTAAAAAAATAATCGAAATGCTATTCAATTATACTCCAGAATTCGATAATACAATCTCTGTCGGAAGAGTTTATGCTACGCAAAGCATAGAGATAATGCCAGATAATGTCTTTGATATCAAAGCCGATGGGAAGAATGAACTAGTTATTAGAATGGATTACTTTTTCTCAGAAGATAATCTAGATAAACAATTGCAGCTTCTATCAGCTTCTGTAGTTACAAATAAACCAATAAACAAGAATTTACTGATTCGCCGTAAGAACAATATTAAAAAGCTATACTATAGAATAGAAAAAGATTCTGACGATGATTTCGTATCTTTGCTTCATTCTTTAGAGATAGAATTTGATCTTATTACATCTTTGACTGGAGAAGATCTGGACAAAGAAAAAATGAAATACATGGATTTCAAAAAAATAAATCGTCTGAATGTATTAGATCTCAAGTTCTTAGATGGATTAGATAAATCTAAGGTATATTTTAAAGGCAATAAAATAGTAGTTAAATCTGGAAAAACATTCTGTAGTAGATGGCATGCTAAATCTATGATCAGCAGCGATAATGTAAGAGAAGCGAAATCCGCGCTTCCGACTTCTATAGATGAGTCCTTCAAAGAAGAGGCTGATTACTTTTACTTCTTGACGAAAGAGCAAATCTAATCCACATTAGACACGATGAGTACTCCTCCGAAAACCCTTAAAAGGAACCAATTTGGTCTTCTAGAAGAGCCGCCAATTCCGTACATCTTCAATGAAGATGGTTATGTTAACTGGCGCAAGATGATCCGCCCAGAGTTTCTTGTGCCTAACAAGCAGCGCACTCAAGAAACAGATATCACAAAACTAGAAGACAAGGATCTCCTTATTCTTCTCGGCGGCATCAAAGAGCTTGCCCAAATCAGAGGTTTCACCTGCGTTTCTTACGACGTTCCAGAAGCTAGTCCAAATTATGTAATCGCTAGTTGCTACATTAATTGGATTGGTAATTACGAGACTTCAAATGTAGATGTGTCTTTTCAGGCTTTAGCTGACGCTTCTCCAGATAATACGCAAAGCTTTGCTCGTAACTATCTAGCTGCAATAGCTGAAAATAGAGCTTTTGTAAGGTGTGTTCGCAACTTCTTGAAGATCAATATTGTTGGCCAAGAAGAAATCGGCGTTAAGGTTATTGACGAGCCAATGTCAGATAATCCAATGTCTCCAGCTACAGTGCTTTATAATCTTATGAAAGAAAAGAATATTTCTTTCGAGCAGATTCAAAAGCGCCTTATCAAGGACAAGTACGAGAAGGCTGAAGAAGTTACTTCTATTAACGATCTTTCTAAGCCAAAGATTTTCGAGCTTATTGAGAGAATCAAAAAGGCTTAATTACCATTTGCCCGACGGGCAGCTTTCATAATCTGCTTTAACCTTAGCAGATACAAAGCATCCACACACAGTGCATCGACCTAGGCTTTTGTCTAGGTCTTTGCATTTATTGCACACGTCTAATCTTTCTTGAGATTTGTTTTTTTGGGCTATAATTGGTTTACCATCTGCAATTGCTACTCCTGCTTTAGCCGCTGATGACGCTAGACTTCTAGAAACTTTTGCAGCTTCTTTAAATAAATTGCTAAAATTATCTAAGCTCATATCTTTATTGTTCCTGGGAACATATTCGCGTATCTAAAATCTATAGATTTAGAATATGAATCTCCACAATTATAAGTGCAGAAAACTTTTCTTCCATTATTTGTTCCATTTGAAACTGATAGAGCTTGAGCAGTGCCGCGAGCAGATGCCTCTATTGTTCCTCCTGCATCAAAAAATGCAAAGTAAGTATTATAATTTTCATTAGGCGTTGGCAATAAAGTACCAGCAGGGACTTGTTTTTCGTATGCGTCTCCGAATATTCCATTGCAACCAATTGCTGTATACCCCCCTATTCCTATCGGAGCGTTATTATTTACGCAAGTCGTTGTTTGTTCTGTAACTATTCCTAATATTTTTCTCTTAAATGTTCTTAGGTAGCTTTCCTTAAAAGACTTAGCCATCAAAGGATGCACAAATGGCTTGAATGATACAGCCGAAGAGTCTTCAGAAGAAACCTTATAAACATTTGCTGACAAACCTATAGGCTCAGCCTCATCTGCTTTAAGCTCGCTTCTAGTCACGCTTCTAGAAGCAGACACTCCTAATTGAGAGTTTATTGGCAGATAAGAGCTTGATTCGCTGCTTGCCCCAACTTTTGTGCCGTTAGTATTGAAAGATATTAATTCATATTCATTTTCTCCACTAGAAACATCATACCAAGTATTGTTAGTATTTTTTTGATCTATAGCCCAAATCATTGGCAGAATAACTCTTACCTCATTAAGATTATTTATTCCCATGACTAACCTATTGAACATTTCCGCTCTAGGAAGCATATTCGCCAAAGGACCAAAGCCGTATTGACCATCCGCTCTCACAGAAAGCGGCAATAGAGTTAACCAAGGAGGAGCATTGAATTTGCTTGACACAAATACAGCGGCACTTGCATCTGGTACTATAGTTAAGCCATTTAGAGAGAATAACTCTGGAGAGCCACCACTAGCACTCTTTTGCTGGACATTTGGATTGAGAGATATCGGTGTTATTGCCGTAGAGTCTTTTGTAGTATTTATTGTACTAGGTATACTGGACTCTTCGATTTCGCTTACGCTGGCATCTGTGTCTTCTGTGTAAACTTGAGACTGCTCTATTGGATTTATGTACTTATCAGTATATAGTTTTGAAATTATATTCCAAGTCTCATTTAAAATGCCTATAGAAGAGACATCTTTTTCCTCTTCTGTCATTTCTAAATTATATAACTCTACTGAATTTTCTGTATTACTTGACTCTTCTGGCAAGTTATAATTTAAATAATCATCAAGCTTAGCTTTTTGCTCAGCCGAGAACGAGTTGCCGCCGTTCTGCTCTAACCTTTGTTTGTCTGCGTATGCACTCGCTAACCTAACTCCACCCTCCAAAGAAGCTACAAGATTTTCTTTATCAAAAGAATTATTTTGCAAAGTTAATACGCTTCTAGAAATATTTAAATCATTGGCTACTATTTGAAAAGACTTTTTAACAAAAGGTACTAAATCTGTAAAAGTTTGCTCTCTCTTGCTTTGGAGTGTTTTGAATAACGAATAACCATGCCCGGGATCAGTTATTTGCAGACCTACTATTTTGCCATATTCATTTAATTTTACTATTCCTTCAGCCTGCTTTCCGCCTTGTGACTCTGGAACTAAATTTGGAGGAGAAACTTTTAAAGTCGGCGGTATTAAGAAAACATCATTCGGTATAGATGGCAATAAAATTGAATTAACTGTTCCCTCTAAAACTGGGTCTCTATAAAATACATCATACTCGCAAGATAACTTATACAAAATCTTAAAATCAAAGGTAGTTACTGCACTATTTCCATAAGAATCCGAGAATTTTACTTTCAATCCATTTAACTGGTCATACTTATAGAATCCAGCGTCTGGCAGCCTTATACCTCTTAAAATTGGGCTCGCTAAATCAAGATTGATTTTTTTATCAGAAGCGGTCCTTATTTCTAGATCAGTATTTGTGATGTATTTGTTTGTAATATATTTGTCATAAGCTATATACTTCCAATTAGGAGGCATTAGCATTTTATCAAAAAAATAGCTTCTTGTAACTCCACCGAAATAGCAATCTACATCATGTTTTAAAACTACAAGTCTTAAATTATCGCTTGAATTATCAGATTCGCTTATCCTATCGAATAAAGATTTAGCGGTATTATTTTTGATATCTACATCTCTCTCTATTGATAAAACAAACTTTTGATATTTAGAAAAAAAGCCAAATTTAGTATTCTCATTGGCCGACATTTGAACTGGATCTTTAGTTATCTTTATTGCATTAGTTAGATCCACATAAGAACTAGAGTCTTTATATTGTAGTTTTACTTGAAAATTTGTTGTGGTTATTGATATATTATTCTCAAAAAAACTGTAATCAAAAAAATCATCATTTACTTTCCAATACAGAACGATGGATTTATTAGATCCACCCTCTTTATTAGTCACTATGCATGGATATATCTCTGAAACTGATGCTGGATAAAAATACCCCTTTGTTCCGGCATTATCATATTCATAATAGAATAAATTTTTCCCGTTCTCATTTACAAAAGTATAAGATCCTACAGATAAACCTTTAAATTTATTAGTGTCCAAAAATCCATGAGAATAAGAATCCGCTGGAGATGATTGAACATCATTTTGGTCTATAGAACTAGAATTGTTGGTGATTGTATATACTTCAGAAAATTTAGTAGATATTTCGTATCTTAATGTAGCAGGATTTTCTATATCTACAATATTTGTAGAAATAGAAGAGTCTTTAGGCCTTTGAGGCGCTGTGTCATCTAGATTATCAAAGAATAGAGTCTTTGTGCTTGTGTATACAGGCTCTATATTCGAAAGATTTATTTTTATATAAAAATCAAAATATCCTCCTGAATTTGGCCTTGAAATAGGCTGTTTCTTGAAGTCAAAAACATATCCAGATTCTGAACCGTTGTTACTTTTTAATACAATAGGATTATCTTTACTTAAAATTAAAGACTTCCACTGTTCAAAATCTTTTCTTTTATAAAACAGCTCTAAAGAAGAAAGCTTTGATATATCAAAAACATCAGTAATTGATAGTGTAAGCTGAGAGTTTATTAAATCATAAGAGTCTGTTTCTCTCGATATTTTAAAATCAGAAACAATCTCATCTGGCAAATCTATAATATTTGGAATCGCTGGATCAATATATAAAGGTAAAGTCGATACAGATCCAATAGAATTTGTCGCAGTTAAAATAAATACAGTAGTATAAGATCTATTTTTAGTAAAAGTTTGGAATTCAAAATCTTTAACATCACTAATTTCTGGCTTTCCAATCAAAGCTCCCGAAGATCCATCTCTAAATTGCTTAGACAATGAAACTGTTAAAGCATTAGATACCACAAAGATAAGATCAAATTTGTTTAAATCTTCATAAGATCTATATCTGAATTCTACCGTTGGCAAAGAAGAAGTTCCCGGAATTTCTCCGCTTCCTGCTATTGGATAGCTTTTCTTTGCTGTTGTTCTTATTCCCATTAGACAATCTCCGGATCAATTACTGGAATGTATTGAGCTTGAAACACTGCCGCAGTGTCATCAAATTTACTTCCATTATTTATTGTAAATTTAAAAGTATAGTTATCCACTCTACTTGAAATTACACCTTCTAGATCATTATTAGCGTCACCTCTTGACTCTAAAATAAAAATCTCTGGCTGATAACCCGCAGCTATATAACTAGGATAATTGCCTGATGGTACTACAGTTCCATTGATATCTTTAATTTGAAGAAAAGCCCGAAATTCTTGCCCCTTAACTATTTCAGTTAATTCATTAGTTAGCCCAGAGTCAGAATATAAAACAACCTCTGCCTCACCTATCTTTAATGGTAAATAGTATGTTGGGCTAGAGATTTCTGTATCTTCTCTTCTTGTAGGATCAGCAGCAGAATATAAATTACTAGCTGTAGCAGAGACTCTCAAAGAAGTGACGCTTTCATTTAGAACGAGATTATTAACTTGTATAGTTCTCTGCCTAGTTGTTCCTAGCAAAAAATAAGACTCTATGTCTCTGAATCTTTCTCTTATTACTATTTGATTTAGAATATTTCCATCCTGATCTATTACTGAGTATTGTATTTCATCTGCATAGGTATAAGATAAAGTAAATCCTATTGAAACTTGTGGATAAGTTAACTGCACTGTAGATAAAGAAAAGGCATTGCAGACTGGAAGATTAGCTTGCGATGTATTCAAAAATGTAAATGGGAAATCAAACGCAACTTTTTTATCAGCCAAGAAAGAAAGAGTAATGCCATTATTCACATCCAAAGACTCAAATAAATCTTTTTTTGATATGATGTATTTTGACACTCCTCCAGACAAAATCATTGGATGTAAAGTAGGATTATTTCCAAACCTTAAAAATATTGATGAATATTGAGTGTTAGATAAACTATACGCAAGTTGAAAAGTATAATCTCCAGTATCTGTAATATAATCAGAATATACAGTATATGTATACATTGCATCTTGTGCCAGATTAGTAAAAGCTAAAGAAGATTGCGATCCTCCTTGGCTATCGTATATTGTTTTTGTAGATGCTCCTATTTTTACTGTCAAAGTAAAAGACGGAATGGTTATGGTTCTTATAAGCTCTAAAGATTTTTCTTCTGAAGAATAAAGCTGTCTAATCAGTCCTTGGAAATCATAATAATAATTAAAAGCTTTACAATAAAAAGTTCCAAATTTACCACTAGAGCTTATGGCTGTCGTTTGATTAGTACCATCCGCCGTATCCGTTACGCTAACAGAAATGCTTGATTCATCATTGAATTTATAAGTTAGCCTTGTAGCGTAATTTGTTTTTATTGTTATTAGACTTGTTTCCGTGTCTTCTTCTATAGATATAATTTCTGGAGATAATACATTTATGGGTATATCTATGTAATAATCAGTTGCATCAGCATCTGTTGTCGCTATTTTATAGACTTTAAATGCTAAAGTTATTGCCTCTATTTTCCCAGCGTCTGATAATGTTAAACCATCTGAAACTTCTTTTATGCTAAAATATTTAGACAGGTCCAAAGTTTCATCGATGTAATGCACCGTAGCTGAAGCAACGCTACCATTATCTTTAAATGAATAGTAATTTGTTCCGTCGTAGTATTTTATGTATCTAAAATTATAGCCCCAAACGTCTGATTTTACTGTAGTTATTGAAGAGAAATCTTTGTATAAAGTTAAAGTTTCCAAAGGCTTTAAAGAAAATACTGCGATTACAGTTTTTGCTGTTCCATTAATTGGACAAATTTGCTGATCATCAAAAAGCTTAATCACTCCATTTACATTAACAGAAACTTCTCCAGCATTACTAGTGCATGAAATTGTATTATTATTAGCTACAGTGGTAGAAGAGTTGCATATATTAACATATAAATAACTGATTTCTGATGATACGTCATCTAAAGCTGTGTCATTTGTAGTTTCTAATTGCAATTTTACAGGCCCATGGAATACGCTTTTGGAAGCCCACGCATCTGAAGACACTAAAAGAATATATGGATGATAGTAATCGTAAACCTTCACAGAGCATTCTGTGAGAGCATCATCTAAATAATATCTTTGAGTCCCTGCGTCATAGTAAAATTTTCCAGAAAAATCTTCCAAGTAATCTAGCGACTTGTCTTCTATAATTATTAAATTTTTATAGTAAAAATATCCTGTGTTATTAGAAGATTCAATAAGCAAATTTAGAACCTTACAATTGCTATAGTTTGTATATATATTATTCGTCGGAACTTTCTGGATTTCTTCAGCAGTCATATTTATAGATAGCATTGTAGCGGAGCTTCCATCGCCAGACGGCAGCATTCTATGGTAAGCCTTATTCACAACAGCCCCTTCATAAGAATAAACTAAAACATTATAAGATATTGTTTTGTCGTCTCCTAAAAGAGATATATTATTTATATAAACAGGACTTTTTAATTGCGCATTTGATAGTGTATTCCTAGTATCTTCGCTGACGCAATTTAACTGGCCAGCTTTATAAGCAGAAAGTAAATATAAATTAAGAACATCAAAAGCGGCCCCATTATTTGCCAAACCAATAGGCTCTTGATATAAAATTGAACCATTATTTACAATATTAATACTCTCCAAATATCTGGCCGAAATATTTCTTATAAACGCACTATTATTAAAATTTTCCGAGCTTACTACTAGATATTGATTGTCTTGGAATAGAGATCCAAAGGCGTCTCCAGAAAGAGCTCCATCTCCAAAAAAATCTGATCTTAAATAAAAATACGACATACTATTTTTTGTTTATTATTTTAATTATAGATGATTCAGAGAAATCTTGGAAAGAAATGTCTGGCATATTTTTTAGTTTGCTTACGGAAACAGTAACATTAAAATCAGAGTTTATTATAGCAGGAGATGTTATTTCGCTATTTCTCACCAATTCAGAATCTGGGAAAAGACTTGCAATATAAAGACCTCCTATTTCCATTTGGCTCTTAGGTAATAATGTGTCTTGAGCGTCTTGCTCTTGACCTAATAAAATTTTGATTCTTTGTATCTGGGTCGGATTTAAATCAGCATCTAATCCTATAGTCAAGTCTTTATTATTTGGCATCTGCCTCACTGTTTGTAAAGCTGAATAATAAGAGTAGTCATATTTGAAAAGGGTAGTTTTCAATCCTGTCTTTTTAATTTGGCATTTTGTGAATGTTATTGTTTTACTTGTATTTGGTAAAGCTATAGTTAATGTTTGAGTCGCATCTATTTTATCTAAAACCCACCAATCGTCAGAGTAGTTTGACTCTAACCAAAATGCTGAGTATTTTTCAGGTATCCAAGTTATGATGCTTTTTGCAGCTTCCCTATACTGGCCTAGAATCGCTTCTTTGAACAATTCCAGCTCGCTGGTTAAAACCTGCTCTTCTTCCGTTATACTGGGATCTATACCATTTTCTTCGCCCTTAGTCTCTGCTTCAGTGAATGGTCTATTTATATCCTCCACTACTTTATATAGTCTTACAAAATTTGGATATTTTATTTCATAGACTTCCACTCCATTTCCTTCAAATGTATCGCCATCGCCATAAATATTTCCATCATATTTCAAGAATGGAATTTCTTTCGTGTTGGTGAATGAGTTGTTTGTGCTTATATTTATATTGTCGAAGAAGCTCTTATCGATGCTTACTTGATATTTTATTCCTTTTTGGATTCCTGGCAATGTGTAGGTAGATGTAGAAGCATCAAAAAACAAGAATCTATAAATTGTCTCATGCCCTATTCCTACTTCATACCCAACAACATTATTCGGCGAATCCGTTGGTATATCCTTACCATTGTAGTAATTGCGCAGTGCTAAATTTATTTTGCTAGAAGAACCATCCTTGGCTAATAGTTTAACATATGATTTTTGCTCTACTTGATCGTCGTCTAATATAGGTAATAGATCTTCGTTTCTTATTATTCCCAATTTTAGAGTTATTTCTCTTTGCGTCGAGATGGCTGTGTTTGGATTAAAAACGCAATAGAACTCGTCTCTAGCTTTTGATTTCTTGAGGTATCTTAAGCTTACTTTATTTGTATCAACCACCTTCAAAACAAGAACAGAATTCCTGTAAAGTTTACCCCTGCTTCTTTCTGGGCTTAGTATATTTACGAATATATCTCTTGGACAATTATTTATTAAAAACACTTCTCCAGAAGCTGGAATGCTTACTGAGATGTCATTATTATTGTCATTAAACAAATAATGTCCGGCTGAGTTTATGCTATATACTGGTTTGATTATATTTTTAATTACAGTAGAGCTTGATATAGCCATAGAACCCAAACTTGGCATCGATACTGTTTTAAAATTATCAAATGCGCTATCTATAAATATCTTATCGGAGGTAAAATAAGAGCAGTCCACGTATTGCTCATCTTTTACCATGTTGGTTATCAAGATGTTTTTTACTTGATCTGCGTCTTCTTGCCCATCTCTAAAATTTGTATAGTCTAGCAATCCATTTATTGATAACTTTAAATCTGATTTTAAAATATAGTTTACATTAGTTTGTTTTTTGGAGATTGTAAGCTTGCCTTTTTCATAAGCATCCAAAAATCTTAATCCAGAATTACTAACCTCTGCCAAAATTCTTGGTGGAACAAGCAGAGATAACTCTACTTCTGAATCAAAATAAACTGATAAAAAGAAAGGCGTATTATTATAGACGTAGAATTTTTCAGACCCCAATTGAGTGGCTCTGAGTAATTTTAAATAGTAAGAATCAAAATAATTACCTGTATCATTTATTTGGGAAGACCCAAAAACGAAAAGTTTATTATTTGGAGAATAATCTAACAAATCTTTTACATCTAATATTCCATAGTTCTTATTTTGTATTTCTATTTCATTTGCGATTCCATTAGCGTTATACTCAAAAAAATGAGTCTCCGAACTGTTTCCAACTGTTTGGATCGCTTTTATTTTTGTGCCGAATTTTAAATTTGGAAATGAAGAGTTAACAACATTTGTAAGATTTTCAGGAGCTCTTCCTTCGGCATAATTAAAATTAACAACAGAAAATATAGAAGAAGCATTCAAATCTAAATCAACACCCAAAAATAAATTTTGAGTGAAATCTCTAGATACTTTTGTGAAAGCTCCAGTTCCTAACATAGAATTATTAGAGCCTACATACATTCTATACTTGCAAGAATTAAAGACGTAAAAATCTCTAAAAGAACGATCTTCGAATCTATTTTGATCTACATTAAATCTATTAAAATTCGGAAGATAAACAAATTCTTTACCACTAGACACTTCTGTTGTGGAAAGCCCTGAAATTCCTTTTATGTTTTTTATAGTAGGAAATACTTTCTTGACTTGAGGCAAGCTGGAGGTTTCTTTCACCCATTGCCCGCTTTGTATCTTAAACAAAGCTAAAGAATTGATATCTAATAAATTAGTAGTTGTGCTATCAGAATAATTATATATTGAGTTCGCTCCCGAAGCGTCTGACTTAATCAGATTTACAAATAATATTCTCTTTGTAGATATCAAAGACCCTAGGGTAGATCCATCAATGTCTACGCTTAAATTTGGCAAATAGAATTTAGAGGAGTATTTTGTTATAGGAACGAAAATTATATCTGGAAGATTGCTTATTGTATTTTGAGAATCAAACAACTTAGTTAAATCAAAATACTGAGTGTCTATAATATTTAAATTGTAAACTGATTGCTCTAGCGTTTTTGTGACTTCGGACAAATAGAACTGTTCTTTTCGGATTATTATCTCGTTATGTTTCACGAAAAGATAAAAATCATTGACAGTGTATTTTTCTACTGAAGTTAAATTCACGGGCTTTCTTCCGTAGCAATATATCACCGCAAGATTGGAAGATGGAACAGCAGAATAAACATCAAATATTCTATAATTTGTCACCAAGCCACTGCTGGTCAACAAAATAGATGTTTCATCTCCAGTTTCTCCTATGAAAGCGTTTTCTATAGTATCAATAGCAAAAGAGCTACTCCATAAAGACGACAATGGGTGTTCACTATCTAATTCAAGATACTGATTTGATGATTGTATAGAAGTCGGCTCATTTATTACTGAACGATCATCAAAATCTGTCGTATCATTTGTTACCGTATATGGAGATCCTGTATAAGTGAATAGTTTCTTATCATTTGGGGCTAATAAATAAACATACGTGCCGCTTAATGTTTTAACTTGATATGGTCTTCCAGATTCATTTTTAATCGCAAAAGAAATCGTAGCAGAAATATCTGGCAACACTATAGAATCTACATCTATTACATTTGATTTTATTACATAATAAAAAGTTGTTCCGCCATTGACTACTGTGTTAGTTCTTTCGGAATTAACTAGAGCTATGAAGAATTCTTTTTTATTATATATTGGATATACATAATTAGCTCCAGAATTTTTTACCAATCTATTTTTCTTTAGAGTAACTGTAGAAGAGTCTACTGATACAGTAACTGTATCATAAGCAAAGTTCATCAATATTTGATCTGTCGCCAATGCATTCGGAAAGGCTTTCGCCGTAGATCCCGCTTCGCTTTGGTAGCTATAAATTTTAGAATCTAGAACGTCTGGTGCGGAAACTTGAAGTCTTCCATTAACATATCCATCTGGAGAATAATCAAAATCTATAGAACTTGACTTTCTCGCTCTGAATAGATTGTTTCCATCGGCAGAATCAAACGATTGAACCACTAAAGACTTATCCGAGACTGGCAAGAAGATTTTGCCATTATAGTCATTTTTTCTATTATAGAAGTCTTTGATTGTAAATGTGTCTACATCTTCATTTCTTATGTAAAAAAATCTAGAAGTATCTTCACTTAAAACTTGGTCTTCTGGATCTAAGAATGTTCTTTGAGAAAAACTTGTTCTTTCTACTGTAGGCAAAGCGTCTCCTGATGTTTTTTCGAATACTCTTAAAGATATAGAATTACTTGCCAAATCACCTATCTCATTTATCTCCAGCGTAGAAGGATTATCTTCTGTAGAAACTATAGAATTTACGTCTTTAATTTTTTCTTTATTTATTTTATTCGGAATGAATCTATTTCTGCAAACCAGGAACAGATCTTTATTATGTAGCTGCGAAGCGGAAGGTAAAGAAATCTGAGTGGCGCAGAAATTTAAATCTAGGATATTTATTGGAGAATCTATGTATTGACTGGCGTCAAAATAAAAATGACTAAAAGCATCATTTAGGATCTCTAGTCTTACAATTCTAGTAGATCCTACAGTCGATAACATGGCTCTAGCTATTTGATTTTCAGCCAATGTATAGATTATGTTTTCCTGCTTATCTCTATAGAAATAAACGTTAGAGCTATTTTTATTTACAAAATAAACGAAAGAACCTTGTTTTAATCCAGAATCCAGAGACTTTAGATCAATATTTTGTATAAGATTTCCTTTTAGCAATACTAACTGCTCTGTAGAATTTGAAATCTCAAAGAATGGATTCCCAGATGGATAAATTATAGAATAAGAAATTGAAGAGTCGTTATTTCTATTGACAGTCAATTTGAAGTCTTGTCTTTGCTTGGAAAGAACTTCTACGGCAGAACCATTCGTAATTTTGATATTTAAGGCTCTATTTATAGATTCATCTTTCAGGAAAAAATACTCTCTAGTAATCCCTGAGGCCGTAGCAAATTGAGATAAGATAATTTCTGAATCATCTTTGAGTAACTTTATGCTGTCCGCTGTAGTTTCTGTACCTTTAAGATAAATTTTTAAATCATCAAAATAACTCTTTTGAGCCTTGGAAGCTACAGAGCCATTCCACGAAACATAATTGAAAGAGTCAGGGGCTACGACTAAATTATTGATCTTCAGCGTCTCTTGTGAAAAATTATACACTGGTAAATTGCTATAAACATCTGCTGAACTAAAAGATCCAGTAGTATGATTGAAGTTGACAAAGCCATCTTTAGGATGATAAATTTCAGCATCTTGAGCTGCGATATTTGAATAGGTTTTGTTTAATACTATTGTCTTGGAAGATCCATCGTCATTAAAAGTTAAACTCTTAGTTTGATTAGCAGCTATTGTTTCCGTAGAACCAAATGTGACTGTTATTGAAGAACTTGAATCATTAATTACATTAAGAGTTTTAGTCGATATTACAGTTGCGTTTAATATTGTTACATTAGAAGTTAAATATAAAGAATCTCCATCTTCTAAATCAACCAAATCTAAAGATGATGAAGGCAATGCCGATGCAGACGCAGAAGATACAGCGCCATTATTTGATATCTTGGCATATTGATTGGTGCTAATTGACGTAGAATCAACATTGCAACTTGCATTACCAGTATTAATTACATAAGCTTCAAAAGAGCTTGGAATATTAGACAAGATAGCATCAGCCTTGTCGGTGACGAAGTAATAATTATTGTAATTTTGATCTATTTTGAATTCTGAAGTCTTAGACTCTGGATTATTGAAATCTAGTAACTGGCTGTATGCAGTCCCAGAGGCAAGAACTGGAGTGTAGGTTGTAACTTGAGATAGTTTGCTTATCTTATTTTGGTCTGAATCAGAATTTCCTACTTCAAATCCATATTCGCCAGAAAGAGTTTCTTCGACTTTAACTATTGCTGATTTTACTCCTGAAACAATTATGTCGTAGTAGTTATTTCCATTTGCTCCAAAATTGTAAACGCCAAGATTTACATTTTTTTGGCTTATATCAGGAACTACATATGAAACGCTATTAACTCCTGAAGGTTCAGATCTCAAAAATGTTAAGTTATTGTATCTATCTTTTTGATAGATGTTGTAGTACCCGCATCCAGCCACTTCGTCCCAGTCTACTTTTATAGGCAAGAAATTAGTCTTTTTAATTACATTTGCAGAATCGGAAGAAACTACTAGCCTCTCTCTCTTTAGTATTCTAAATTCATAGTTTTGATCGTCTAAGAACATCGGCAAATTAGTCTTAAACGCAACCATCGACAAGAAATTCGGACTCTCCAAGTCTTCCGCACTGAAATAATAAGGAGAAATAATTGAGTATTGGCTAGAAATTGTATCCTTAGTTAACGGACCCTCCTTAGACATTATAGTCCAATCCACTGAAGCTCCGCCCCCAGAAGAACCCGATGTTCCAGATGTACCAGAGCTGCCAGAAGATCCGGAAGTCCCTGCTTTCAATTTATACTGCAAATCATATTCCCAACCATCATTAAAATTAATAGAATATGGTGATCCTGCGTCTCCAATTACAACTAAATCTTTAGTGTAGAAATTATATTTGATTTTTGTGATTCTTAATCTTCTTGTGTCGCTAAATCTCGCCATTGAATTTAGCACAGAGCTAGAAGGCTTTTGCTTGACTAATTGTCCATTGTCAGCTATTTCTAGAACATAATTTGACTCATAATTTTTAGGGTTTTCGTTTTCTTCTTTTATCGAAATTGTGTTTTCGTAAAGACCATCAGATAAAGATCTTATAGAAGATGTAGAGATTGGTTTTCCTTCATAATTTTTAGAAGTGTAAGGCCCATTTGGAAAAAAGAATAAAGTAGACAATACATCTTTTGTATCTTCCGCGTCGTCTTGAAAGAATCTTGGCTCAGATAGATTATTTGTTTTTCTATCTCCGTATATATTATTGTTGATTGGATTTTGATTGAAGACGGTCCATTGATGATTCTCAACATTACTTTGGACTTTATAATTATAAGTTTGAATATTTACCCTTACCTTGGAAGGAGCTAACAAATTCCCGGCAGCATCAGCAACGCTAAGGTTAAGAGAAGATAACGTTACTTTAGTATTGTCTTCATCTTTTTCTATTCTAAAAACAGAGTCTGTTAGACCTTGTTTTACGAACTTTACAACCGCTAAATTAGAAAAAGAATTAGATGAAACGGAGTCGCCGCTAATAACATTACTATCTAAGAAAGACAAAATATCAGAATTATTATTATATCCATACAAGTGATATGAATAGTTTTTAGTATTTTGATCAATTATTGATATGTTAGAAGCTGGAGTCGCTGGCCCAGACCACGCTATAGAACTGGAAACGCCATTATAACTAAAAGCATTACCAGTAACGTATTCCAATCTGAATAACTTATCAGGATCTCCATCTCCATCGATAAATGAAACAGTGCCAAAATTTTCTCCAGTAGTATATGATAAACCAGCCGCAGAAGTCTCTAAAAATTTTCTAAAAGTCACATCTTCTTTATAATCTTGAACTGGATAAAAATAAGCCTGCTTATCTTTGACAAAACTAGATTCGTCGCTTGGTTCGTATGTGTGTACGCAGTATAGCTTTTCTACTTCTTCATTAGCCAAATCGGCATCGCTAGGTGTGTAGACACCACTTGTGATAGCCTGATTTATTTCAAAAGATTCGTCTCTTCTATAAGAATTTGTATAGATTTCTCTTTCTACGAATATTCTTGGATTTCTAGCTCCATTAGAATAAAAAGAACTACTGTCATTACTTCCAACTGGTCCGCCTATTCTCTCGTTTACTTCTCTTAGAGCTTGTGAAAAAAGAGTGTTGTAACTGGCCTCTGGCAGAGATGGATATACATTAAAAGAAGCTACATAATTTTTAGTATAGAAGTAATTTATAGCCTTTAACCAAGACTCTTGATTTATGAAAGCGTCTTTTGATATTACTCCGCTCTCTGTAATTTGGGTTACTAATCCGTTTTGGATTTTTAATCCATCTGTTTTATATCTTTTGTTATCGTATATTGCTGAATCTCCTTTGCAGAATCCAGTAGCGTCAATGTAAAGGCCGTCGCAAGTAGAGTTCACTACCGTTCTAAAAACAGACTCTTGCCCGGGGACTTCGCTTTCATTTATATAATAGCCCAATACTCCGAATTGATCTCCGCAAGCTGTGAATGTAGGATCTAATCCATAACTAGCTAATGGAGTAACAATATAACTTTCTCCAGAATTTATATAATTTGAATAGAAGTCTTTTGTTATAATTTTTTTAGGAAGAGGAAAGTTAGGTAAAGCAGTCTTGTAATATTGGATTTCATTATTCTGCTGCGTTAAATACTCTTCATCATTAGAGTCTATTTGAGATCTAACCTCCCAAGCTTCTCCATCTCTATTGTCTTGTGGATCTTCTTCAAATTCGCCATTGATTGCTTTTATTGTAGCAGAGAAATTATCTTCAATAGCTTTAGATAATTGACTTTCGTCTTCCTCATCTCCCGCATCTGGTATTTGTATATCTTGAGCATATTTTTCAGATTCAGCTATTTGTTCTACGTCAATCAAGTCTTGAAGATTGTCGTATCCAAATGGAGATCCGTCTTCATTTACTCTTGGGAAGACATTTAGCCCCGAAGATAATGATATAGTTACCGGTCCATCACCTATATCATAACTTGACATTACATAACCAGAGATATTTGGTTTATCTTTGAGATTAAATCTTTCTACTGAAACATCAACCTTATAAATATCATCGAAATTTCCAGTAGATTGTAGTGCGAATTTAAATAAATTATTGCTCTTAGATATGCTAAAACCAGTTAAAGATGGATCGTATATTTTTTTTCTATTCGTTATGTTCTTTTCTAGTATATCGTTGAATTCTCCCGATCCGAAAGAAAGCTGGGATATCGGCTCAAAGTTGTAAACTATTTGCCCATCTATAGTTCCAGAAACCTCTTCCTTATACTTAGAATAATCTATTATCGCCTTGCCATCTGCGGTTAATTCTGCAAAATCATAAATACCAAGCGGTTCACTTGCTCTAGATATTCTATATTTTAACGAAGACTGATTTTCTAATTGAAAAGGAATCTCAAAAATAGAAGAGTCTTGCACCAAAGAGTTTCCGCTATCGTTATATAAGAATTTATATCTTGTAGTTACTTCATTTCTGTATCCTGAGTATCCTGAATCTGTATAGGTATAAATATTGTCTGTATTGTTAGCGCTTACAGGAATACTAGTCTGCGCCCAGTCTTCTCCTGATACAGTTAAGATATCATTGTTTGTGGATTTTGATTTAGTTAAGCCTGTAATCTCGTATCTACGATAAACCTTGCCAGCGTAATCCATGTCTGGCATTATTACGTTTGGATTAGACCCAGATATGAATCTATCTGTTATCTCAAAGTCTCTTAAATAATCATAACCATCTAACCCAAGAAAACCCTCAGTCAAAAAAAATCTAGCCTTCGGGGCTTCTCCTTCGTAATTAATTATAGAGAATCTTTTTCCTGTTACTGCAAATTTTGAAGCTACTATATCTTCTACCAAAGGCTTTGGTACGGTATATCCATTCTCGCTATGGTTTGGATTCTCGAAAAATGAAACCCATAATCCATAAGTGTATTTAGAGAAATCTGGAGTCAAGCTAGGTCCAACTGCGGACAAAGCTGTTGTTATAAAATCCTTATTGTCTGTTTCTACACTCATATTATTGTCTTCCTACCATATTGGGACTAATAGGAGAAGCTTGATCGCTCCCATTATCATAAGAATTTCTCATTAAGTCTTCAAATAAATAGTCCCCTACGGCAGAATCATATCCACCCGGTATAGTTATTCCACTTAATCCAGCTTGTATAATAGCTTGTACTTGTCCTGGTTCCATTTCAGATCCTTTATTTATAAAGCCATTACACATAGCTCTTAAATAATATTCCATTTGCATATAGTGATCTGAATACATTACTGTATTTTTTGATACTTTAGGAATCAGTTTCACGAAATAGAATCTAGGATAACAACAGCCAAAAGGTCTTTGTTTTTGCCAAAACCCTCCATTATCCATAGAAACATCCCCAGTAATTCCTCTTGGGCATTGTATTCCTGCCATAGTGTGGCAAAGATAGTTGATCAAAGCGTTCTCATCTGTCCTATAAAGATCCACGTTTGATTCGGCAAATTTTATAAAGTCTTGCAATTTATTAGACAGCCTTCCCTTTGGAACATCAGAAAGCTTGCCAAGACCAAGAGAAGGATCTACACTTTTACCTGTATTTTGTAATCTATTTTCTATTATTACTTTTATCACATCTGATCTTGGATCGTATGGATTGACTCTTACTATAGATTTAATTTTATAAGGAGGCTTATATATAGGGCAACTAGCAGCAAAGTTGCTTGGATAATCCAAATTCCCTCTCCAGTCTCCATATTGAGGTTTAGTATTTGCGCTCTCTATGTAATTATATCCAGATGGAGCTTCTACAATAAGTGGCAAGTCATTTGGTCTCCAAGATACATTCGCTAAAGCCTTTTTTACGTTTCTGGAAGTTCCTCTCAGCGGCTCCAAAGACTGACTTGCGGTCAAGCATCTAGCATTCAATGCTCCCATTACATCGCCATACATTGAAGGCTTCCAGTAAGAACTATTGGACCAATGGTACAAGTTATAAGTCATGAACATCGTCCATTCATTGCTTATGTTTCCAGATACTTTTTGTTTTACTCCATCTATTACTATTTCTTGCTTTTCTATCGCCGATATCAAAGACTCTGGAGTTATTCCATCTAGTTCATACACACCTATTGTACCAGTAGAATACTCTGATACAAAATAATAATCTCCGCCTCTGAATGTAGATCCGTGCTTTAGTATTTTTTTCTTATTATTATCAACGTAAGTTACATAAGAAGAGCCTCTTCTTGGAGTGTCTAATTCTACTACAATATACCACTTCCCTTTAGTTATTGGAATAAATGTTTCTGGCTTTGCTCCTCTTATAGATCTATTGCCCACTTCTGTTATTGATGGACCCATATTTCTAAATATATCTACGCCAGTATTTTTCATACCTAGCGCATATCTATTAAAATATAATACAGAATTTCCATCCGCGTCTATTTCATAATCAACTAAAGCTGTTCTATCCGCCATTCTTACATTACCAGAAATAAATTTTCTAGCAGACTCGTAGACTGGATTTGCGCTCACATAAGCATCGTTTTGATACAATGTCTTGCTTCTAAAATTATATGCCACTCCATATCTGCTATAATTTGTGAAAACTGTTTTAGCTGTGTCTGCGTTAAAATGCCCTACTGGGTCCATTTGACCAGCATCTGTTCCTGCGCCCTCAGTTGTTGCCACTCTCATCATAACGTAAGCGTCAGCAGCGCTGGGCTTCATTTCTAGAACGTGAGCGAACTGTATAGTTATTGAAAAAGATTGTTGAGTTACTGTTGGTGTTACAATTTTCTTTCCTAGCTGAAGCGTGCCAAAATTATTAAAAGTAGGCTCAGTCACGCCTTCTGATCCCCTAACTCTAAATGAAACTTGTCCTTTTACAGGATAAACAAAGTAGTGTATTTTATTAAATTGATAAATTCTATATTGATTAGTAGAATTAAGGCTTACATCATTGACAACTCCCGTCCTATTACTAATGAGATATCTGTCGTTTTGAGTTATTGGTATCGATTCGTATATCTCTCCATTAACATAAACATCAATATACAATCCAGAAAGTAAGAAATTATCAGAATCTGTATAAGAACAAGCTATATCTGAAGTTTGAATAAATATAGCAGACAAGCAAAATCTATTATTGGAATCTGGAGGATTGGTATTGAAAGATTTTAGTTCTTTTCCGTTATCTTGGCCTTTAAATAAGAACGCGTCACTAGAATTTGTCTTTACAGAATAAGCGCTTGTTGCAGTATTTAAAGTAGCATAATTATAACCAATTGTCCAAATAAAACTGCCTGGACCTTCTGGGAAAAGCTCTGGATAACCAAAAGAGTCATATTTTATTTTTTTATTGCCTAAATTATCTAGCTTTATTGATCCATTAGGATTCAATTCGTATTTTGGCCTAGAATAATTAGGAGCTAAAAGAAACTGCTTAGAGAAAAACTTCTCAAAGTCAAATCCATGAGTGATTACATTTTTTCCCTTGATTGTGTGCCTCGCTCTCTGGTCTTCTGTGCCTCTAAAAAAGCTTAGATAATAAAATATAGCCTGCTCTATTTGATCTTTAGAAGCGTTCTTTTTTCTGAATATCCCGCCCTTGCCTTCTTGATCTGGAACATAGCTTGGAGCGTATCTTCCAGTGGAAACGGCCTCTGTGACATATCTTAGATGCCTTCTTGCAGCAGAGCATATTCCAAGAGATGCTAGTTCTAGGGTTTTAGTTCCTAGTGCTCCTCCTTTATTCAAATATTTGAAGTTAGCCTCGAAAGCTAAACAGCCTCTTTGTATTTCTGAATCGCTCCATACTATATTTAAATTTGGATCGCCACTAATTTTAGATGGCATATTTTTAGGCAACGCTAATTCCAAACCAGATAAACGAATTGGCTCCGACCAGTATCCATGAACGCCATCTTTTGTATCGTCCTTAGTCCCGTTCGCTTGAGTGACTCTAGAAGCTCTCCCGAATATCCAAGCCATGAATGGATTAGCGACATTAGCCCCTTGAGCTTCTCCAGCTTGAGCCTCTGGCCAACCAAATTTTCCATATGTCATCTTTGGCTCTAGATTAGCATAGAATTTAAACCACTCATCTTGAGCCGGATAATTACTGTCTTGAGGATTTCTCAATCCTCTGAACATCGAAAAAGCGTAGTAAAATATTCTCCAAGAGCAGTCTCCTAGTCCAGAAAGAATCTTTTCATTAAATGCTTCAGCTAAAAGATTATGATGTTCGTAATCAGTTTGTTGATTAATTTTTACTTTTTTGGCTAGAGGAAGAGATGGCATAAATTAACTCCACACTCCAATCCCACCGCCTCCACCGGATTGAGACTTTAAAGTTCTAGCTGCCATATTAGCATCTCTATAAACTAAGAAATTCACGCCAGAATTATTTTTTATTGGCCCAGCTCTTAGCTGCACAGGCGTTCCATTTATAGTTGGTATTTGTCTAGCTTTAATTACAGTCTGATTATTATTTACAGACTCTACAGATACGGAAACGCGCAATCTTTCTCCATATTCGTAGTTGCTGGATAGATTTCCTTTCTGGCCTTTGAATGTTGCTGGCATTTTCACTGGCGTGAAACGTAATGTCTTTCTAAAATTTTTTGTTGTTGTATTAGCAGTAGCAGCAAAAAGAGTATTTAGATTATCAGGGATATTCTGGCACAATATAAATCCATCGTTATAATTTATAAAATCGTTCTCGAATAGAGCCGCTGCCTGAGCTCCAATTTGAGAAATTACTACTTGCTTGAGAGCAGCATTAACCTTCAGGCCAGTGGCTGTATTCGCGTTAGAACCATTCCATGTTGCTATGAAAGGGTATGCGTCGTTAGATACTAGCGTTGATTTTCTCATTTATTTATTTTACTCCTGTTATGTGCTTTTCTATAATATTATTATCTATTCCACTCAGTGTTAGTTTAGCCACAAGAATTTCATTATCGAATTTTGTATCATAGACAACTTGCACTGTTATTGAAGATGTGTCGGTTATAAAAACATTATTTTTCACATAACCAGCAGACCCAGATGTGAAAGAATTATCTCTATAGCTTACTAAATTATCATTTATTCCTGTTCTTAAGTCGAAAAATCCTGTGACGCTCTTTGTGTAAAAAGATGTTTCAGCGATTCCACTGGCTATATTTGGATTAAAATTATTTAATATTCCCGTGCCTCCAGAAAAAATTACTGTAGGGGTAGAATTGTATCCTGATCCAAAATATGTCATATTGACATCAACTACAGAATCATAAGTCAGGCTATCTACGCCCAATATAGCTTGCCCAGAAGCAGCAATTGATGCGCCGCCTCCGCTAAATATTACTGTTGGTGCTGCAAGATAGCCATTGCCACCGCTGGCGATGACAACATCGCTGACCATTCCCATGTAACCAGTTACTCCTGAGTAATAAGTTAATGATATATTAATTGGCAATCCAGTTGGAACAAGCTCTTCTCTATTTGTTTCGTATCCATAGTTTAAAATTAAAGAGCCTACTTTAGATACTCCACTTGTAAATGTTGCTTGAGTAATTGAGTCTAAAGTATTTGTTCCTTCCTCTACTTCAAAAATATAATTTAAAAATGGAACATCTACTCCAGTAATTGTTAATTCATTATCGTAATCTCCTGCGCTTGTATTTAAAGTATAATTAGATATTAATCCTCCAAGAGATGGATAGTTTTGCTGTATTAAAATTTGTTGGCTGCTTGAAGCTTTTACCAATCCAGTAGGTATGCTATAAAAAGAAAATGGAGATTCGGAATCAAAGTACCCAGAGAATATCTTGACTCCGCTTGGAGAATTAGATGAAAGAGTGCCAGTTATATAAGATCCAGTTATAAAGGTCTGATCTGTAGATAAAGAAAGTGACGGTTTATCCGATCTGATTTCTATTGAAGCATCTAATACGCATCCAGATAAATTTACAAAAAATCTTTCGGCATAAAAGTCTTCTTTAGCGCCAGATCTTACTATTTCATCTGAATTAATTGAATAATTATAAGCTGTGCCTGAAAAATTAGTATTAATATTTACTTGAGTATCTGGCAAATAAGAACCGCAATACCTGCTTTCGTGATCGAAAATTTTGCCGCTCGCAAAAGAGACTTTGTAAACTTTGCTTTGCCCACTAAATCCTATGTCGCAAACTCCAGTGCATGTATCAAAAGACAAACCAAGATCCGTAGAAAAACGGTTTTCTCTTAAAACGCTTCTAAATGTATTTCCTGAAATAATCATTAGCTTAAGAAGTTTGTATTAACAAGTTTTATGTTTGGTCTATTTTTATACACTAGTGTTTGGAAATTGGTCGCTCTAGGAGGATTACTTTGGAAAGAGCATTGTATACTTAATCCATTTTCTGCTAATGCTATACTTAGTTTAGTCAAACCATTTTCGATAGAAAGCATTGATTTTAAATCATCGCTTATACTTGAGCAAAATAAATCAGCAGAATAGCTAACATTTGGCTGCAATAAAGACAAAGCTTTATAATCATAATAAGATTTTAGCTTATCATGGAATGAATTGAATGTATCAAACTCATATTTTGGTTGAGTTTCTTGAGAATAGCCTTGGAAATTCATTACCACTGGAGTTCCATCTCCGAACTCAGAACCAATTGTTTGATTCGTGGCAAAACTTGGCGTTGTTGCATCTGCGTAAAGCTCTCTCACGTTTGGAGTTATATTGTTAACATCTAGCTCCAAAGAGAATCCATCATTATTTAAGATTTTATTTATATCATCTTTATCCTCTAAACCGCCTCTAATAAAATTTCTGAACGGAATAAAAGTTTGAGAATTGCTTTTGCTTTTAAGCGTTGTTATGTAATCAACTTGAGAAGGTAAAGTTATGTATTCCATTTCCTGCCTCTTGGAAACTGATGTCCATTGAGTAGGTGTTGGGTATCTCGCGCTTTGAACTCTTATTGTATTTATAGATGGAGATTCCAAAGCCAACATTCCATTATTTGCTTGTAATGTCTTGCTGACGTGAGCCAATAAAAATGCCTGGCTTGGCATTGATCTTATAATTTGAATTCTCTGGCATTTATTTGGATCTGGTCCAAGGCCTTTTAAAATAGCGGCATTATTACGTTCTATTTTACTTTGCTCTTGAGGAAGAACGCATACAGAATAAAAAATTGTTTTATTACAGTCTTTTTTTCCAACTTCCAGAGAATTTATATTACCTTCATATATTATTCTTTGTAATTCAGAGCATCTCTCCGCTATAGAATTTTGATACTCGATTGGATTGGTAAATACTTGAGAAGGGAAGAAGTTGAACTGAAATATCTGGCCCACTTTTTCTACGTTCGCTGCTAAAGTAGAAGGAGAGCTTATATTTTTATAACCTAATAATACTCCGAAAGAATAATTCCCGAGAGGCAAATTAGTTACATCTATTGGTAGGGCTGCTTGCAATACTCCCAATGAAACAGGAGAAAGCTCTTTGAAAATTGGCGCATAAGCCTCTGCTAAATTTATTCTTATCAATTGAGAGCTAGACGCCAAAGGATCAGAGGTAGAACCTATAGAATAATCTAAATACTCTAATCCTCTTACTAATTCTTGGAAAATTCCATAAGCCGCATCTGATCTAGCAGTATAAAATCTAACTTGTTTTAGTCTGCTAAGATCTATAAGATATTTCTGATAAGATTCAGTTGCTTTAGAGCATATATTCTCTGCATTATTCTTTAACGCGTTAAACTCTGAAAAAGCTTTAAAATAACTTTCTGTGCCATTAAATAAACTTGCTATGCTTTGTATTAAGAATCTGGCATCTTGAAAAATTGGTAACTTGTATAACTCATTTGTAAAAACTTTTTGTGTTGCTGGTGATGTTTCTACCGTATATTGCATCAAAACATCTTCGTTTCCAGCTACTCCATCCATCACGCTTTGTACGTCTGTCCAATAATGTTTACCTATAAAATCAGCTATATAAGACTCGATTGCTAAAACGCTATTGGCTAAAGATTCGTTGTAGAACCCCAAGTTCATATCAACTAATATATTTCCAGCGTCATCAAAAATTAATTCGCTTTGCAATTCCAAAGCTCTAGTTACCGCTTCATATGCTATTAAGCTATTATTATCTAAGTAAGCTAACGTAGAAGAGTTTTTAGATCCTCCTAAAGGAAGAAAACCCAGAGCCTGATAAGCTCCTATGCTATAGTTATATATCTCTCTTAGCTTTGGAGAAAACTTTCCAAGTATAGCAGATATAACGACCTGATCATAGGTTCTTGTCGAGCCACAAAAATCGTAAGCAGGAGGGCTGGCAGCGGGATTACCAAATAATTGAGGAAACAAAGAATAAAGTTTTATATTTCTTAAAGGTCTTTCGCCTAATGTCCGCGAGTATTCTATAGTTTGTTCTTTAGCGTCTTTAAAGTATAAAGAAGAGTATAGCTTTAAATTCTTTTTGCTCAAATCATAATCGAATTCTTGAGATCTTATTACAAAGTTAGAGGAATCTGAGCTTTCTAAATTTTCAATTTCGAGTTTTGTTTGCAGTACATTTTCCTTAGATACAGAGTCTGAAAGATCTATTCCTTTTATTCTTACTTCATTGTATAAAGAAGTCGTGTTGTCTGTGAAATCAACAACATAAGAATAAGAATACTCATCGCACCATTGAGCTAAAACATTTTTAAGAGTTCCAGAGTATTTTCTTTTTATTTGTCCGGAAGATTTATCCTTTAAAGAATCTGGATTGACTGTCTGCCCAGAGCTTCCGCTACTGCCAGCCGCGCCAGCAGTTATAGCAGCTTTAGCGTCTGACGGCATGATCTTTATACCAAGAGCCTTCATCGCTTTTATCAAAGAATCGAATGAATAATAAACTTCTGAAGCCTTGCAAATGCTGTCTTTAAAATCCTCTTCTCCCAACAAAATAATAGCTCCATAGCCATTATTGATTTGCTTTAAAGGATCTGATGATTTTACTATAATATAGTTGGATCTAGCCGCACCAGTAGATACATCATATACGATTTGAGTATTTTCAGAATCTACATTTAATTTCTTAGCCAATTTAGATTCGGCGAAGTGAAGCTTTTGTATAAAATTAGTTTTTGTGACGGCTCCAGCTTTTGATCCGTTTACTGATGGGCAATTTAGTCTTATTTGATCTACTACAGCATCTATCTCTGATCTTTCATCTATAGCGACCTCAACTCCCAATACTCCAACGTATATTTTGTCAAGAACGAAAGCATTATCTTTAAATACAACGGTCAAAACCTTTTCATTGTTTCTTTTAGAAAGAGAGTAAGATGAAATTTTGAAATTCTTTAATTGATAAGTCTTCTTTCCTTCGCCATCTACAATTGTGATATTGTAGCTAGTTGTAGCTCCCATGTACCTATCTTCTATATTGAAATCTTTGTCTATGATTTGCTGAGAAATCGTATTAGAAGTGCCTTGGAATACTTGGCTTAAATTACTAATCTGAGCTTTAGAAGTGGTTTGAGTATTCTTCGAGGAGTTAAGATTATTTAAAAAAGCTATATCTTTCTTTCTTTGCTCTTGAACTGAGGATGCATTTTTTGCCTCTTTTATTGTTTTGTTTAGAGCTAAGTTTAACGTTAAAGTGCTTGGATTTCCATCAAATCCTACATCCAAAGACAAGGAATACACATATCCATTGAATAACCTGTTTCCCAAGTTAATTGTTTGCCCAGAAGAAAACTGAGTCCTTGTGATATTTATACTGCTGTTATTCTTTACTTGGGCCATAATCCTTTAAATCAATTACACGTTAAAATAACCTGTGTCATTATTATATATAACTTCAGAGAATGGCTCCAAAGAAAAGGTTGTATACCTTAAGCTTGAGTCGGCCAGTTTTTCATAGTCTAGCCCTTTTATTTGTCTCAAACCATTAACCCATACCTGCTCATCGAAAAGAGGCAAGCTAGTATCAAAATTATTAGAATTATTGCCTGTATATCTGGTTCTATTTACTTCGTGTTTTGGTAATAAGATCAAATCTCCATCTATAAGATTCGTAGTATAAACAGTAATCGCACCAGTTACTGCGGCATAATCTATTCCTGAAATTAATTTATTTCCATTTAAGTATAAATCTCTGTGATTTACATAATTATAGTTTAAAACTTTTGTAGTGTTTGTTATGTCTTGCGTTGATATGCCGGTAAGAGATCCAGATCCAGAAATCAAGTCATAAATAGCAAAATCATTTACATCATAGAAACTACTAGAATCTATAAAGCCTCCTGATATTGTAAAGTCACCATCTCTATCTCCGGTTATCCCAGTAACATAAGTGCAGGCTAACCCATTGACATACAAATTAACAGCCTCTCCAGAGCCAGTATTTAATATAGCATATCTAGCATCAGATATAGAAAACTGAGGAGTCAAATTAATATCTTCCGAATTTCTACCTGAGAAACTATAGACTTCTTTATTAGAACTATCAAAATCAGCCAAAAGCAAAATTTTAGAATTACCAAATGGCACCGAATATCCATAATCAATCAATCCGCTAGGAGGTCTATACACTGTTATCTCTGAAGACCCAGTGGTTGCCCCTGTAAGTTCCACTAGTTGATACTCATATAAATATCCTGTCACACCAGAATAATAATATCCAGTAACAGAAGAACCATTTGAAGTCGTAGTCGATCCTGAAGCTTGAACATATCCAGTTATTCCTGTGCCAACTATAACATTTTGATACTCTACGCCTGTAACAGATAAAAATGTTTCTATCTGCGTCTCATACGCGCCTGTAGCGTAGCCTGAGCAATAAAAAGCCTTTGCAAAAGTGTTTCTTTCTGCAAAATCTAAACCTAGATTGAACATCATGAAACTGTCAATATATCCGCTGAAATTTTTGTAGTTTACCCCAGAAACCCCTAATCCACCTACAAAGAAATTATTAGAATTAGAAAAATCTGTTATATCAAATTGCACATTAAGCGACTTCTTATTTAAAGTATCATCAAATTGATGTGTTGATAATTGAATAGAGGAGTCTATTTTAGAGACGGACACTACGTTTTTATTATCTAATTCTTGACCAAGAGTATATATCCTTTTGCCGTCTGTTGGTGTATTGTGCTCACAAAATAGTCTATTGCATCCATTGATTCCTATCGAGAAACCAGAAGTAGAAGACACATCAGTCTGAGATGAAATAAGAATTTTGCTATCTACAAAATTTCCTGTGTCTAAATTTTTGAAAACAATAAATGCCGCCCAATCTGGGCTGTCAAATTCTCCAAGTATTTTTAATTTGTTTTGTCCATTGAAATGTCCGCTAACAATTGACTGGTTTACATTGCCACCACCGACTTTATCGTTGTATGTTAGAGCTGGATTTGCATCTGTATAAATTTTCGATCCTGAATATTGATAATTAACTCCAGATTGATTATTAAATATTACATAATTAGAATACCCAGCAGAATCAGTTACTCCAGTGTATGACGGATTTCGGAAATCGTAGTCTATTGAAATAGCAGATATATCACAAAATATTGTCTCTAGGAATCCTGATTTTATGGTTTCGTTCATGATTTTATTATGCTTCTATTTGCGGCTTGAGCTGGATCTAAAGCAAAAGAAAATACTGAATTTGCTGATACTATAGATCCATATTTATTTGATGTTAGTTCATTAGAGGTCGAAGAGCTAAAATTGCTATTAGATATAGAAACAGCAGAAGACTCTTCTTGCATAGTATCCAAAGAAGGTCTATTTTTTGCTTCTAGCAATGGCTTGAGAAAATACTCTTTAAATGAAGATAAAAGAGAATCTTTATTTGTAAGCAGAGTAGACTCTGAAGTATTTGGCTTAGATACTGATAAATTTATTCCAGCTTTTTCTCTTTTCAGCACATTCATGTCTACGGCGATGTGTCTTAAAGAGTTATTGCATGAAAAACCATATGTAAATATGGTGTTCGCAGGAGTATATTCTATTGAATAATCTGAAGTAGAAAGACCAAGGAATCTATCTTTATTATCATAAGTGACAGTTAAAGAAACAGTTCCCAATAATGGATTTGCTTCTACTTGCACAGAAACTGGCTGAGAATTCAAAGTGAATTTTGGAGAGCTGGAATAATATGCGCTGTAATAGTCATTTACTAGAGTATATAATCTAGGGGCAGATGGGCTAGTTCCAGCAGTAAAAAGCTCGGTCACATAATCTAAAGACTTAGCGTATTTATTTGAAACTGAACCTCTGCATTTTACCTCTCCTCTAACTTCTAATGTATCTATCGATGACAAGTCATCTATATTATGAGATATTGTAGCGTCTAGATAACATCCATTGAAAACTATTTGATCATTAGCAGAGCTATAAAACTCTAAATTATCATAAGAAATATTAAAGCCAACTTTTCTAGCTTTACGATCTTCATTTATTGAAACCTCGATAGGATCTTCGCAAAATTTAAATCCATTTGGAGAACCATACTTTCCTGATATTACAGCGTATGGATTCAAACCGGAAAGCTGATTTATCAAACCAGAAATCAAAGCGTCACCAGTCGCGCCTGTAATTCCTGCCTTTATTTCTCCCTGAATAGATGCTGTAACAAAATCATCTCCAGCTCCAGAAGTTAATGAAGTGGAGTAAGATACTAAATTGTAATTATTGAAGGAGTAATTTTGCGCCGATTCTGAATCTCCTGTTATTGTTTTGAATCTGTAGCTCTCTTCTATTGAGTATGTTAGGTTTAGTCTATCTAGATTCTCGGATATGCTAACTAACACTGGAGTAAATGATCCAGAGTTATCTATGCTAGTGGCTAATGGCAAAGTTAAAACTCTCGAAACGCCTGTCCTAGAAGCTACATAAGATTTTACGTTATCTATTGCATCATCTATTGTATTTATTACAAATCCTCTAGCCGAGACAGAGTGCGTTATAGTTCCCACGCCATCGCTGCCGGGAGTAATATTTATTTCATCTTTTGGATCTAATATTCCATAATTCCCAGAAAAAAATCCAGTTAATCCAGAAGGATAAGAAATCAACTCAACTGAGTAATTTACTACTTTATTATATGGAGCATTGTCGAATGAAACTCCCTGCACTGAACAACCAGAAAAAGCAGCCACTTCACCTGTGACTACGGTATCGTCAGCGCCTTCTAAAACTTTTAAAACTTTATATGAAGAAGAAAAAATATCTACCAAGCCTGTCTGAGCTGTATACAAATCATCGAAAGAATTCCCAGTAATCACTCCATTCAAAACTATCCTTTGAGAAATTCCCCATCTGTCGCCATAAGTAATTACATCATCACTTAATGATATATAAGGAGTTGGACCAGTCCCCGAAACTGGAATTCTCTTATTGTTATATTTGATGATTACATCTGACATATTAAACGTTTCCTGTGTTAGATAGTTTCTCTTTCTTGGCTAAGAACTTATATTCTATAGATGCTTTTAAATTGTAGTTATTATCTATAGATAAATTTAAATTGTCCATGAAAAAGGTAAGGTCGCCGACTTTAAAACCAAAGTTTTCGTTGTATATCTTAGAAAAAGCCTTGATACCATATTGATATTGTGGGTAAGTAATACCAAATAGATATCCAGTGTTTTTATGAAGCATGTTAGTAGAGAATAAATCTTTTATCTTGCCGAATACTGTTGATGGATTGGTATTAGATCCATTTACAGAGTATAATTGATTTCTATCTATCTTCATGTCTATGCTTATAGACTTTACACCCTCTGTTAATTGAGTTGTCTGATAAATTGTTTCTTGCATTCTATCGATCTTTTTAGTTCTATCGTTCCAAGATCCAGGAATGCTGGCATTTGAAAATCTATTTACAGGAAGATTTGTATTTTCTGAAATAGTCAACTGTCTTATCAAACCAGAACTATTTAAGGTAGGAGAATTAGAATATGTTTTTGAGTATGTAGTTTCTACGCCAAACTTTAAGTGACTTATGGAAGTGGTTGTCTTGATCCCTGCGAATGTTCCGCTTCCTGCTACAGCAGCGTAATATGGATTTATTTTTGTCAAGTCATCTGCGCCAGAGTTAGCGTCAATAATAGATTTGATCGTTGATAAATTTGAGCTGAATGATTTATTTTTATTAGTATAGAATTTTATTGATCCATTTATAGTAGAGTTATATATTCCTTGAGCATCTCTGCCTAGTGAGATAGAATAAGTATGAATGGTAGTAGCATCAGAGTAAGCTGCATTAGTTGTAAATCGTATTTCATAGCCTATTTCTGGTTGAGTTTCTGTTAGATCTTTTGTTATTGATACTGGATTTGATTTTAATGTATCCAAAGCATTATACTTTGGAAGCACTTTAGCAAATCTAGAATAATCAGCAGAGAAATATCTATTAAAGACATTATTGCATCTAGTATATGCAGAAGATATATTAGAATTAAGCTTTGCTATAGCATTTGCTCTTGCTGCGGCAAAACTAGAGCCTTTGCCTTTTATTCTTCCTTTTTCTACTACCTCTATGAGGCCGTCAGAGTTGAAAATGATGTCTGTTAGTAATGTTTCTGTTGTGTTTGTGCCGTTATCAGAAAATACAGTATATTGCTTAGAGTATGAGAAATTAAAATTAATCAGATCAACATTCTGATCAATCAAAGAAGATCCATAATCTGTATTACTTATCTGAAAGTTTGTAGAACTGTAAAAAGATCTAATGCCGGATAAAGAATCTAATCCCTGAGCAAAAAATGTATTTGCTATATTTCTGGCATCTGTTACTACTGACGTGTCTGATGCCTTGTCTATATTGTCGTAGCCAAAAGATATTCTGTGCGAGGCTAGGAAATTTCCATCATCTTGTAGAGTAAAGGAAAACGATTCATTAAAGTCTTTTAACTTGTACCATATGTTTGTTAAACTACCTACTGCTGCTGGCAAATTGGCTGAAGCAAAAGTATTAGATGAGTCATCTTTTATTACTTCTAGCGTTATTGTAAACTTAGTAAACCTTACAGAATTCTCATCAAAATTTACTGAAGTTGGAAAAGAATAACTTAAAAATCTAGCCTTACCATAAGACTTGTCATTGAGGAATATCTCAACAAAATCTGTAGAACTTTCTAGTAGTAATTTTACTTGTCTGAAATGCTCACTTATTGGAACACTTGATTCTCTATTAGAAAAATAACCATCAAAAGAAATATTCTCTTTTCTTCTATAGTCAAATGCGCCCACCTTCTCATTCCTTACGGAATAATTTAATAGCGTGGCTATGGCAAAACTTATTGGGTTCGTGCCAAATTTTATTACTGTTTCAGAGGTAAAGGCCATATTTTATTATATATTTTATCTCTTGAAATTCAAGGCTGCTGGTCCTAGTTTCTTTAGTTCAGGAATCTTATCAAACAATATGCTGATAATTCCTTGCATAGCCTCATCAGGAGCATTTTGTATGGATGCTCTTCCGTCTATATTGATGACATTAGAGTTAGAAACGGAACTTGAAGAAGGTCCATCAGGGAAAGCTGATGTTATTCCATTTCTTAGAGCTTCTGTTATGGCATTTGTAAAGTCTCCAGCGGCGAAGTTTGGAATGTATCCCCCAGAGTAGCTACCCATAGAAGATCTTGCGCTAGTGGCTCTCATTCTAGAGTAAACGTCTCCAGAAGACATCATGCTATTGCTCATTGCAGCAAAATTAGGAATCGCTCCTTGAGCAGCGGCTTGTTTGCGAGCTCTTTCCTCTTCTATGGTTTCTGCTGATACTCCTCTGGCGACAGCTTCTCTCAAAACATCGTCTGAGAAACCTGTACGAGCTTGAGATTGCATGCTCTTAAACTCCAATGTCGTTGGAGCTTCAGTAGCAGCGAATTTGTTTCTAGCTTCTTTATAAGTATTGAATGATCTAGCAAATTCTGGATCAGCAAAATCTGTAGACCTAAATGATCCGAGACCATTCTTGCCTTCTTGACCCAATAAGAAATTTACCCTGTCTTGAGTAGTTAGATAACCAGCGGACTCAGCGTTTTTATCAAAAGACTCAAGGAAAGATCTTCTTAGAGATGAGCTTCTAGCGTCTTCTTCAGCGGTGGATTGTTTATTTAATCTGGCTGTTTCAGCCGCCCCCGCTCCAGCAGCTCTAGCAGCTATTTCTGCTCTAGTCGCTTCGCTTTCTTTATCTAAATTTCCTCTTAATGTGACTATATCTTGCTCGTCTTTTCTTTCTTGGGCTGCTTTTGCTCTAGCCAAGCCGCTCTCAAAAGAAAGAGCAGGATTGCCAGAGGCTCTGTTATATCTATTGGCCTCATTCAAGAGCTGCATCTTTCTATATATTATTTGATCAGAATCATAAGCTTCTCTAGAAGACATCTCTCTAAGATTTCTCTTTCCAGCTTGTCTAGCCATTGATGTCGCAGACCCTGAAAAAAGATTTCCCATCGCTTCTCCAAGCCCGATTTTTTCTTCTATTATGTTTCCTAACTTGTAACCGCCTACGCCAGCAGCTAAAACCAAACCTGCTCCTCCAGCCGCAGCACCGACTGTACCGCCTAATAAACTACCGAAGCTTAGAGCTGATGAAACGCCAGAGAGAGCTGCTTTTCCATAATTTCCAGCTTGTATATTCGCGTATGCATCATAAGCCTCTGCCACTCCTCCTAATATACCAAGACCTTTTAAGCCTATGCCTGCGGAAGATTTTACTTTTCCTAAAATTCCAGAAGTTTTTGGAGTTACAATAGAAGCAGAAGGAGTCGATGGCTTTTTAGAAAGAATATTTTTAACTTCTTCGGAAGTGTATTCTTTGAAATTACTTGGAGCATTTTCTCTTGCCCTTCTAGCTATTTCAGTCAAATCAATTCTGCCAGCTTTTGTTGAAGATCTCGCGTCAAATCTTTTAGCAATTTCTGAAATATTTACTCTTTGTCCCTTTTTAGCATTTTCAGCAGCTTGAGCGACTTGCTTCAGACTCTGCTCTCTTTGAGCTTGTCTAAGAGGTTCTGTTTTTTGAAAATATCTATTTGCAGCAGCTTGCCTTTCGTTCTCCGCTGCTATTTTGAAATTTTCTTCATTACCGACTAGAAACGCATCTAAATAAGAGCCAGTACCAGCAGAAGCAGCTCTGTAGTTAGACAATCTTAAAGATGGAGAAGTAATTCCGCTTTTTGATTGCAAGCTCAAAGGCCCTGATGCGACTCGCACATTAGGAACAAAAGCCTGGCCCTTAAAAGTTCCTTGACCTCTAGGCAATAGACCTAATGGAGATACATTTTTGCCAGAAAAAAGTGGAGTAGGAAATTGACCTTTTGGCAAAATATTTAATCCACGAGACGCTGCGCTAGGTTGTAATTCTGAAGCTTTTTGAGCCAAAAATACTCTTTGATATTCAGCCATTTGAGCCGCGCCAGCTCTTTGGCTTGATTCGAATGCGCCTCTTCTAATTCTAGCTTGCTCTTCTGGAGTCAAAGCGAGCATTTGTTGCAGTCCTGGTTTTGCTAACAAACTAGAGAATCCAGATGGAGATCCTTGCGCTAATTGAGCCTTTTTTGCTGCTTTAGCTAATTTCCCCTGCTCTATTTTCTCCATTAAATCGCTCTGAGATTTTGATAAAAATCTTCCAGTTTTAGGATCTCTTTTAGGCAGTGATTTTTGTGGTTTGGCTGTAGGATTTACGTTGCCAATGCTTGGCTTGGAGCCATATGGATAAGTCTCATTGACCAATCTTTCTGGGTAGAAAGGCATTGTTTTTTGAGATACTCCTAGTATGGGGGCTGGAGGAGAAGGAACAACTGGTTTAGGAGCATCCGCTCTTGGGCCATATATTCTTTCTAGTAATTCTTCCATTCTAGATTTAGCGAAATTAGGAACAAATCCACTAGATCTCATCCCCAAACTTCTCAAACCATTCTTTTCGTCTATACTATTTGTTACTCCAAAGCCTTGAGGATTAGAGCTGGTAACTAAATCTGGGCTTCTCTCTAGATTAATAGAAGCCATAGCAAAATTAGGAACTCCTATTATTCCTCTTCTACCTAAAGCCATCTTTTCTCTAGTTACTGCATCGTTAATTGGATTAGCAAAATTTTGCACTACAGGAGTAGTTGCTGTATTACCTGAAGAGCCAATTGAGTTAATTTTTTCAGTAGTAACATTTACTATACTTGCTATTATTCCTTTATCTCCAAAAGTAGTTTTTAAGCTTTCTTGGAAAGACTTAGCTAATTGATTTCCTTCTGTTGTGAATTGATCTGTAATTTTTTGTTTTAATGGGACAAAGAAATCTTCTACTGTTTTAAGGGCAGCGTCTTCTGCTCTTGATTGTCTAGCAGATTGGACATTGAATCTCTCATACTCTCCCATTGCGTTTTTAATTTCTTCAGGAACCTCTGGGCCTCCGAATAAAGCGCTGGCCTTTAATCCAGCAGATTCCATAAGATAGCCTTGATCAAAAGCCTTTGATCTTAATAAACCTGAAGTTTGCCCGAGACCCATCATTTGAGCCATGCCAGCTCTCTTGAGTAGATCGCGTTGCATATCCATAGCGTTTATGCCAGTAAGCTCTCTCTTTACGGCTTGTATATCCATTGGCTCTTTTCCGCCTTTAGTTTGCAAAAGACCAGGATATTTTTGTATTGTATCAGTCAAGAAATCAACTGCTCCTCCGACTTGAGTTCTTCTAGAGCCTAACAATCCACCTAATTGATAAGTCAATGGTCCGCGAATTCCAGCAGCCATTGCCTCGTTCCTCATTTGAGGATTAATAGAAGTTCTAATGTCTCCGCCGAATGCCAACTTCTCTTGTAGAGCCAAGAATTTAAGTTGTATATTTTTAGTCTCATTAGCTATGATTGTAGCTTTTTCTACCGATCTAGCTTGTTGAGAATTGAAGCCAATCAACTTATCTAATCCTTCTATCTGTTTCTCGCTAAGGCCTGGTAGAGATTTTAAAGTCTCTAATTCTTTAGCAGCAGCTTTTCCTGGGGCATCAATATTTCTTAATCTGCTTTCTACTTCAGAAGGCAATCCTTTGGCGAATTCTTTGTCAGAAAGTTGAGCCAATAGAGAATTTTGAAAAGAAACAGCAGCATCAGTTCTCTTGATTGCTAACGCAGCATCAGAAGAAGCAGATAGCCCCGCTCTCTTGCTGAATGTTCCAGCGAATGAAGCGAGTTCTGGCAATTGCTCTTGCAAAGCTTTTCTTATTTCTCCTCTTACTTCTTTTGCATCAGCTACTCTTTGTTGCTGTACGGCTAATGGCCTAGACAGAGCAGTAATGTCTCTTTCTTGTCTTGTTGAAAGTTCGCTTAATTTTTGAGTTACCTTTAAGGCGTCTATAAACGCTTTCTTTAAATCATCAGTCTTAAATACATTAGAAAGCTCCTCTACATTTAAACCTCCTGCTTTAAGAACATCTCCAAAATTAGCTGTTGTAGCCTTAGATAGATCTTGCTTTAAGATATTTTCATTTCCAGCATTTATTATGGAAGCGAAAAAGTCTCCGATTTCTTTTGGGGCTTCTTTCCCAGAAATTGCTCCTCTTGCAGAAAACTTTAAGGCTTGCTCTCTTATTGATTGTTGTCTTTGGCTTTCCTTGGTGTTTTCCTCAAGGATATTTATCTTGCCCTCAATGCTTTGCTCTGAGGCTAACTTTGAAACAAGCTCTGGATTTTTTAGGCTTACTTTATTTATTAAGTCTTCTCTAATTTTTGCTAGTTTAGTTATTTGCTTAGGATCTGCTTTTGGATCTCTATAAGCGGCGTCTAGTTTAGCTAAAGTATTAGAAAGCTCTAAAGTATTTTCAGTTAAATCTTGATATGTCTTTCTGGAGCGGTCTAGAGCCTCTTCGTATCTTTTTTCATTTATTCTTCTTCTAACATCATCCCCAGCTTGAGACCCTACGCCAATTCCATATGCTACTTGGCCCAAACCGCTTGCGATTGAGAATCCTTTTTGCAGGCTAGATCCTTTGCCGAATATTCCTCTGCCTATATTTTTTAAACCATAAGCAGTAGGCACACCTCCAGTGGTAAGTGCAGAAGCTTCAGCCGAAATTTTTTCTGCCTCAGCTAATTGGTCTACAATGCTTGATAGAAAGCTTCCTTGTAGAACTTCTAAGCTGGCAGATATTGGATTCCCAAAAGTGCCGCGCTTGAATTGAGCAAAGCGCTTTAATAAAGATCTAGGAATAGCAAAATTTGGAACATCTTGTAACCCACGAGGCTCGTCTCTTTTATTTGTTACTGCAAGAGGATTTCCTTTGCCATCAAAATGAGCCATGATTTGAGAGGCAGGCAATCCACTCATTGTTTTTTCTCTGCTTATGGCATTAGACAGACCAGCAAAGTTAGGAATATAACCACCAGCAGCTCTTGGTATCGTAATTAAACTATCTGGTGATAATTTAGAAACACCCATTGCCGAAGCTGTCTTAAAAAATTGTTTTCTAGCTTTTCCTTTGGCGGGGACAGAAAGCAAAAACTCTAAATTCTCTAAGCTAATCTTATCTGGATTATCGTAGAAAAACTTAAGGATTCCTCTGTTGAGATCTTGGCCTTTAGCAGCTTTTGTATTCATTCGCTGGCCAATCCAAGTGGCAGCTTGCACCCCTAAGCCACTAACTCCAGCTTTAGCGCCGACATTTCTAAAGGCTTGAGAAACCTTATCGTATTGCTCTCTATTCATAGAGGGAGCATTTTTTACATTAAAAGATTTTCCTAACGCATCCCCTTGAGCTCTATAATCGACAGTGACATCTGTGCTGCCGAAAGGATCTAACATGTTATTTAGGAATGCTTTTCTCTTATTTCCTGTAAGCTTTTCTAAACCAACAAGTAAATTTGCAGCCTTAGTTCTATTGGCTCCATAAGTTTGGGCCTTTACTGATCCTATTTCTCTTTCATCTAAGAAAATTGGAGAAGCTATTGTTGATAGTTTCTTTTGAGTATAAAGATTGTATCTTAAAGCATCTAAAGCATTTCTTTCTAATGGATTAGCAGGAGAAAGAGCCGACATTACATTAGCAAATTTTTCTGGAGAAGAGCCAGAAGCCTTAGAGAACACTTTTATTAGATTATTATAATCTTCATAAGCTCTGGCGAAATATCTTTGATTCTCAGGGCTTAGCTTTTCAAAATTTCTACCAATATTCGCTTCCATTTTAGCGGAAGAAATGCTTGGAAATTTATATCTATCTTTTTTAGCAAAATTAGGAATGCGACCACCAGCGAAATTTGTAACTATATTCTGCAAGTCAAAACTTCCATCAATAATACTATTTCTTAAAAGCTTTGAGTCACCTTTATATTGCTTGGAGGCAAATTCTGAAACTATAGAAAAAATATTTTTGCCGCTTAACTCAGTGGAAGTATTATTTAAACCATTATCAAGATTTACTGACAATGAAGTGCCTTTGGAAGAGCCTTTTTGTCTATAAATTAATTGTGGATATGCAACTTTTAATACCTCTTCTATTCCATATTTACCAGCTTTAGCTAAAGATGCGTCAGAAATATCAAGGACATCATTGGCTTGAGATGACAATACATCGCTTTTTACTGGAAGACCTATTCTCTTAGCTGTTTTGCCGAGCCTTTCAAACATTTGCCAACCTTGACCTTTTTGCTCGCTTTTAGAAAAGACTAAGTTAATAGCTTTTTTATCTTTAGTTAATGCGTATCTAAGATAACTATAAGTTTCTGGATCTACGATTTTTCTATCTCTAGTATACCAAGTTTTTAGAGAATCAAAAGCAAAATTTGGCACATATCCCTTAGACATTCTAGGGATGTCATTAAATTTTCTATAATTAGGAATAATAGCTGTCTCTCCGGTTCCCGCATAATTAGGAATTACTTTTTCTTGATCGTTGACCATGACTGGTCCGGTTTTGCCTTTTATGGTGGCTTGGACCATTCTCGCTTTTGGATTTTTAGCACCCATTCTTCTAGCAGTATTTTCTTCTAGCGCAGCTAAACCTACTGAAGAACTAAGGTCTGGAACATATCCATCAGCAAATATTCTTCCAAAGAAACCTTTTTTAGAAGCGTTTTGCGCTGTTGTTACTGTAGAAGTCACTCTGCCCGTTATCCTAGATTGAGTCAGGAGATTTCTATTTTGCTCCTGTATCAATCTCAAGACTTCTGTCTCTGCGTCTACCAAACTCATCTTGCCTGATCTTACATCTGCAATAATTCCGGGGCTTTGTCTTAATGTATCATTAATTCTTTTTTGTATTTGCAACTCTTTTTCAGAGGTGAACATGTCTGTGCTAAATCTACCTAATTCTTTAGCAGAAGCGCTTACATATTTAAACATTTTTGCAGCAAGCAATCCGCCAGTCGCAGCTAAAAGAGGACCGCCGCCCATAACTAGTCCTCTACCAAGCGCAGAAGCCGCTCCTTTAGCAATAGCAGCGCCCATTTCTTCTCCGACGCTATTTGGATCTACTATTTTTAATAAAGCCTCAGAAGCAGCGCTTCCTAATTTTACTATTGGCTCTAATAAAGACTGACCTAAAGCTGCGGCAGCTTGTTGAGCAGAAGTTTTAGTTTGCTCTAATAAAGCAGATAAGCTTTTATTTAACTCTTCATTCTTTTTCTTAGCTTCATCTGTGGCTGCGCTAGAAATTTTTAAAGCATTTGCATAAATACTATTAGAACTGGAAAGATCTTTAATTAAAGCATTAACTTGGTTGATTTGATAGATACCACCAACTAGTTCTGCTGTTCTTGCTTTCTCTGCTTGGCTTAAGTTCTTTGTAGCGTCAGAATAGTTCTTTAATATGCTTATGCCATCTAATAAAAATCCATTTTGATCTTTGATAGCTACGCCAAGCTGCTCTAATTGGCTTAGAACTTCTGGTCTTTGCAAACGAGTGAAAATCGTCTTTAAGGCGTTACCAATTACAGCGCCACCACGACCTGTGATTTGCTGCGCGGCAGTAACTGTAGCGATCAATTTGTCGATGCTAATACCGCTTTCCTCGGCAGAACTACCTACACGGGTAAGAGCTTCGTTCAACTGAGCAGAGCTTACAGCAAATCTTGTATCAACAGCAATTAATTTATTTGTTATCTCTGATGCTGTTAGAGCTTCTTTGCTAAAGCTATTAAGAGCTGTGGTTATACCATTTACAGCTTGAGAATAACTAATACCAGATATTCTTGCTAGTGTTAGAGCACTCTCTGTTCTTTTTAATATTTCGTTAGCAGATAAACCTTGTCTTGCGAATTCTTTTGCCGCTTCTGAGGCTGCTTCAAAAGGAACTGCTGCGTTTTTAGCTACTTTAAATAGAGATTGAGAGAAGCCTTCTAGTTCTTTTCTTGATTGCCCTAAATAGGTATTTAATTCTACTAATTGCTTGTCTACTTCTAGTGTAGCCTTAGCTCCTTCTCTAATTGCTTGAGAAACTTTATATATTGCTCCAGCAGTTAATCCGAATGCCGTTACGCGAGCGGTAGCAGCCTCCAAAGACTTTCTAAATTCTGTAGCATCCCCAGTAATTCTTCCAAGAGGTTGGGCAAATTTAGCAGAACCAATCGCTCTTGCAAAATTATTGAAAGACGCTTGCGCAGGAGCGGTATTTAAAAGTAGATTGGCTTGAACGTTAGTAGGCATAACCTTATTCCTTAATTAGATTACACTATAATCCATGCATTTTGATAAAATCTTCCTTGGTGAGCTTTCCGCCATTTTTAGCAGCTATTTCATTCAAAGTGACAGCTTTTCCGCCAGCCATCTTCTCCAGCTCTTCTCTTGTAGCTCCAACATAACCAACGCCGCTAGAGTTTCCTGATGCGCTCGCTGTTCTAGCAGAGCTTTCAATAGATTCGTACCATTCTACCATTTTATCTGGATCAGAAGTAACATCAGAAGGAGGATTGCTTTGAGCTTGGCTCTCAATAAGAGACTTGAAATACCTTGCTTGAGAAAACAAGTTGACTTGTAATATAGTCAAATCTTTAATATATTTACCAAAGAAGTTATATGGGCTATTATCACACAAAGAAAAAAGACTCATAAAAAAAGAAGAGGCGCAAATTCTTTTTATTTTTTCAATATCGAACCTAGTGTAAAAGCGAGACAATATTTCTACAAGATCTGACAAATCTCTATCTGATAAAGCATCGAAATCTTCTAGTGTAAAAAACTTTTCTTGCAGATCCTTATCTTTAAAAAACGAAAGATAAATAATCAACTCATTAAGCTTCTTACCGGTATAATCTTCAGCGCAAAATCCTAGCATATCTGATCTTTCATTCTCCAAATCAGAAAGAGACTTTTTAAGGGCTTTGATTTTATTCTTAGCGTCGTTTATTTGTTTTTTAATTATTAGATTTCTTATCAACATCTCTGTGTCGGAAATCTGTTTTGAAATTTGGGCTATTTCTTTTTCTTTTTCATTGGACCAGAGTTGATTCCTTATTAAAAAAGTTAACTTCTCTTCTTTTATTTCTAGTCCTTTACTTAATGCCTCTTTGTGGAAAGCTCTTCTATGAGAGTCGAGATCTCCATTCTCTAGCTCTGTAAAATGCTTAATAAAAATAGGCTTCTCTAAGTATTTATCCTCAGAAAAGCCTACTGCTATCTCTTTATATAAGCCTTTGTAAAAGCTTACTTTTTCATAAAGATCGCTCACGCTTCATTATCCGATCAAGTCTTCTTTAGGAACTCCAGAGTTTAATTGTCCGATAAGGAAACCACCCTTTTCTACAACACCACTCAAGAACTCGTCTCCTGACTCTTCTATCTGCGCAAGCCTTTGGACCTTTTGATCAAATGAGCCATCTCCGAAAAGACAAGTCTGAGACCCTTCCTCTCCTTGATAAAGCAAATTCAAAACAAACCACAAATTCAAAGCATCTGACGCTCTCTTCTCTGCTGTATTATCAAACAAAGAATTCTGCACGTTCTCATAATCAAAAATCTTTTGGCGCAAAACCTGATACTCAGTATTTAGAGTTTCATTCTTTAGATCTTTCTCTGCTTGGCTAAGGGTAGAGTCTTGCTTGATTTTTTCTAGCTCGATTTCAATTCCTATAGCTTTGGAATAGTTGTCGGCGTGGATCTTCTTCTCGTCTTCAGAAGCTAGAATGCCATCCTGCTGAAATTTGCGCAAAAGATAATTCTTAGTAACAAGACCAAGTTTAATTCCTTCTGATACCTTTACTGAATAAAATACGCTCGCCTCGTCTTGGATCTTGCGATTTGGCTTTAGAATATAGAACTTATGGGGAACCTTCTTCTCGACTTCCTTAGTGATCTGGATCTCTTCTCCAGCTTCGTTAACTTCGGTAGTTGTTTCCTTTACCTTTTGAGCCTTTTCGACTTCAAAACTATGTAGCCATTTTTCTTTCATATTTTATTTTAGAGAAATATTTATAGACTTGAAGCTTGTATCAATGTTTCTAATTGCGTCATTGCCAGCGTCTAAGATCTTTTTCCTTATGTAATTATATTTATCAGAATTGAAATAATCAATATTTTTAGCGAAATCCTCAGAAGAGTTTTCTGCTACTTTTTTAAGCATATTTTCGTGGTCATGCTTTAGATCATCAACCATCTCGAAATACTTCTTATAGAGAGAAGTGATGTTTCTGCTGTATTGAAATTTTATATACTCTTTGAGTTTTTCGTCGTCCATATTCCTTGTTTGTATTATATGTAAATAATAGAAAATATAAAACAAAAAACCCCCGCCGATTAAGGCGAGGGTTAATTTAATCTTTTTTAGATTAGTCTGCTCTGAAGTGCAATCCAGAATTCTTACCGATTTGAGCGGAAAGTTCTATAGTCACAGTCTCATTTGGTCCAATTGAAGAAGTGAAATTTTGAGAGTCCATCTTAGCTCCTTTTAGCATTACATAAGCTGTGTGAGCAGTAGCTCCTTGATAACCTACCAACTTGAGTTCGCAATAGTATTTATTGCTGTCGCCATTTGTGGTCATCAATGTGTACAACTTGTTAGCCGCTGTGGCTCCGACAATGGCATTGACGCTCATTGTGCAATTAATTGGGAAAGTGATTTCTCTAGCGAAAGCGAAAGCCTTACCGAGTTTTCTGATTGGCTCACGACCGATTGTCATAGCAACTGAAGCGCTTTGAATCTTTAAGTCAGACTCATTCAATCCAAACATTGGGCTATTATCAGAATTAGTGGCGCCCAAGGTCAAAGTGATATCTCCTGGTCTTACCGCTGAGACTTCTGTGTTAGAATCGAATAATCCAGCTCCATCTGGAAGAGTTACTGCTGAAGAAGTTTGATCAGCGCCATCAACTACAGCAGGATTTCCGATATTATAATTTCCAGTAGAAAAAACAATATTTTGAGCTTCTAGAGCGCAGCTTACGGTTGGAATCGCTCCTACTGCCGCTTCCAAAGACCAAGAAGTCATGAAGGCGTTACCGATACCAATTATGCCATCAACTGTACCTGCTGACATATTGGTTGAATCGTTAGCATCAATACCAGCATCGCTTACTAGAACATAAACATTCTTTTGATCATAATCGCTTCCACTCGAAATAATATAATCCAACATGTGATCTGAAGCTGTAGATGTTCCAGTGACAGCATTAGTTCTAAATCCTAAATGCCCTTCATTGAATCCTGTTGGCTCGAAGTAGTAGGACATGTCTACTGTAACAGTAGGCTCTTGTAGAATCAACCTATCAATAGCGGCCAACTCACCGTATTGGTTAATATCTTGGCGAGTGACTGAAAAGTTATAATTGCAACTTTGTACTCTGCGCAAACTATGGCTGGCAGCAGTAACAGTTGTCTCTCCCGTAGGAGCAGCAAATAAAGCTTGGCTTTGGTAAATTACACGATTTCTTGATGTTGTACTCATGTGGTTTCCTTATATGTTCTAATTTGATTTACACTCAATCAATAAAGTATAGAAATTATTTTAATAAGCATGTGGCGCTCTTACTACTTCTAGATCAAAATCAACAAAAGCTGCCACAATATCTGGATTCAAGTTTTTAAATTCTGCTGAGCTTGATGTCTTTACTTGAGATACTGATACGCTTGACATGTAAACATTATCGCCTGTTGCTATACCTGTATAATTATAAGAAGTACCAGTATAAGAACTCATAGCGTTAAGATGCAAATCATTGTTGCTAACTGTTCTGAAAAAGTCATGCGCTGAGTCTCTTAAAATCCCACAAGCAGCATCTAAGTTATACATTGAATTAGACATAACTAATGCCCTGAAGTAACAAGTAGTCATATCTGTACCGCCAAATCCAAATGGCTCATTTTGAGAATTTACCAATCTTAAGAATATAGCTGGATAAGTTATCTCATTAACAGCCAAGCCAGTAAATGTTTGGGGCTTTCTGTTCTTTGGCTCCATTTTTGTAGAAAATAGCAAATAGTCTTCAGCTTTGTCTGTTAAATAAACATTGAAGTCTTTTATTGCGTAGTTTCCACTTATTGTACTATTATTTTTATTACTTGAGAATATTACTTGTCCATCGTAATGATTTATGGCAACTAAACCGCTTTGTCCCGGCACAATGAAATTATTATCTAAGTATATTCCTGTTAATTGATTGGCCCCAACTATTGAAGCGTCACTAACTATTTGCTTGTAAGGAGCGGCATATGTATAATAACCATTATAGGCTCCAGAAACTGGATAAAATTTAGAACTAACATTAGTATAGCCCTCTCCTCTTTCTAGTATAGTGTGATCTACATATAGCAAAAAGCTACTAGTTAAAGTATTTTGGAAGTTGGCTTTCATTTTATTATTCTATATTATTAGTAAAGTTTTTCTTAAAGTTTTCAACGATTTTAGTTATGTAAGGCTTAGTTCTGAAGCCTAATGGTCTATTGCTTGGACCTTCTGTTATCGGTCCTTTCAATTGCAAACCTCTTTCCGAGCGTCCTCTTGGGTAATCAGCGTAGTAAGAAACGCCAGAGATGCCTCTTTCTATTCCTTTGACCCAGTTTCTGCCGCCGTTCCATCCTTGGAATTGCGCTGCGTCATCGAAGTCATTCAAGTCAGGAACTTCAAAGTTTATTTTTAATACCTTAGCTCTAGCGCCAGTAGCAAATTGTCCTTTTCTATTTCTTGGGTAATTTATTGACAAGTTTGTGCCTTTAAATTTTAGCTTTGATCTTAAAGCTAATCTCACTGGCGATATAGGATTAAAACCAGATTCAAAACCAATAAAACCAAATAAATCTCCATAACCACCCAACGTCATGCTGACATTCCCACCTTCTGGATTCAACAATTCTGCTGTCACTGGATGAGAATCAAATTCTGCCAGAGCCACTTCTTTTTGAGCATTAAATTGTTTTTTTACTGACTCTTCTATTTGATCTTGTACGTCTGGATTAGAAAGCATGTCAGCAATTATGTCTCCCTTTATTTGGATATTAGCGAGCTGCATTATCTTTCCCTTTCCAAATAATAAGTAAAATACTCTGAAGTTATATAAGGTCTTGGAGATTGCGAAGTAACAAACTTATACATCAAATCATTGATAGAAACATATAAAGTTTTGCCATTATTTTGGATGAAGTCATTAGCATCAGATTTGACTTTCATTTCCAGCTCTCCTTTATCTATTCTATTTTCTGATTCCTCTAGTCTTTCTTGAGTTTGCTTTTTAGAAGAAGTAACAAGAGCTTGATACACTCCAGTAACTGGAATATAATTAATGTTGTCTATGTCTGATCTCTCATTATAGCCATACATTCTTGGCTGGTTGATGTTAATGACTTCTATTTTCGCTTCTTTGTAAATGACAACATCCTGCTTGAAAGTATCAAACAGGTCTGTCATTCCTTTTTCAAAACTAGCTTTTTGCGTGGCAGACAATAAAGAAGCCATGCTTTTTATTACACTCTACAGAAGGAGAATAGCCTATCAAATTGGAATAATGACATCCAAATGAGCAACACTGCTTAGAACTTCTCCAGCAGTATTGTATACTTTAACTGCATAATCTCCGGCTTGATTCTCTTGTACATTTACAAGATTATACCCTGGCCATATGGCTCCAGAGATTTCAGATCCATTAAAAGTCCATTGATAAGATGGAGATGGATATCCTGTCGCCATCACATTAAATATAAACGAAGATCCAGTGGTGGCTTCTCCTCCTACTGGTTGATTTAATATTACTGGAACGACTGGAGGAGCAACGGAAATTTGGCATCCAGAACTTGTAACTGATCCTAGAGAATTAGATATTACAACATCATAAAGACCAGCTTGATCGACTTGGATATTTGTAATTTCTAGACCTTCTCCAGTAACTCCAGCTAGATCAACAGAATCTTTTCTCCATTGATAATTTAGAGGTTGGCCAGCAGCCATTAATGATACATAAATATTTTGACCAGACCACAAAGAAATGCCAGATTGAGGCTGTATTGTAATAGATGGAGCAATTACTGGAAACACATCAGTAGGCCAAGGATTAGGAGGAGTGACAATTGGGGGATTGATTTGATTTATGATTTCTTGGACAGCTTTTTCTTCAAATTTTTCTTTATCTCCAGAAGGCATTGCTGAGTAAACCCAACTAAAAACTTGAGTTTCTTCAAGATCAATATATGGCGTAAATGGCCCCGGCGAAGAAGGGACACTGGTTACTCCATAAGTTCTTCCGTAGTATGGACCGCCGCTTGGACCATTGTAGTAAGACAAGCAATCCCAGTGGACATTAAATACATAATCAGTTGCTCCGCTGAATTCAGGGTAGCAGTCCATTTGGTTGATTTTCCACTTTAGTTGCATGTCTGGGCTCATATATTTATATATAACTAGTTTACACTTTAAATTCTAAATTTATCACTGCAAGTCATAATCCGAATCTTCTTTTTGTCGCGTTATAGTTCTGAAATACTTCAGCATCAGTTAGCATCTTATTATAACAAAGCACACTGCTAATGTAGCCATTAGTTACAGTGCCAGCATAACCGCTACCTATTCTTATAGCGCCTGACGCAACAAGCGCAACGTTACTTCTTGATGTATAAAGTGATGTCCATGCAGATCCATTTTTGCTATAAAATCCAGTTCTAGCAGCGGCAGTTTTACCAGTTGACATTTTTATACCAACCATGTTCCAAGCGTTTACTGTACTAGCAGCAGTGCTTGCGTAATCATAAGCTGGTGAGTATCTACTATAATAGCTAAAATCATTGGCTACTTCCCAAGTTACAGCAATTTCTTGTTCGTATGAAGCGTAACTTGTGCCTGCTTTTTCAAATATTGTGGTTCTTCCCGCCGTGCTTTCACAATAAAACCACATAATAATTGTACAATCTCCTCCTAAATCTACCAAATTAAAGTTTGTTCCGCATTCCCAATAACCAGAACCGTTAAAATCAAAACATGGAGATCCACCTATTGTTGTAAATGGGGTTTGAGTTGCTCCTTGAGAGTTGAATGTAAGATTTTGAACCATGTCTTTCCAAATAGTTCCTGATCCACTATAACTATTTCTATCAGCAGCATCCAGCGCTAATACTAATCCATTTCTAACTATGTTTGGTCCTCTATATATTGCCATATGTTATAATTATAATCCAAATCTTGATTTAGTAGCGTTGTAGTTTTGCAATACTTCAGTTGCGGTTAATGCTCTGTTGTATATCATAACAGATGATATGTTACCATTCCAAATTTCACCACCATTGTCATATCCTGATATTCTTCCTATGCCACTTGTACTTATACTTGTGGTATAAGCTGTGGTTGCTAACAAAACACCATTTAAATACAATTTGATATTTGATTTATCATATGTGCCACATATGTTATTATATTGTGTTGTTGATAGATTGGAGGTGGATGTTGCTTGTTGAACACCATTAATACCAAAATAGTAATTATAAGGAGATGGGCCTAAAGAAAAATAAACGCCTGTTATTGATTGTGTGCCAGCCGTTACTGTAACAAATATTTTTTTATAAACTTCGGTTACATTTGTTTTAATCCAGCAATTTACAGTTATAGCATCGGCAGAAATAAAATTGGATGCGTTACCCAACTGAACGTTATCATCGGTGCCATCAAATACTATGCTTCCTCCGTTGCTACTATTAAATGTTGGTCCGTTAGTTAATGTGCCATTATAAGAATTACCACTCAAATCTCTCCAAGAGGTTCCGCTGCCAATATAACTATTTCTATCAGCCGCATCAAGCGCTAATACTAATCCTTCTTCATTTATACTTGGTCCTAGTGATGCTGCCATAATATTATAATCCAAACCTTGATTTAGCTGCTCTATAAATTTGCTGCAACTCTGCTTCTGATAAATGTCTATTATAATAATAGAAATTAGAAATTCTGCCCCATTCTTGACCAAAATCAGTTGGAGTAGATGTTCCATTATGAAATGCGCCTATGCAAGCAGTTCCTCTAGTTAATGCTGCGTTAACATTAGTTAGAGTACCAGATGAAGTGGATAAATTACCATCATAATAAAATTGATAATATGGACTTGTAGAAGAAAGCTTCCAAACATAAAAATGAAATTGAGTAGTATAATTTGATAATGTATTTACATCAAATCCAGTATCCAAAAATCCAGCCCCATCATTATCATACATTCCTAATGATATTCCATCGGTTGCCGAAATAATTATTTGATGATCTCCACTAATACTCCTCCATAATGTTTTCCAATTTCCATTAGCTGGTTTAATAGTAGAATACATACATATTGTAATATTTGAATATACAGGTAAATCAGTTAGATTTCCTCCCGGCAAATATTTAGCAATGCCATTTTCAAAATTCATACAACGAACATTACTATGCGTTGTGAATACGCTAGGATGGCTTAAAGTAAGATTATAATTATTACCGCTTAAATCTTTCCATTGGATTGGAGATCTACTTACCAATTCTGCTATGCTTGGTTGCTTTCCATCTATTAAATCTACTCTTGGATCATAAAATTGTAATCTTGTAGTAGAATCGCCGCAGTAATAATGATATGTTCTATGAATTCCTTGAGTAGAATTGCTTGACCATTTTAGATCTCCAGTGCCTATGTTGCATCCATTAACGTCTCCTTGCTTAGTTGGATTATTTGCAAAATAATAGCCAGTGTCAGGATGTCGTCCAGTGTAAGAAGTACTAAATGGATATACATGTCCAACATATAAATACCAAACATCTTGAGTTAATCCACCAGTGCCGATGCAACTCCAATAAGCATTTCCTTCTACTGCGCTATTATCCATTCTTCTTGATCCGTCACCATTAGCGTACATACCAAGATAAAATGTGCCGCCAGATGTAGAACTAGTTCTTTTAACCCAAACGCTGAATCTATATAATTTTGTGTTATCTATATTGAACCAATCTGTATTCCATCCACCATCATCATTTCCATTTCCTGAAGGAAAACTTCCCCAAATTATTCCTGTATGACCCCAAGGGTTTGCGGCGGCAAATCTTTCATTTTCTGTTGAAGGGTTTCCATTTTGATTGTAATTAGTTACCCCTCCAGTCCCGACTGTCCAATTATTCATATTTATTAATGAATTAGGCAAACAGCTATTCCTGTCTGAAGCGTCTAAAGCAAGAACGAGTCCATTAGTTACTATTTTGGGGCCGTATTGCATTTGTTATTATTTTTACACTTTATAATCCAAATCTACCTTTTGTAGCGTTGTAATTTTGTAAAACTTGAGCGGCAGATAATGAAGTGTTATATAGTCTTAAACTTCCCATAGTGCCAGTGAATCTTTCTCCTGTAGTCGCTGGATTAGATGCTATTTGAGGAGCAGAAGCAGATAATGTTGCACTGGATGTAGCATTAGTAGTAGAAACTACTCCATTTACATAAACTATATATTGATTTGATGCGTTTCGTATGCCAACTACATGATACCAAGTATTTTGCGATACAGCAGTTTGATGTGTTGTCGTTGTTCTTACTCCTACCGCATTAAAATCAGTTAGAGCAAATCCAGATCCATTTGGATAATATAAAGCAATAAATCCAGCGACATTAGATGATTGCGATGCATAAATAACATTATTAGTTACTGCTGCTGTAGAAAATACCCAAGCTTCTATTGCGAATTGCCCAGTTCCAAATGCAAGTCCACTTGTAGGCAATGTGCCATACTTAGCATTTGAATCAAAGATAATTCCACCATTGTTAGTAGAAGTATAAGATGGAGATCCTATCAAAGTTCCATTGTAACTATTTCCACTAACATCATACCAAACCGTACCTGCTCCAGCATAACTATATATATTACCAGCATCAAGATTTAAGACTAGTCCATTAGTTGCAATATAATTTATAAATCTAGTCTTTTGAGCTTCATAATTTTGCAATACTTCGTTAACAGATAAAGCTTTATTATACATTCTAACAATAGCGATATTTCCCGGCCAATATAAACTAGCAGACTCAGTACTTCTTCCTATATTTAAATTAATACTTGCATTAGATACGGAGCCTGTAGGAGCAGCAGCAGACGAAACTAATACACCATTTTTATACGTTCTCATCGTTGAGCCTCTTTGGACGACTCCAACGACATGAAACCATTCTCCTAAAGAATAAGTTGCAGCACTAATAATAGTTCTCGCTGCCCCCGGATTTACACCAAAATTAATTCCGCCATCGCTTCCAAAAAAAGCATAACCTGCTGATCCTGCCACATCAGATTCTGCACCTTTACCTAATACTCTTAAATTTGTAGTTGCATTTGTGTTTCTTGTCATCCACATTTCAATTGTAAAATCTCCATTTCCAAAATTAACAGAACTTGGGTTTCCGATATTAATATAGTCATTGCTGCCATCAAATTTTAATGACCCTTTATTGTAATAATCAAAAGCTGGCATATTAGCTGTTGTGCCGTCTCCTAATAGTCCATTATCATCAAATCCACTCAAATCAACTATACTTCTATCAGTATTAGATATACCCCATTTTTGTCCAAGATATGTGTTTATTTGTTTAACTTCTGTAGGCGAAAGTCCACGATTAAAAATAATAACTTCACAATTAATTCCATTAAAAAATCTTCCAAAAGACTCTGTACCTCCTCCCCAAGCTCCTATTGTCCAGCCTTTGTCGTCTTCTATCCATGTTGCACTTGGAGAAGATGATGGCGTTACAGAAGTTCCATTTAGTCCACCAGTTATAGTTGTAGAATCTTTAGTGATCCATACAGAATTTGTAGTATCATTACTATAAGATGTGGCTGGTATAAAACCAGCATTAGAACACCCAGATGTTTGAAACCCCCAATAATATTGATTATTAGTAACATTTCTTTCTATTTGAAATCCTGCTCCCAAAGCATTAGATCCGCAGTGATAATTATCTAAAATAGAAGAGTAAGCTCCAGTTTCTCCAGCGGTCCTCCAAGCTACAAAAACAGATCCACCAGTGGTATTGTTAATTATTTTACTATTGTATCTTAAATATTGACTAGATGCGGCAGTAAATTGAATTGCTTTTCTACTATTTACAACTGCGCTTCTTGATGGCTGATTACCAGCAGTGGCTTGAAAAAAATGTCTATTGTTTCCACTTTTATCTCTCCATTGACTAACACTTGTACCTGAACTATAACTAAAAGTTGAATCATCAGATGCATCTAACCATAACGCCAATCCGCCTTTGACTGGCAAATCTGTTGTTGGATATGATTTATTTTGTGATGGATCTAAACACATCACTAAAGAGTCAGTAACTATTTTTGGGCTATATTGTAGCATTTTATTCCTTTATAATTATAATCCGAATCTTGTTTTTGTTGCTTCGTAATTTTGAACAACTTCTGATGCAGTTAACGCTCTAGTATAAAATCTAGCAATAGCTATATTTCCATTTGTATTTCCCGCGCCATTATATCTTCCGATTTCAAAAACCGCAGATTCACTTGTATGAGATGTTAATGCAGTTGGACCAGCGTACACAATTCCATTTCTATATAAAATTCCTTGAGAACCATTATAAACTCCTACAAAATGATACCAAACACCTGTAGCTAAATCATTTGCTCCAGTTATAGCCTGTCCGCCACTATTGACCTCCCATCTCATTCCAACTCCGCTTCCTTTCCATAAATTTATAAAATTACTATTATTATAAGTAAATAATCCTTGGTTTCCTGATAATGAAGTATACTTCACTAAACACTCCATTGAAAATGTAGTAAATGATAAAGCAATATTGCTAGTAGTAACGTATTGCGTAGATCCATCAAATAAAATATTTCCTTTATTAGATACATTAGATGTAGGACTATTTGTTAATGTTCCATTGCGTCCATTGCCACTTAAATCATACCACAACCCTATATTACTTGTTGCGCTGAATGTACTATTTCCAGTATCAACATTTGTTATTTCTACTTTTGGATTTCTATAATAAATTGTACCAGAGTCGGCTAATCTTGCAGATCCACATGCACCGGGATACAAATACATATTCATATTTCCACTAGTACTTATAATAGCACTTGTAAAACTCCTGCGTTGCCAAACATTTTGCAATGAATTCGGCGCAGTGGTATTTCCACTGGCAACACCTTCAAAATTAGCAAGATAATTTGTAATTGGATAAGTCGTTGCTCCAGTAACTAAATAATCAAAACTAAATGTAGCATAAGTCCCTGCAACTATTGGTGCAGAATTTCCATGATAATGACACCCCAGCACTCCTAAAGCATAACTATATACAACATCATTTGGCCTTACAGTATAACCGCCAATTACAGTTCCAGATGCAACTCTTTGAAAAGTTCCTGTGCCTTGAAGAGGGAAAGTAACATTTTCAGTGACGGTTCCACTTCCTAAAGATTGAAATCTATTAGTAGAGTAGCTTTTGCCATTACCAGCGTCTAAATTTAAAACCAATCCACTCCTAACTATTTGCGGCCCATTATTTACTGTACTCATATTTTATACACCATAAGTTTTACGGGTTGCATTGAAATTTTGCAATACTTCTGCGGCAGTTAATGCGCGATTATAAGCTCTTGCGCTAGAGACAATGCTATTACTAGCGTAATCCACACTCGCTGCGCCAATATAATATGCAGAAGTGTATTGTCTTAATTGCTTTGTCAAAGTATTACTATCTACTAGCGATCCATTTATATATAATTGTCTAGTTGCAGTTTCCACATTAGCAACGTATACTCCATGATACCAAGTATTCAATGAAAGAGTAGTCCCCAACGCCGCATTTGTATTGTCAAAATACCAAGTAATTACATAAATAACATTAGAAGAAGATTTTAAATGAGTGAATCCTTCATGAAATCCTGATCTACCAAAAAAATAACCATCATATAATCCAGCAGGAGTTCCTAATAATTTAAACCACACTTCATAAGTATGAGTATTATTACTTAAAGAATCTAAAGTAGAATTAGATACAGGAGTAATATATGGTCCTGCTGTATTTCCATTAAAATAATATCCACCACTGTCAAACAAAACATTAGCTCCGTTTAAATCAATATTATAATTATTTCCACTTATATCTAATAAACCACCACCAGCAGCCACAGTATTAGCAGATCTATTAGAGCCAATAACAAATGGCGTACAATACGTTTTATATTCATATTGCATTCCTGTAACATACATTGATTTATAAGGCAAAGATGGAGTATAAGATGTTTGAACATCCAAACCAACCGCTCCAACCCAGCCGCCCGTTCTGCCGCCTATATTAGCCCCAACACGATACCATCCTAGCCAACCAGATACTCTTGTTACAAAAGCATTTGTCACTGAAGCCCCAGTAGATACAACCGTGCCAGTTACTAAATTAAATATTGCAGTGCTGCCAGAATCTCCTAACATTCCAATGGCAAAATTAGTAATACTTCCATTGACTGGATACACATAACAAGAGATGCTATGCCCTCCAGTTTCTCCCCCTCCGAAACGACTCAAATGATGATATCCAGCAGTTCCAGATTCTGTTAATAATGTTGCTCCAGTTCCTATTGGAGTTTGTAATGCAGCATTATAAGATTTAGTAAATCTAGTAGGATCGCTCGTCCATTCAGTGCTGTAACCGGCATATGAAAGTCCAGAAAAATCAGTAGTATTTGATACTATATTTGTAGTCGCTTCTCCCCTAAAGCTTTTTGCAAATTCACGGTTATAATATAACTGCAAATCTTTCTTTACTAATCCTCTATTGGCATGCTGAACGGACATACATATACTTACACCTTAAAAAAACTTAAGGCTTAATAATATGTGGCGCGAAAAGATTCTCTGTCGCGGGCGCTTGCGCGGGCTCCTGCGCGGGCGCGGGAAGAACGGCTTTTAATTTATTTTCGATCTTCTTCGTCAAAACCAAACCAGCCTCAGCGGCAGCAACGCCTCTGGCTCTTACTGCAATGTCAATAATCTCTAGCATAACCTGAGCTTCATTAATCGTGTAGTCTACTGAAATTGTTTTATCCATATTGCTTATATTATATAAAATTAAAAAAGAATCACAAAAATTTTTCTACATGTTGTTTATAACTTTCTTGGAAGTTTCCTCTGTAATCAAAATATTTATTTTCTATGTTAGAGAATCCATCTTTTTGGGCACAGAGTAAATCAGCCG